TGCTATATCAAGATAAATAAATCGGAATAATAACTTCTAATAAAGTAACCAATATTCCCCCAATTATAACAAGGGCAGACTATATGAGAATTGTAACTATAAGTATGGAACTGGGATTCGAAAATCTAGATGATAGAATAGACTTTAATAACAAAGAATCCATAGCAGACTTTCTTAATGAGATGTTATATGGAGATGTTGAGTTCTTTGGTGAATTCGGGCCTGAGAATATTGTAAGTATACAAACAATTGACGATTAAACACTCGCCGTAAGTCCTTGCCACCAAAGGGTTTAGGACGAACGCGGCCCGCCCGCCGTGTCGTAAGTCCTTATCTAGCAACAACTTACGTCAAAAAGAAATTTCTAATGCTGACCCCTTGACACTGCCGATACATATGGTATCATGGTAGAAAAGGAGAGAGTCATGGTTGCGATGAATGAAGATGTTGCCGACACGGTTCTCGCGGTTCAGTGCCGTTTGTGTGCGGCAGAGCATGTCATTTTCATAAAGCTCCACGATTATATTGAGTGGAAAAATGGGGCTGGTTTTATCCAAGACCTTATGCCCTACCTTTCCGACAGTGATCGTGAACTTTTGATCAGTGGCACCTGCGGTTCATGTTTTGATTCAATGTTTCCCTCTTGACAAGCCGATAACGTATAGTATACTGTTGACACGTAGTTTGATTTCCCACTAGGAGTTTTAGAGATGAGCGATTACAACAAGTTGACGATTGGTTCCGATGTTGCCGAAGGTTCGTTTGTTCGTACCCTTCAGGGTGCAACTGGCACGGGTTTCCAAGAGGGAACGCATGTCCACAAGGATTGGTGGGCGAAGACCAAGACTTTCGAACAGGTAAAGCAGGACACGCAGACCGCGATTGATAACCGTGAGGATGTTCTCACTGAAATCAAGAATATTTGCTGCACCAACGAGGGTGATGATTTTTATTTCAAGCTGGCAGACGGTCGCAAGTTTCGCCCGACTGACCATGCCCTTGAGCAGTTCAGCACCCGCGTGGGCGTTACGTCCTCTTCGTTCCTTCGTGAGATGAGGAACATTGAAGGCTTCGATGGTAACGATAGCAACACGATGGCAATCGTTGGCAACAACGCTATGCGTCGAATCGATCCCGATAAGAAGTTCCGACTCCGTACCTATACGGATGGAACGTGTCGTGCGTTCGTGACTGAGCAGTACGCTCCGGTCGATAACCGCTGGTATCTGGACGTTCTTGGGGAATTCATTCCCGGTGGACGGTTCAGCCACTGGCGTGGCGATGAGGATACCATCTATGGTAACGTCCTCATCCCCGATACCATCATGGACTATGGTGCGGATGATAGCGACTACGGTGGTATGATCAGCGTGGGCAACTGTGAGATCGGCACTCGCCGCATCACGCAAACGCCCAGTTTGTTTCGTGCCATCTGCATGAATGGCTGCATCTGGGGTCAGACGAAGGGTGAGAAGATTCGCCGCGTTCACCGTGGCAATATCGACCTCGACGCTCTGAAGCTGGAAATCGCCATGAATATCCAGCACCAGATTCCCTTGCTTGCTCCTAGCATCAAGAAGTTTCTGGAGACTCGCACGATGGAACTTGGCAAGACTTCTGCCAAGGCTGTTATCGCCAGCGTGGCTTCAGATAACAAACTCAGCAAGAAGGAAGCAACGGAGTTCCTTGAGCAGTACCTGACCTATGAGGCAGAGCAGAGCAGTCTGTTCGGAATCATCAACGGTCTGACCCGTGCTGGTCAAGTGTTCACCAATAAGGAATGGGTGCGATTCGATGAGATCGCGGGCAACCTTGCCCAGATCGATGGTGATCGCTGGAAGAGCATCCTGCGTCGTGCGGATACGTTTACGGATAAGGATTACGAGAAGGTCTTCGCACTGACCGCTTGATATCGTAGTGGGAGGGGAAAGGGGCTGGCAGGCCATAATCAATAAATTTTCCTGCCAGTTCCCTACCCTTCCAATAATCTTGGGAAGCTGGGACTCGCCATAAGTCCGTTGCCCGTAAGGGTTTACGGCTGGCGGGGCCGCGCCCATTTGTCATAAGTTATTTATTTTCAATATGTTACGTCAAGTCTAATAGTGAGTAGACGTAAGTCCTTTCTTCTCAAGTACTTGTGTCGAGTGTGTCGATATGGTATGATGGGTAGTGGAATGGTTGGAATGTGGGTAATATAGATAACACAGGTAATCTAGGCTACATGTTAAAATAGGTAGTCTGGGTAATCTGGGCGGTCTAGGTAGGCTAGGCAAGTGGGGTTGTCTCTCCCAAAATAAACCGGTCAACTGATTGCAATACAGTCAGCGAAAATAATCAAAAGGAGAAATTATGATGGCAAAAGTAAGTGGATTTGTAGCAAAGGAAGTTAGTAAGGATTGGAATCAGTCTGATAGTATATGCACTCTCTTGTTCCAACAGGTAGAGAAGCCCTCTAACTTTAAGATGTGTAAGGCTATTAACGTATACGATAACAAGTACCGCATTAATGTATATACTCACGAAGTAATCAACGATATACAAAGTCAACGCATTAGCCAATCTTATTTTGCCAAACTGGCAGGCGACGGATCATCATTAGAGATTCTTCTGAAGCCCGAACCCGTTGATCCTAAAAAGAAGAAGTGAGGTTTGTCTTATCTAATATATAAAGATCGCTACAATGCTGATAGTCAGCGAGGTATAGCCCTTGACACAATACATACGTTGTGGTAGACTACAGTACGTACTTCCCAAATTAACAAGATCTGGCCTGTGCTGGTAGTCAGCGACATTGCCTTTTTACATATACATATAGGATACATATAAATGAAACTGAAACGCGGACAAAAGCTTTGTAAGGGATGTAATAAGATTAACGGTGCTAGGGCGCACGCTTGTAAGCATTGTAATCATGAGTTCGTGCCTGCATCTATAACTAAGAAGAATAAGTTTAAAACTAAGCGCCCCAAGAAGTTTGAGGATATAGATTGGCATGATCTAGTTGATGGAGACACTATTAAAGTTATCGGGCGATCTGGTAATTATTATGTGAATGATATTGGTGAGAGACAGTATATGAGTGATGCGGGAGTATATACAGTCAAGCAAAAGGATAAGAATGGACTCGTAGTTTATAGTCATCATGGCGGTTACGGGTATATCTATATGGGGCCAGAGGTTCAATCTGATCTCATAGATAATATGTATCGTAGCCCACACAAGATCGTAAAGGTCAATTTACCTGTTCGAACGTGATATTATAAATAAGGCCATTTGGGCTGATTTTTAACGAAATCTTATTACTTTCTTATGATATTCGAACGAAATCGCCCCTTTTTGTAAGGGAGTATAATATGCTATCTAAACGTGAATTCTTTCTATACATGTCTACTGTATATGAAGAGAACTTCAATGATGAGGACTCTTATAAGGTCTTTAAACAAATAGTCAAAATGACTGATCAAGACCAATTATTAGAAATGAAGGAAATCACTACATTTAATAAGAGGCAAAGGGTAGCATATAGAAATGCGCTGGCTGCTAATGGTAAGGAGCTAACGCCACGCCAGCTAGACCAATACATAAGCATGATAGAGCTAGCTCTAGAACAGAGACATTAGTATACCATACATATACTATATACAGATACCGCCCCGTGGTTCCTAGTGGATCATGGGGCTTATCTATTTACCTACCTACATACACTCTACACTCTCTACCCTAGTACCCATATACGTTGTTTCTAAGCTGAATATCGAATATTTTATTGTATTGTGAATTATCCACATTAAAAAAGGAATATATGCCCACACCATCCTTAGTCATTAATGTATTTATGTATGGTAGTATTATTAGTATATGTATTGTTTGTATTATAGGTCTTTCATGTATATTCAATGATAATATATAACTATCCATTTAGCATCATTATTGGGTGTATTTATATGTAGATATATGGGTTTGTATCCCACAGAAAACCAGCGAAAGAAAGATTAATGGGAAGAAAAACCACAATTAAAAAAGAAAAGAGAGAAAAAATGAGAAAACTCATAAGGCGTATATATGCCTATATTGCTCTCGGTATTATATGTGTTGGTTCAGTATTCTTAGTCAAAAATACAATCAGAAATCTAAAACGAGACGTATCATCGTTGCCAAACGGCAGCTATCAATATATAAGATACGAACTAGATATACCAAAGAATAAAAAGCTAACATTTCCACTCCTATCTAAAATTAGCGACATAAGCAAAGAAGATGTCTGGTACGGAGTAAAGCTAGACTATTGGTACATGCATAATTATGTATGTGAAATAAAGTTTCGGGATGACTGCACAGAGACTATCCTACCAAAAGATACAAAAATAGTATTTAATGGGCGATGCGATGTGGTGGATGAAAAAAGTGGAATGAAAATGTATAGAATTTATGTAGACAGCCCATCATATATTGAGTATATAGAGTGTGGCAGTTATATTAATCACTACATAGGAATATTAGGAGATATCTGTCATACAACAGAGCAAGTATTTACAGGAATGTCTATCAAGGAATTTAATAGGGTTATGGTAATAGCAACTCAACTTCAAGTAGCCAAAAATGGAGAAACAACCCATGAGTGACATTAAACAAGAAATCAATCAAGCAATAGAACAATTAGAAGCACAGGGTATTACTAAAAATGCCCATTTGGGCGACACAACGGGCCTTGGTGATAAGGTCGAAGAAGTTCTTAAAAGCATAGGTATTACAGAAGAGAGATTCAAGGAGTGGTTTAATCTAAAGGAATGTGGATGCTCAAAAAGAAAAGCTTGGCTAAATAGTCTATTCTCTTGGAAGAAGAATAACTAGCGGTCGATAGCAAAAATTCAAGTTGACAGGTGCCTTTACCGATGTATAATAGGGTAGAGGCACCTATTCTTTTGAGATTTTATCAGATTTTGATAGATTGTCTTTAGCCCATAGCGGTTGTAAGTTAGTGTAATGAAAACATTCCATTTGTTGTTGAATATCTGTTAAATCAAAACTACTACATGGAATAATGTGATCTATATGCCATTGTCCATAATTATCCCAACTCATGCTATCTATAAATTTTGACTCCATATATTTTAAAAAATCATATAAAGAACAACCCAATAATTCCATAGTACTATTACTTTTACAATTTTTAGTTATTACTTGATTAACTCTTCTACGCAAATTCTTTTTGATTTTATATTCAATATCATTTTTACGTCTTATACGTTCATTTTCATTAATTTTATCTCTATTTTTATTGTACCAATTTTTCTTTTGATCTATTATTTTTTTAATATTATTTTGTCTCCAATTTTTCATATATTTTGGATTATTCTTACGAAAATCTGAAGTTTTGCTTTTTAACCTAATTTTATTTTGATTATAATATTCTCTACAATATTGAGATAAACAATCTTTGCATCTATATGTTGGTTTACCGTTTCTTTTTTCAAAACTTTCAATGGGTTTTTCAACTTGACAAATTGAACAAACTTTGGTATACATAGTATTCTCCTAGATCACATTAAATTACACTAACTTATACACAAATTATGAATAAAATTGGCCTCTGTTGTATTTCTTTAAATCTAAAAGAAATTGGATATAGTTTTCAAACAATGACATACAAAAGATTTTCATCTTTACCAAGAAACGAAGCACTTTCTATCCTTGGTGAAAGAATATATAATAACATGATAACCACAAATAAAACAATACAATACTGTGCTGACAACAACCTTAATTATAGATTAAGCAGCGATCTGTTTCCATTAATTACCTACGATAAAGCTGACATTTATCTAGAAAATCTCCCAAATTACGACGATATTCAAGATGAATTTGACTCTATATCTGAAACAATATCAAATAACAAAGTAAGAGTGTCTCTACACCCATCTGAGTATAATAGTTTAGCAAGCACATCGACTGAGGTTGCAGACAAAACCATCACAGAACTTAACTTCTATTCTTCATTCATGGACAGAATTGGTTGCCCAGCAGACTACCGATCTCCAATGAATATTCATATACATAATAAGTCTGGCACATATAACGAGATATTGAATAGATTTATGACTAATTTTGATCGTCTTGACGAAAACTGCAAAAACAGAATAGTTGTAGAAAACGATGACAAAACTGGTGGCTGGAGTGTTATAGAGCTAATCCATCAGTTTCATGATATAACGGCCATACCCATCACGTTCGACTACTTGCATCATGCCTGCCATCCTAACGGCATAGACGAGGAACGGGCTATAAACGCTTGCTACAGATCGTGGGACGGGTATACTCCACTGTTCCACTACAGTGAAAGTCGCCCCGGCAACAACCCAAGAGCGCACGCGGATTATGCCAACAATATATTTAATACATACGGACTAGAATTTGACATTGACTTTGAGTTGAAGATGAAAGATAAAGCTATTCTAAATTTCGCTAATAAGGAGTTGATGTATGCAAGACAAACTGGTTAAGATCAAAGATATAGATAAAATGGCTAGGCATATCAGAAAAGATATAGCAAAGCAACAAGGTGTTCCTATTAAAGAACTAAAGTTTTATATCACTCAAAATGAGATGATATCATTAATTAGGCAATATGCTAAGGTTGATAAAGATGGACAAGCTATGGTGAATTGTGTCATACTTGACAAAATCTTCAAGGAAGCTTACAATTGGATAGTTGGCATTGAAATCAGCAAATTAGCCTCTAATGGAACATTTGATGTATATTGGAGCGATGAAAAGAATTCTATGGTTTTTGCAGCAATAACAGAAAAGGAAAAGGATACCAATGGCTAAGAATTATTATAAGGCACCAAAGCACTCTACTGGACACGCAGTAACAACTAAAACGCACTTTGGATCAACAGCAGATATGGTTGTTGACCACAACGCATTGTCGCTTGAAATTCCAGATAGTAGCGTAGTTTGTAAGGATGATCTTGGTTATTACATTACAAATAAAGCGATGATAGACAGCGGGTTGGCTGATCCCAATCGATATGCTAACGCTAAAAGTCGCATCACTGTGTCAGAAACCACCAAACAAGAAAATTCAAGCTCTTGACACAGAGTACCGATATAGTACAATACCAACAAAGGAGAATACTTATGGCACTTACTTGGGGCGATCTGAGAAATTACATTGCTAGTCAAGATGAAGACTTTCTTGATAGCGAAGTAAGAATATATGATTTTCAGGATGGAGAAGAGTACGACGCTGGAGTAACTGAGTTGCTTTTTGGCGAAGATGAAGATGGTGAAGGGTGGGTTCCTTACCTTACTATTAATGAGGGAGAGTCTAATGGACAAGATGAGTAGATTTGATCTTGAAGAAAAATTGATGCAAAATCACAATATAGTAGAAGACCTAAAGGTACTGGCTAGCTATATCTTGGAGAATCCAGATTCGGTAGACAGGGATTTTATTTTTAATGCGTTAAATGGTCTAGCTTGTCTTCAGGAAGCCAGAAATGATGCAACTTGGCATACATTTTTGCAAACATTTGAACTTGATGGTTATCACACGTATTGGAAAACTTATACAAAAGACGAGGATTATAATGAAGAAGAAAATGAAAATCGTACTTCGACCAAGTAATAATAGTCTTCATGGTGAGGCATATGAAGTTAAAAGTATTACTAATAGCATAGAATTAGTTATTGGTGAACTAATTGATAAAGAGTATGTTAAAGATCTTATTTCTAGCAAGAACTGGAATGTTGAGATAGTAGGTAAATAAAATGGATCAAGAACTTCAAAACAAATTATTTGAAAAATACCCCTCTCTATTTGAGAATAAAAATAAATCTATACAGGAAAGCTGTATGGGGTGGGGAATAGAATGCAATAACGGGTGGTATGAATTGCTATCTAGTGTTTGCTGGAGAATAAGTCAGCATGAGAAAAACATAGCAGATAGGATAAGAGTTAGAAATGAAGTTGGAAAAGAGAATGACCAATCAGATCTAGATTATGTTCCTGTTAAATTCGACCAGATAAAAGAAAAGTTTGGAGGAATACGAATTTATTATACTGGTGGCGACGATTATGTTGACGGTATTATTTCTTTAGCAGATGAAATGAGCTATAAGATTTGTGAAGTTTGTGGAAATGCTGGTAAACCAAATAAAGGTGGATGGATAACAGTTTTATGTGATGAACACAGGAAACTAACACAATGAAAGATATAAGCTACTGGAATTATAGAGTAATGATAAATGTTACTCCAAGAGTTCATATGGATGATGCTATAACTTATGGTATTCACGAAGTATATTATCGTGGAAACAAACCCATCAGTTGGACAGATACGCCTGTTGAAATAGTAGAAGAATCACTCAAAGATCTTAAATCTACATTGAAATATATGCTTGAAGCTTGTAAATTGCCAGTGCTTGATGTTATAACTGGAGAAGAGGTAAAAATATGAAAGCCACATTAACGTTTACATTGCCAGAAGAACAAATAGAGTTTGATACTGCTATTCAGGCAAGTGCTGCTAAAAGCATGTTGTGGGATTTTAGTCAACAGCTTAGATCTTGGCGTAAATATCATAATGACTTTAAGGACGCAAACGATGCTCTTGATAAGATAAGAGAAGAGTTTTATAGACTCATCAACGATTACAATATCAACATTGACTAAAGAAACTCTTGACAGTGGACGATAGATAGAGTATAATTGAGATATACGAGGCCCGGTAGCCCAATTGGCAGTAGGCACGACACTTAAAATGTCGCAAGTATCAGTTCGAATCTGATCCGGGCTAGTCTAAAAACGATAAAATAATCCGGTCAAGAAGAAATAACAGACTCAAAAACTGGAGAATAACTAATGGCAGGACTTCTATTATTTATTTTATTAGGATATATGGTTTGTATACGAGTTTATGATTGGTGGAATGGGTATGGAGAATTATTCTAATGAAAACTTTCAAAAATAAGACCGTTAAAGTTCTTGATAAAACATTCTGCGATTGCTGCGGCAAGCAGTGTACAGACGATTTCTACAATGAACATGAAAATGCCACATTAGAAGCCTCTTGGGGCTATAATAGTAGTAGCGATGGCCAAAGGTTCAATATTGAATTGTGCGAAGACTGTTTCTATCAGACAGTACAATTCTTGAAAGAAAAAAGATTTTCACACTTTCAAGCGGAATTTAATGAGGAATGGGGTCTTGGAGAAAATGATCCATTTGATGGAATACGATACTAAATCATGATTAAACATCATTCTATAACTAAAACCGACAATGTTGAAAAGCTTTTTTCTGAAAAAGATGGAGTGAAAATAAATTATGTCTGCACAACTGAATTCAATGAGACTAAAACCGTAGCTGATATTTTTTACAGAGATACTCCTCATCCAAAATTTGGAAATAGGTATTTTGCTATATTTTTTCGTGGTGCCGATCCATATATTGCTAATGCTGACGATGTTGAAAAATTAACATTCGGCATGGTAGAAAATGACAATGGCGAATTAGAATACAGTACAAGCCGCCACGACTATAAATCTTTTAACAATGGAAATATGATTGATGGAGGGCGAGATTATATTAGATCATCACCTAACATGAAAATTTATTTTGTTCGCAATGGAATTATGACGCATGAATAACTGGAAGCAAAAACAAAAAGAAAGCATTCAAGCTGGTTATAACCGAGCCAAACAATTAGCAGAAGAAATATGGTTTGAAGGAGATCATAATGGAACTCCCAATGACTTCTACTATTTTCAATGTGGTTTTGTGGCTGGATTAAATTACCAAAGACTGAAGTCTTTAGAAGAGTTAAACGAACTTGATCAAGAACTAGGGTTCTCTTGACAAACCAAAAATTTTTGTTAAACTACACCTACCATGAGTACCGATAAACAAATAAACGTAGGGAAAGAGTTGGTCACAAGACTACAAAATCTGAATAAGATGCTGGAATCTATTAGATCAGCACAGTTTGATGAGTTGGAATTGCCAGAAATAGACGAAAAGAATAAGTCTACTGTAGAACCAAAAAAGTTGCCACAAAGGAAAGAAAAATGAGTTGGAATCACAGAATAATCCGACACATAGAACCAAGAACCCATATGGATGATGCTATTTATTATGCTATCCATGAAGTTTATTATGATGAGAATGGAAAAGTAAATGGTTGGACAGAAGAACCAATTGAAATCATGGAAGAAAGCTTAGATGATTTAAAGATTACTATAGAGAGATTAGAAAAATGTTTGAATAGTCCAGTTATTGACTATGAAACAGGAGAGGATATAATTAATCAAGAGCGGAATTAACTGCCACCACCGACTTGATCACCGGGAGGTAATGCCCTGTTGCTCTAATATCCGTATTGTTGAGATTTCTCACGCAGGGTATTAACCAACGATGATGGGGGCATTTGCAATACAAGGAAAATTATGTACAGAACACAACTAACTCAAGAAACTCAACTAGAACATCTAAAAGCCCACTATGGACTTAGTTTAAATTTTGTTGAGGTTACAGTTCCTCTTACAGAAAATGAGATGGTTGATATTTGGGGAGAATGCTGTGATGAATATGAGCATGGTTGTTCTTTATGTAGAGTATGGCATCAGTGGCAAACTAATAATTATAAAGTAACTTTAGTAGTATCAAGAGATGCTATCGTAAAGGCAGTAAAGGAAGATTGAATGGAAGAAACTTATGACTAAACAACAAATTAATGGACATATCGAAGAATTACCTGACAGTAAAATACCTTGGTTTGATAATGAATATGAAGGTGTGTACAGTGATGATCCAGAACATGGATACCCCTATGATATGGGAACTAAAGTACAAGAATGAAAAATAAAACAAAAGATCCACGCTTTGATATAGACACATATATCAATAAGCTTGAATCTACAATACAGCACCAAAAATATATAATTGAATCTTTGAAGAATGAAATAAGGACTCAAAGAAAAGAAATAGGCGCATTACGTGAAGAGCGTAGACGATATTTAGATGATGATAAACCTCCATATTTTGATTATGATTTACTAAAATGATAGAAGAATATGAAAACTGGGAAGATAGTATAAGACATACATTCATAGAATTGGCAGGATATATGGAAACTAATAAAATTGCACAACCTCTTGAAGCTATTATAGATTATGCATTGGCTAATGGGGCTGATTTGTTTTTTGTAAATAATGCTAGAGACGAACTAAAGAAACTGCGTGAAGAAGTCGATAATCTTCATAATCAGCTTGACAAACCCGTTGCGTGGGCTAGAATAAACAAACGCGGAGACTTGTATGATCCTAGACTTTGTTTAAATCCATACATTAACACGCAAGAGGTAGTTCCACTTTACGCATATAGAAAAGGACACAACAATGAAACTTGAAGTTTATAGTGTTGGTAGCAAGGTAAAGCTAGCAGAAGATATTGAGGGTACTATAGTTAGTGTTTGTATTCATGGCGACAATAGTGTAACTTATGAGTGCGGATGGTGGAATGGTCGATCATATGACACTAGGTGGCTTTACCCAGATCAATTTGAGATTACTGTGGCTGAAAAGACAAAGATAGGCTTTGTTTGATTAAACAATAACAAATTATGCCCCAATAGCTCAATTGCATAGAGCAGGTCACTTCTAATGACAAGGTTGCAGGTTGGAGTCCTGCTTGGGGTACTTTTTATTATCTACTTAGAACATCTTAATTTTAAACCAAAGAAAAAAAGAAAACACTAATGAAAACTCTAGCCATTATTCTAATCATAGGACTATGTACGGTGGCAGGATGCAAAAAACAAAAGTGTACTTGCGAATGTGTCAAGTGTGGACCAGAATGCTACAATAAATGTGAAGATAACAGATGCTATCCCGGCGTACAGTGCTGCGATAAATGTATTTGTAGGTTTTTATCTAAGTGAAAAACATGAAGATACGCACAACTCATACATATGAATACGATCTAGTACGAACATGTTTTGCTTGTCCAGAGCAATATGATGTATACGATAAGCGTAATAGAAAAGTTGGATACCTAAGACTCAGACATGGAGAATTTAGGGCCGATTATCCTTTTTGTGGAGGAGAAACAGTCTATGAATCACATCCAGATGGAGATGGTATATTTGAAGATTATGAAAGGATATACGAACTAACCAAAGCTATAGAAGCTATTCACGCCAAACTTGTGATAGATAATAAAATATGATAGCTCAAGTTGTTAATTCTATACGTCGCCCAATATGTCCAACGTTTGTTCATGATGATCAAACAAGAATAATAATATCATTGATTGGTATATGCCTGTTATCATATATCTTGTATAGAATACTAAATTATTTTAACTCATGAGGAAATATGGATAATAAGAAACTAATAGCCACGTTGTTGATTTTTATTGCTAGTATATTAATGATTAGTCATTATAGCAATATTGGTACTTTTTTTGGAGTATTTTTACTTTTGTGGGCAAATAATATATCACTTGCAGAACAGCTAAAGAAAGGTAAGTAATCATGTATCACATTAAGACAGTTGATGAACTTAGGCACATTGGATATAAGGTACGTGTGAGGCATTTTAGACATTTAGATAGTAATAACACTATTCTTCCACGCGGTGGAGAAACCGTAGTTACTATTACTGACGAGCATGGTCACACTGTGGAAGGAATTTCTAAGTGTTCACCAAAAGATGGATTTAATAAAAAGATTGGCGTTGCTATTGCTATTGGCAGAGCTTTGAAAAGCGAAGAGAGCTATGTAAATAGATAGTGTCTTTTGTTTGTAGAAGACCTATAATATATTGGGCAGGCGTAATGCAGGCCCGTGTTTAAAGTCACTGGAGACAGTCGCCACTTTCTTTTAAATGAGGGGCGAATGTATTCATAGGCGAAGTTTTACTTTACCCTATGGAGGTGATTTATGAGTTGTTTTTTTCTTGATCGTATTGATTCAAGTAATAGGCAAGATATACAAAATAAGTATATACATGCCATTATATCTAGCATGGATTTTATGGAGATTAGGGATGCTTTGCGTGATTATCTAACCAAAGAGAAAAATAGATATACACACAAGCACCTATATAGAGAAATCAAAAAACAAAATCCTGAAATCCTGAGAGAAATGTTTCAAGATGATTACGTAGACACTCTAACAGATTAAGGTGATATCATGAAAAACATTAAAGTTACAATTGAAAACAAGGCTTATATAACAAGGCGCTATGTTGATTATATAGTTTCTCATATGGATGAAATAGATATGCTAGAAAGTATTAAAGATTACATCTATAGAGAGAAATTTAATTATCCAAATGCCACACTTGAAGTTGAGATCGGTAGACATTGCCCAGAGCTTTTACAGGATCACACAACTGAAGAGCTAGTTGGCAAAGGAGGAGAATATGCCAAGGCTATTTAAAAGAGTTGTCTCTTTTGCTGTAGAGGGAGAGATATACGACAATGAAACTAAACCAGAAGATATATTGAAGAACTATGAATGGAATTTTAAGGATTACAATGATGGAAAAGATAAGTGCTTTTTAGTATTTGAGCATAAAGATAGTAAGGGCAAAATAACAAAAATGACCAAGCTATCTAAAATAAGTAAAGCCAAAAAACCAGACACTGAATACTTTATAGTTTAAAGAGGTGACTTATGACTACTATACCTTTGATTTATTGGATTGGTGGAGCAGTAGCACTTTTAACATTAGTGTCTTTGTTCTACTTATACTCACATAATTTCTTTTTCTGCAAGCATACTAAATTGTAAGTAAACAATAGATTCTTATTACCCCCAACACGATGCCGTTAGGTTGGTTCTACTAGCCTAGCGGCATTAGTGTATATATTAAAGGATTAATATATTAGCCAAATAAGGGGGTTATATGAAAAATTCTAGCACAATAACTGTACTCTTAATATCCTGTTTGATATCAATTTCTTCAGTTTTAGCATTTGAAATTCAACCAAAGAAAACATTACTCATTTTTTCAGCGGATTGGTGCCATTACTGCAAAGTGGCACAAAAAGACATGACGCAAGATATAAAACTATCTGAAATGATCAAGAACTACGACATAATCGAATTGGACTACGACGTTGACAAAGACGTTGTAAGGGGCTATAATATCAAAGTCGTGCCATCGTTCGTAATCATGCATCAAGGCAAAGAGCTTGGACGCAAAACTGGATACAACGGGGCATCATCATTGTATAACTTTCTTAAATAATGGGGGCGTAAAGGTATCGATTGGATATAGAAAATTACATTAGCAAGTAGTAGGTGGTATGGTGGCTACTATAAAACCATACTAAACGCTTTAACTGGCGCAAATCAGTTAGCCCTTGCTGCTTAATAACTAAGCAGTAACAGATTGCGATTGCGATGAAGGTAGCGGTCAAAAATCTGTCGTTAAATCCTTCGGCTCCCGTTAGTGGTGACGGTTAACGGGCCAAGATGTGTCACTAGGAATGGTGAATGTTGTTCATTCTTTATCCATATCCGAATCTTTATGAATGAAATAAACTTGTAGAAAATGTAATCGGACATATCGCAAGACGGGGATTCGACTTCCCCCGCCTCCACTGGAAATTTTAAGGTTGCAAAACGGAAATGACGATACTACAATGTAGTCAGTCTATCCGTAGGAAGCGTGATAGTTTTTAACTTAAGGAGAATTTATGAAGACTTTTATTACATGTGTTGCTTTGTGTCTTTGTGTTTCAACCGTCAACGCTGGTGAGTGCGTTAATGGTAGCTGCAATCTTCGCAGCCGTACTGTTACCGTAGCCCGCGAGCTTATTAGCGTTCCTGTTGAGGTAACACGACGCACGGTAGAAGCTACGCGAAATGTTGGTCGCCGCACGGTTGCCCGCGTTCGAAGTGTTGTTCGTTGATATATAAACTGGAAAAGCAAATCCCCGATGCCTCTTAGCAATGCACACTTTCGGGGATCTTTTCCACTAACTTAAAATTTCAAGGAGGAAATAATGAAAACTTTTTCTATTGCAATGTTTATCAGTTTTAGTTCAATTATTAGTGTTCATGCGGCTGGTCCAAAGTATTATTATCCAACAAAAACTTATAGCTATACCACTAGCATTAACAATGGAAATGATCAAGAACGTTGTCAAGCAGAAGCTAATTATATGGCAGCTAATAACATTACTGGCCATGTTTGGGGCGTTATTGGTAGTTTTGAAGGAGTTGGTTATGGTTCTAGTCCTAATTGTAATACTTGTACTCCCGGTAATAACATGAGGCTAACAGGAGATGCATCGGCTCAAGGACGAAATGGAATGTGGTATAGAGTTAGATCTTGGAGATAATGTTAGTTGTGTTAACTGCTTGTATAATAATGTGGGACTTGATATTATTTATTTTGATCATATCTTATCTGGCAAAAATCAATGATAGACCACAATAAACTTGGACTAAGTATTTATCCAGACTTTATCACGGATGAAGAACATAGCGATTTGATAGAAGAAATACAACAAGAGCTACAAAAAGCTAAACCATCAAATAAGTATATAGATAGAAATCGTGTGCTTAGATATGGATCAACTGAAGTATGTCACAACAACTATCAAACAAATCTTTTCCCATCATATATAGATAAAATATCAGAAAAACTAGTTCAAAGCAATATTGTATCAAATAAACCAGATGCTATTAATATAAATGAATACATTGTAAATGATTATATTGCTCCACATATAGATAGAAGGGCTAGTGGACCCGTAGTAACTATCTTAAGTGTCAATTCCTCCGCAACTATGCTATTTGAAAAGGTAGGAACAAATGACAGATTTGAGATCGAATTACTTCCAAAAATGATTGTTCAGTTAAGGAATACTATTAGATGGTCATGGAAACATTCAATATATCCAGTAAAAGATCTTAGATACTCCATTGTTTTTAGAAACAAAAATGAGTAAAACAAGTAAAGAAACCATCAAATTTAGACATGAGCAAGTAGATAAATACAAATTATCTGTAGGATGTTGTGTTTGTGGGTATAATAAGCATCCATCGGCATTATGTTTTGATCATTTGCCAGAGCATGATAAATCAGAATTAACAAAGAACGGATGCTCAAAAAGGACTTGTGCTGGTGGCATGTATCGGCTATACTACAAATCTGTGGAAGCAAAAGATTTAGTAGACGAAATCAAAAAATGCAGGGTTATGTGTTCTAATTGCCATATGGAAATAACACACTCAAAAAACAGTAGAACAATAGATAATATCGAAAGCAAGATATCAATAGAGCAACTAGAAACATCTTTAATGGAGTTTGAAAATGAGCAAATTATACGTTGATCCACCTTCTGGTTGGCAATATAACTTCCCTAAGATTTGGGATAGCGAAAAATATCCAGACATGAGAAAGTGGCTTGTTGATAATGGATACTCACAATCTATGATAGACAAGATGGGAGAAAGATTTTATTGCAGATTTTGGAACGCTGACGATGAAGAAGTCGCTCAGCATGAAAAAAACGAAAGCACAAACCCAGCAGGCGAAGTATAATAAGCTGTGGCCCGCTACTTGTTAAAGAGTTTTCAATGACAATACATGTTTTTTATTACATTATATTGGTTTTTGTGCTAATATTAACCAATACATTAATGTGGAATAAAGTTGTCAAAGAACTCAGACGTATGAATATGCGAACAATTCATCCGTCTAATTTAAAAGCAATATTTGTTCGTTCTAAGAGAGGGGATACTAAAATGCTAGTATATAATGTTACAGCCGGTTCGGTAGTTGATAATGATGTTATTGAGAGAAGACTTGCGGTTAGTGTGAATGGAGAAGTTGTAGGTACGAGTACACATCCAAGTGATACAACTTCGTTTGGTGAACTTGTATTTTCTGATAATGATAATGTGGTTCTTACTCTGGTTGACGTTGATGATGCTGGGAATGTTAGTTCTCCAGCCACATTTGAATTCGTGGCCGCTGACACAATTGCTCCAGCCAAGCCGGGAGAATTTGGTGTTACTTTGGTGCGTGAAGAATAATCTTATTTATACAACTTAAACCACTTGGGGGATGACTAAACATCATCCCTCATTTTATTATGCGTACATCTATAAAACTTGATAAAAACATAGGCTGTGAATATATCTGCAAAAATGTGCAGGAATTGATATCTAAATATGCACAGTCTAACCAGCTAAATAGAGACTCCATACTCATTATTGAGCTTAAAAATATAGTGGATTATGAAGAAATCAAAACTCTAAATATAGGCTTTACAGAAGAGGGGTAGAGATAAAAGTGTATATATTATAAGGCCACCTTAACCACTAAAAAGGCTTTATAATGAATACTCTCCTTAAATTTTTAGTTCTAATCTGTTTATTTTGTGGAAATAGTTTAGCTGGAACAATAGACCCAAATGTTCCAGACGAAAAATATATTGAATACGGCAAAAAACACCAGTGCGTGGTGGAGCTTGGTGGCATAGATAAAGGAAGCGGAAAGAAGTTTTTTGCTTCAGCCGTAATTATTAAGCCCAAAATTATACTAACAGCCGCCCATATTTTATCAGAAGCAGTAAATGAAAAATCGTTTATCTTACTGGATAAGGATAATAAAATTAATATTGTAGCGTCTATTTATCCAGCAGAGTACAATAAAGACACATTTGCCGTAAAAGATATAGCTATAGGATTTCTAGAAAAAGAAGCAATATTAGACTTTTATCCAGAATTGTATGGCAAAGATGATGAAGTTGGTAAAATTTGCAGTATTTCTGGAATGGGCATAACCGGAAACCATAAAAGCGGAACAACTAATCATGATGGTCATAAGCGGGCTGGCTCAAATATAGTTGATGAAACATTTAAAGAGTTGTTGATATGCTCTTTAAACAAAGGCACAAAAACAAGTTTAGAGTTTTTAATTGCCAATGGAGATAGCGGCGGTGGACTATTCATTGATAAAAAGTTAGCTGGCATAAATTCATGCGTTATGGCTGATGATGGGTCTTTAAATTCTAATTACAATGATTGGTCTGGCCACACTAGGGTTAGTATTCATAAGCCTTGGATAGATGAAATTGTGACAATTTTAGAAAACTTTAAGTCAGAAAAATAAAAACGCTGTTGACAAAGAGTTTTGAGTAGGCTACAATAGGTAGACCTACATTTTGAAAGATTGAACATGATAAACGCCAAAAAAGCTCTATATTTAGATAATAAGAAAAAAATCCAATCCATACTTAATGAGGTTGGTCATCTACATATGCTTCAATATTTGATTGAAGAGCTAGATCAATTTGATATTAATACTAATGCTGATCTATGGATATTAAGAGCATCTGAAGGCTTAGAACATGCGTATCATGCATTTTTAGTTAGAGATAATGTTGACGAGAATAATATAGAAATGGAGTGCGACGATGAGATTGGATCAAGCCCAGTTGGTTAAGATGGGTCAGAAATTGTACAACGCATTGCTAGAAGAAGTTGTAGTAACATCTATTTTTGTCAACGTAAAGCCAGAACACAAGTGTGATGCTATTATCTTTAGCACTGTGAACACTAGGCTACACAAAGAAAGCTATTCATTCGAAGATCTTTATTTTGATCTTGATGACGTATGCGATGAAGAAAAAAGTTTTATCAGTTGGACTCAAGAGAATATAGATTTAATTCTAGCTAACGAAGAATCATTCAGAGCAATAAAGATTGCCTATATGGCTGGATTCGGAAACGGATTCGCACACAAAAGAAAGATCACACACGAAGAGGCTATGCAAAAGTAATCATGTTTAATAAACTAATCTCGTTACTTTTTAAAACTAAAGATGACTTTGAATCAAGATCATACAAGTGGACAAAACTTAGAAAAGAATTTTTAGAGATAAATCCAAACTGTGCTGCTTGTGGGAGAAATAAAAAATTAGAAGTACACCACATAAAGCCCTATCATTTAAATCCAGATTTAGAATTTGACTATAATAACTTAATTGTATTATGTGATGACCCTTGCCATTTTGTGTTTGGACATTTAATGAATTATCGTAGCTGGAATGAAAGCGTAGTTGAGGACTGCAAGACATATTATGAGAAACTTAAAAATAGACCTTAGATCTTGTTCAATAGCTATTATTGGTGGATTTTGGGTTGGATACGTATTGAGGTTTGTGCTAGATTGTTTAGGACTATTATGACAATTTCTGAAATTAAAAAGTGGGCAAAGGAAAAGAACTACGAAGTAATCAAAGACAAAGCAGATGGTCTTTATTATTGGGCTAAATTAGATGCTGGACCAGAAGCTAGCGGAGTAGCTAAAAGTGTTAGCAAAGTAGCAACTGCAATATTCAATCACTTAACTGACAATCAATGGTTAGAACATCAAACAAAATTTCAAGAAAACAGGACATTCTATGAGCTACATTAAATTGATAAGTCTTACGCCAGACGCAGAAAACCTAATGGCGTATTGTGCTAGAGTATCCAATCCTAGTAATCAGAACAATGAAAATTGTGAAAAGCTATTGGCTTACTGTATTAAGAATCAACACTGGAGTATATTTGAACAAGCTTTTATGACGGTTGAAGTAAATACAACAAGAGGTATAGCCGCACAAATCCTTCGTCATAGAAGTTTTACATTTCAAGAGTTCAGCCAGAGATATGCTGACACAACATTGCTAGCCAAAGATATTCCTCTATTTGAACTTAGACGGCAAGATACTAAGAATAGACAAAACAGTATTGATGATATATCTGATGAAATTAAAACAAAGTGGAATACACAAATACGTGAACACTTCGCTAAGTCAAAAGCTATTTATGATGGCATGGTAGCAGATGGCATTGCTAAAGAATGTGCTAGATTCGTATTACCATTAGCCACTCCAACAAGACTATACATGAGCGGATCGATACGATCTTGGATTCACTATATAGACTTACGATCATCTCATGGAACACAGAAGGAACATATGGACATAGCTAATAATATCAAAGAAATTTTCAAATATCAATTACCTATTGTTTCTAAATCTTTGGGGTGGACAAATGATAAAGCTTGAAATGCATGAGAGCGACATTATTAGGGCAATCAAAAATACACAATATTCACCAATCCAATACCTAGCATCTAGATTTTTCAAACAAGATCTAAGAGATATAGATGTTGGCAGTGATTGCGTAGTAATTTGGGAATATGAAGCAGATGATTATATCTCTTATAAGTATTGCAAAGAAGATATAGAAAATGTCAGAAATTTTATAGATGCTTGGGAAGACTTTAAGGACAATAAAACAGAAGACTTTGTAGAAAACACATTAACATTTTGCGTGGAGGAATTGCGATGATACTTGATCTTATTTCTATATATGGACTGTACTCAACTCTAATTCTGATGGGTCATTCTCCAGAGGACGCAAAAAAAATTCAAGAGAGCCACTTGACAGTGCCGATGAATGAAGTATAATCACGCTGTAGTCAGTAACCTAGCACCTATTTGGAGAACAAGCAATTATGAAACTGCATTCTAGCACCAACGTCATTGAGAAGTCTGGTAATTTTGAAGAGTCGAAGTTCAGTATTGAGGCTTCCTCTAAGGCATTCTTTATCCTTTCTGACGGCTTGTATTCTAACAAGATTCTTGCCGTTGTGCGTGAGCTTTCTACTAACGCATATGACTCGCACGTTGATGCTGGCAAGGCTCATATTCCTTTTGATGTGCATTTGCCCACTGCGATTCAGCCCCACTTTTACATTCGTGACTACGGCACAAGCATGAGTCACGACAATTGTATGCAGCTTTATACTACGTATTTCCGTAGTACTCGCAACAATAGCAACGATGCCGTTGGTTGCCTTGGTCTTGGCAGCAAGGCTCCATTTGCCTACTCCGATAGCTTTACCGTCGAAGCTTATCTTGATGGTAAGAAGCGTTTGTATACTGGCTACAAGAATGAGGATGGTAGCCCCACGTTCTCTTTGCTTGACGAAGTTGATACTACTGAGCCTAATGGCATCAAGGTTTCTATCAACGTCAAGAGCGATGACGTTTACCGATTTGTACGTGAAGCAAATAAGGTATACGAATTCTTCAAGGTTCGCCCCAACTTTATTGGCGAGAAGATCAACTATGCACAACCCGCAAAGGTTCTTGAAGGTGACAACTGGTTCTTTGATGACAATGAATCATCTAATCTGATTATCATGGGTCAAATTGCTTACCCGCTTGATTACTCTCAGATTATGAATCAAGATACTAACAATTCTGAAGCAAAGTTCGTTGAATATTCCAGTGGCCTGCGTATCTTTGTAAATATCGGTGACGTTGACATTACTCCTAGTCGTGAGTCTTTGTCTTATAGCACCGAGACTAAGAAGAACATTCGCAACGTCGTGAGGAATATCGCTAATGATATTGCTAACAAGATTGAGCAGCAAATCAAGAATCAACCTACGCTGTTTAAGGCACGACAGAAGTATGTTCAGATTAGTGATCAGTGTTCATCCATCAAGTCTGCTGTTGATTCTCTCCAGAAGTCTATCGTATGGAATGATATCAAGCTGTTCGATAGCATTGCTGGTGAAAGTATTGATATTAAGAACAAGATTTCTTGCAAGTCTCTGTATAAGGGTGTTTATCGTAAGAAGATTGATACTGATACCCCTGAGAGAATGCACTTTGGAAATAGTCATAAGTATGTTGTTGATGATCTGCCTCGCGGTGGCATCAGCAGGCTTAAGCAGCATATGCGAGAGTCATACGACAGTGTAACCTATTATGTGTACAAGCTTGACTCTAATGAAACGATTGATAACTGCCTCATGTATGATGTTATGGGTGGAGCAACTAAAGAAGACGTTGTGTTTACTTCTAGCTTGCCAAAGGTAGAATATAATCGCCAGAGTAGCGGTGGATCGTCTGACGGTCCTGCAATTCAGGCTCAAGTTTTCAACGAGGAAACTGGTAAGTTTGAAGCATGTAACATGAGTGTCAAGTATGAAAATGCCCACTACTTCACTGAAGCAAAGGGTGACGTTAAGATTGGATACTCTGATATCACTGAAGAATATCTGCGTGGTGTTCTGTGTTTTATTCATGATAAGTATCCTGAAATGATTGGTGATGCCACGTTCTATATGATTAAGCCATCTGTTGTTAAAAACAGGAAGCTTAATGAGCGTAGCAACTGGTCTGATGGTTGCAGGATGTTGGAAAAGATTTTCTCAACCGCAGTTGAGCAAAATTACGATAACATCATTAAGGTACACAGTCGCTATGCACTGTCTCACCAAAGGAATGATAGGTGGACCGACGTTCTTAAGATGACGCAGACAAATGGTAGGGCAAAGCAAATCATGGAAGAGTATAATGAGTATACCAGCGCTATTGACAACATTGGTAGCGACATGTATACTATTCAGACGATGGCACAGAAGTTGCACAACGTTCAGCCTGTCAACTTCAGTAACGTGAAGATCAACAATGATAAGTTTGCTAATGAGTTTGATAAAGAGATGAAGAAGTATCCTCTGCTTAAGGTTATCTCTAGCGTATGGAGTGATACTGATCGTAAGCTTGTGGCTGAGTACATCGATAGCGTTGAAAATACTACACTGTGAAAGGTTTAACTAGGAGCAAAATTATGAAATACATTATTACAAATGACGGTGATGTTACTGCGGTCGTGAGTGGTGAAACATATAGCTTTGGTAAGTCTCACCCAAATTATCATAAGCTTATTAATCATCTTAAGTCTGGCAATGTTGAACACTTCGAAGCTTGCTATGATATTGTTTCTCACCTTAATGCTTATTGTGAGGGCTATGTCAACTGTGCTGACGGTGTTCTTAATTGGGATGGCATTAAGATGCCTAATATGTTCACCAGCACAATTCTGGATATGGTTAAGCAGGGATTTCCTTTTGAGCCAATGCTTAACTTCCTTGATAATATGAGTCAGAATCCTTCTGATCATGCTATCGTTGAATTGTTCGACTTTATGGAGAATAAGCATATGCCTATTACTATGGATGGACACTTCTTGGCATACAAGGCTGTTGGTCCAGACTTCAAGGATATTTATTCTCGCACGTTTGATAATTCCGTAGGCAGTGTGTGTTCAGTGCCTCGTAATCAAGTTGATAATAACCGCGACAATGGTTGTGGTAGGGGGTTGCATGTTGGTGCTATTGATTATGCAAAGTCTTATGGTGGCATTAATATGGATGAGGGCGAAGATAATGATGGTGGTAATCAGCTTATGATTTGTAAGGTTAATCCACGCGACGTTGTTAGCGTTCCTACAGACCACAAGTTTCAAAAGCTTCGTACATGCCGTTATGAAGTTGTGGCAAAGTTTGACAGCGTGTTCGATAAAGTTATCCATATGACAGAGCAGGATAAGGCTTATATGGCAACTAAGAAACGTAATCGTGAATGGGTTGTTGAAGTCACCGCAAAGATGGATAAGATCAATAATGTTCTTGCCAAAAGGCATCTCTTGATGAATGTCTGATTGGGCTATTTGAGGGTATAACGGGGATGGGGAAACCCAACCCGTTTACTCTTAATCGGTAGATTTCCCGAGCGGTCAAAGGGGTTTGACTGTAAATCAAATGCTATTAGCTTCGTAGGTTCGAATCCTACATCTACCAATAATAAAACACAAAGGAATTACTCAATGAAAATTAATAATGAACCTAAATTAGACTTTGATGATGTCTTACTCGTTCCACAAAGATCGCAAGCCGCATCGCGGGTCAATGTTTTGGTTGATAAAAGATATTCTTTCTATCATTCCACGCAGAAATGGAGTGGCGTTCCATTAATGATAGCAAATATGGATACCACTGGAACATTCGCTATGGCTAATAGTCTTAAAAAGTTCCAAGCAATTACATGTCTGCATAAACATTATAATATAGAAGATTATGCAGAACATATGACAGATTTTCATACGTGCTGGTATAGCATGGGAATCAAAAATGAAGATATTACTAAGTTAGAACTATTAGCCACAAAGTTAATTTATATACCTAATATATGTATTGACGTTGCTAATGGTTACACAGATAATTTTGTGAGTTTCTGTGCTAAAGTTAGACAAACATTTGGAAGTTATCCAATTATAATGGCTGGCAATGTATGCACTCCAGAAATGGTTCAAGAATTGATTCTTCACGGTGGAGTAGACATTGTTAAAGTTGGTATTGGCCCCGGTTCGGCGTGTACAACAAGATTAAAAACTGGCGTTGGATATCCACAGTTATCTGCTATAGCTGAATGTTCTCATGCCGCTCATGGATTAAAGAGTGAAGACAAGCGTTTAGGATTGATTTGTGCAGATGGGGGATGTAGGATACCGGCAGACGTTGTAAAGGCTTTTGCAGCCAACGCAGACTTCGTTATGCTAGGTGGAATGTTCGCTGGCACAGAAGAATGCGAGGGAGAATGGGAGTATGAATATCAGTGTAAAGCGGCTGGATTAGCTGGCCCATTCTGGCAACCATTTGATCCGGGTTATGAAACATTCAAAAGAAAGAAAAGTCTTACATTTTATGGAATGAGTTCTCACAAGGCCCAAAATAAATATGGCGGAATTAAAGATTATAGGGCTAGCGAAGGACGGGTAGTTAGAGTAGAATATAAAGGGTACGCAGAAGATGTAATGAAAGATATTCTAGGTGGAATCAGAAGTGCTTGTGCTTATGTTGGTGCAGACTCACTAAAAGATTTACCAAAGTGTGCTGAATTTATCCGTGTAAATAGAACTCATTTTGATAAGACAATTTAATGGCAGCAATAGTTAGTATTATAATTTCGACACTGTTATACATGATTAATTCGATATCATGCTTTATACAGAAAGATTATTCTCATTCATTAATGTGGGCTGGATATTCATTTGCTAATTTAGGATTGCTGTGGTATGAATTTAACAAATTGGGATAAAAGATTTTTAGATTTAGCTGAGTTTATATCATCTTGGTCTAAAGATCCATCCACTAAAGTTGGTGCAGTAGTTGTTGATCAGCAAAATATTATTGTTTCAGTTGGTTTTAATGGATTTCCAAGAGGAATTAAAGATGACGATAGGTTGAATCATAGAGACACAAAATATTCTGTGATAGTACATGCTGAAAATAACGCATTAATGTTTGCAAAGAGGCCGCTAGATGGATGCACAATATATACTTATCCATTCATGCCGTGTCCTAAGTGTGCAGGTATGATTATTCAGTCTGGTATTAAAAGAGTTGTTTCATATCAGAACACAATATGTAGAAATAGGTGGGAAATAGATTTCGAAATATCCAGAGGGCTATTCAATGAAGCTAACATACAACTGGAGGAATGGCCGCATGGAAGAGAATAAAAAAGATGTTGAAGAAATGCTACAATTAATACAGGAATGTATTAAGAATGATAACTTAGTATTCTTAGCAACACTAATATGTAAACTTCAGAAAGATTATGAGGATATAGCTAAATTAAGTACATATGGACAATATCTTCCAACGTGGACACACAAACAGGTTTTAGATTTTATCACTTATGAAACATGATGGTTGCAAGTTTTTGTTACGCACGGTATAATAAAAAGGAGGACATATGAAAGTTTTAGAGATGGCTGAAGCTCACCTTCAAACGGTGGCAAAAGCAATTGTTGATTTGAATAATCAAAAGAATGCTATTGAACAAGAAATCAATAAGCTAAATGAGTATCTACATCTAGGTCGAGAAGAAGTTAATAAAGCTAGATCTAATGTAGCAAATGTGGTCGAGTAAAAGAAATCATTTTAGGAGATTAGCTATGAAGTTTAATGAGTTTTATGATCGTTTGGATAATATTGCATTTTCATATCATTGGGATGTTGATAGCAACAATAAGCTAGTTGCTACAATCCAGAGTGGCCCAGCTAGGGGCTTTACTCTAAATCCAATTACAGCACTAGCACACAAGTCTGGACTTGGCTTTTTTAGGAATACGAGAGAAGATACTGAGTTTGCAGCAAGTCTTCTAGGTATTTCACGAAGGCTGGCTAGAAATATTTATAGTGCCACACTTGGTACATATAATCGTGGAAATACACAGGTTGTTCGTGGAAGAATTCGTAACGCACTGGAGGTATGATAGCATGAATATTAACACTTGGCTTGGTTGCGGCAGACTAACAAAGGATGCAGAATTTAGCGTAACACAGAAGGGTACTTCTATGGCTAAGTTTCGCATGGCTGTTAATGATCGGCGTAATGATGACACTCTATATCTAAATGTTCTTTGTTTTGGTAAGATGGCTGAAGCACTTAAGGATCATTTGAGTAAGGGTAGACTAGTTGGTGTGCAAGGTAAGATTAAGATTGATGACTACCAAGATAAGGAAGGCAATCAGCGAAATTCAGTTTGCGTAATGGCAGATGAAATTTCCCTTGGACCTTCTGGCGGTACAACTCAGGATATTAAAGAAACAGTTGCCTGAATCTAACTAGCATCCCTTTTATGAAGTGGCCCGATAACCAACTTGGCGTATCGGGCCATTTCTATTTAAGGTTGGCTCTTGACTTTGACGATGATCATGGTATCATACGTAAGAGGAGAAAAAACTATGAATCCACAACCATCAGAAACTGTAGGACAGGTGTGGGCATTAATTTTTGTGTTTGGTATTGCAGTTTTTGCTATCAAAGCTTTCTTTGAGGCCGATGTACATAAACAGCCACTAGATTTGTTTACTCTTGGATATATTGAAGATAATGGCCCATCTGTTATCAATAATACCACAACTAATAATTTTTATGAAAGCCCCAAGGATAACAAGATTACCAAGTTGCAGTTAGATTGTATTGACACTCTTATTGCGATTGGATACAAAAAGAGGGTTGCTAGAAAAATGGTTCTTGATTACTTTAAAAATAATACCGCGACTAGCGTACAAGAATTTATATCGGACGTACTTAAAAAATGAGCATTATAGATCAATCATTAGACATAGCGTTATCATTGTTACCAAAAGCCAAAGAGGCACGAAGTACAAAGAATAAATTCTTTCATTTTGCTTTTGGGTTTAGAAAAAGCAAGCTGTTAGCAATAGGTCAAAATAATCCAGAAAAAACCCATACTCAAGCATTGCTGTTATCTAAAAGATTTAATCTTGATACTGACTACCCATATTTTCATGCTGAGACAGATTTAATATCTAGGCTTTGGGGAAAATACTATATAGATAGCAGTATGAAAATGGTTATAATAAGGTTAAACAAGCGTGGGCAATTAAGGTGCAGCAAGCCTTGCGAAAGGTGTGATCAAATTCTTCAATCTTTAGGTATAAATAAAATCTGGTGGAGCATAGACAATGGATTCAACAAATAACTTAAAGGGTATGCGTACTTATTTGATTGGTGCCATGGATAGAGTTCCAGATGGTGGCATTCAATGGAGACAAAAAATTACGCCAGAGCTAAAGAAAATGAATATTGGAGTACTTGACCCATGCGATAAACCAATTCATTCAATTAAAGAAGACGAAGAAGCTAGATGGTGGATAGACTATTATAAGGAAACGAAGCAATACAACAAGATAAGAAATATCTACGGCTCAATACGCAATGCCGATCTTCGATGCGTTGATGTTTCTGACTTTTTAATAGCACATATTGACTTGAATGTTCATGCTTGTGGTACTTATGAAGAAATAGTAACAGCTAATAGACAGAAAAAACCAATTTTGATTTGGTGCGAGCAAGGAAAAAATAATGCTCCAAACTGGTTATTTTTCATGTTAGATCATGAGCATATATTTGGATCTATGGAAGAAATTATTGGTTATTTACAGTATATTAACTCTGTAGAAGATAAAACTAAACTAAAAAGATGGTTTTTTTTTAAGGAATTGTGATGCAATGCACTTTGATAATATTACATTAGTGACTATAATGGGACTGCCAAATCATGCATATCAAACATCTTTGGCATTAAAAAAATGTTTAAGTCAAGCAAGTTTCAAAGATATAAAAATCATTTCATGCTCAGACATACCAGATTGTAAAATCCCAATTATTAAAATACCAATAACTACTAGAGAATCTTATAGTGAATTTTTTGTTCATTACTTAAAAAATTATATTGAGACTGAATTTTGTTTAACTTTTCAACAAGATGGATTTATCATCGATGCTAATTTTTGGACAGACGAGTTTTTAAACTACGATTATATTGGTGCGCCTTGGTTAATGTCAGATTTTGATTTGCAAAATATTAGACAGAATAAGCCATTTAATCTAGTTGGTAATGGCGGATTCTCTTTACGAAGCAAAAAATACTTGCAAGATGCATCAACTATTAAGTATAATCCTAGAGTAAAATTTCAAACGCATTTAAGTGCTGGAGAATTAGCAACTCCAGAAGATTGGTTTATATGCTCATACAATTATGCTAAGACTTTGGAGATGGGAATTAAATACCCAAGCGTAAAACTGGCATATAGATTTTCTGTTGAGCATCCATCAACGCATAAGCCTTTTGATAGAAATAATATAGACACATATCAATCTTTTGGGTTTCATGGATCATTTAATGTTGCCGCTATGAAACTATTAGAAAAGGAAATAATATGCAATCAATAAATATCGTATCTCCTATTAACCAGCTAGGATATGGTGTTGCATCGCTAAACATTGTAAAGCGAATGGCAGCAAAAAGATATACATCATTATGGTGCCTTGGTCAACCTCAAGTTACTAATCAAGAAGATGCCAATATTATATCTCAATGCCTTAAAAATGCTAGTTTCTTAGACTTTAATGCGCCATGTATTAAGATATGGCATCAGCATGATATGGCTCAATTCGCTGGAAAAGGACGCAGGATTGGATTTCCAATCTTTGAGTTGGACGAGTTTAGTAAACTAGAAAAACATCACTTAAATTCAGTAGATGATATGTTTGTTTGTTCAAATTGGGCTAAAAATGTGGCAATCAATAATCTTAATCTACCTAAAGATAATATACATGTAATACCACTAGGTGTAGATTTGTCTATTTTCAAACCAGAAAACCCTAATAACACTGGTAAAACAATCTTTTTCAACTGCGGCAAGTGGGAAATTAGGAAAGGACACGATGTTATACCGGAAATCTTTTCTAAAGCTTTTAATGAAGATGATGATGTTGAACTATGGATGATGTGCCAAAACCCATTTCTAAAACCAGATGATGAAATGGCTTGGAAGAATCTATATCTAAAATCTAAATTAGCTAGTAAAATTAGGTTTATAGATAGAGTTAATACCCAAGAAGAAGTGTATAATATAATGCGTCAAACCGATTGCGGGATATTTCCAGCAAGAGCGGAGGGATGGAATTTGGAGTTATTGGAAATGATGGCTTGCGGTAAACACACGATAGCCACAAGCTACGCTGCCCACACAGAATTCTGTAATACAGACAATTGTAATCTTATAAGTGTTGATAATTACGAAACTGCATATGACGGCCAGTGGTTTCATGGCGCTCACGGCAAGTGGGCAACGCTGGGTAAAAACCAAATAGATCAAGCTATAGAACATTGTAGAGCTATCCATTCTTTAAAACAATCTGGCAATCTTGGCCAAAACACTGCTGGAATTACCACATCTTCCGATTTTACTTGGGATAACTCTATAAATAATATACTACAACATGTTTGATTTCTTATTCAAAAAAGATAAACAAGAACCAATTGAACCTCCACAAGAAGAGGATAATAATATATTGGCATCTATTACATATCATATTCTAGATGACGCAAATGAAACGCCTATGATAGATATAGCATTAAGCGATTATGATTCAAAATCACTTAACGCTCTATGCAAAATCTTAGACATATTAAGTCAAGATTCAAGCTATTTAGAAACACTAGAGATGGTAAAAAATGGACTTATTAAAGAGGGACAAGAAGAAGCACTCATTAAAGTATTTACACACATTAGTGAGCAGGCTGGAAAAAAAATAATGCGCAGTAGTAAGGAGAGTATGAAGGACGAACCTTGTATCAAGCCTTCCGATATGCTAAGATAGCAAAGGAGTCTGCTGTGAAGAAAAAACTGAAGATTGGCTGGCAAAAGTACGAAGATCTTATAGAAAAACAAATTTCTTCTCCGCTCATTCACACACTTATGGAAAACATAATGAGTCAAATGATTGACTCTATTCCTACAGATGAAGGTGTAGATGAAGATGATGAAATTAGTGAAAAGACTCATAACATGATGCCTCCACCAATGATGATCCCAATGTCGCAACAACTCATAGAAGACATATCAATGTTGTCTAACTTTGATTGTTGGATTGGACATACAAATTTTGATATTACACATAGAATCAAAGATAAGCTAAATGAAATAGATGGTGTTGAGATATTGAAAATCTGTAGTCGTTACAGATTCTTTATAGGCATCGGGCAAATGTTTAATTTTGCAGATGTAAGAAAAAGTATTGAAAATGAACTAATTACTAAAGGGGAAACTTATGATAGAGGAAAAGATTGATGTTAAAATTGAAAAGGCTCTACAGGACAAAGATATTACTAATATCATGCATAAGGCAGCTAGAAGATTCAGAAATCAGCTAGATAAAGATACTATTTATACATGCCAGCTTAATGCTTTGTGGAAGGCTTTTTTGAATTTTAAGCCAGAGAAGAATACGAAATTTACTACATATTTATTCAATGGGGTATTTATTGAGTGCCTAAAAGAGATTAAGTTTAAGAATAAGTCTAGTAAATGTAAGCATAAACTACATGATAATATGGCTCAAAATAATGAGCGATATTTGATGATAGACATACTAGATGAGATTACCAATGATGAAGATAGACAGTTGCTACTTGATAAAATTAGCAATATGACTATTCAAGAAATGGCAAATAAAAGGAATATTAGCCGTGAAACGGTAAGAAAGAAGCTTAAAAAATTGACCAAAAACTTCCAGCGAAAATTCCTTTAAAGTGTATAATTTATTAGGACTAGGACTTTTACAGGATGCGGACTCACCATTTCGTTTTAATTTAGGGAGAATATACAATGGCAAGTACAACTGTAAAAGGTTCTGGTAAGAAAAACAACGGTGGAACAATAGTCAATGCTGGCAACGTAGCCTCCAACAGTCCCGTTACTAGTGTAATCGGTTTAAATGAGCTTCACGCCAATGCAGACTATGGTTCTAAGGTAGTAGCCAATGATGGCACAGGTGGCTCCACAAGCGATCCTTGGGGTGTTACTAAGGCTCTTTCAAGCGGTACTTTAGCTTATTTCCCCAGCGCAGCCGCTGGCGAAAGAAACTTTATTGTTAAGTGTGCTGGCGACAGTGCAGCCAAGATTAACAACATAGCAACAGATATGCTCAACGTTCCCGGCGCTGAGTATGACGGTGTTAATCGCTCATCTATTCATAAGCTAGTTAAGACTCGTAGACTTGGTTCTGATGCCGATGCTACATTTAATATCCTAGCTAGACCATCTACACAGGTTGTTCCCGGCAGAACAAAGGGTACTGGCGCTGGTAGTGCAAGCAATTTCGTTCAAATCGACGGTTCTACCGCCGCTGTGGACGGTGCAGCAACACTAACCAGATCAGTTCCCGGCGAGCTTACATACATGTTTGGAGCAATTAAGCCAGTTAATGTGGCTTACAAGGCCAAAGATAGCTACGAAGCTTAATTTGTTTCTTTATCAGCACTTATTGGGGATAGACGCTCTTTTTGGGCGTCTATCTTCCAGTACCACAAAGGGTAAAAAATGCTAGATCACTTGCTCAAAGTAGATCCAGAATTGTTAACATTTCTTGTTAGTATCTTTGGCGCTGTGGGAACTTTTTTAAGTTTGGTTTGGGTTAGACTAATCAAACCAGTTATTAAAGTAGTAAATACTCATGAGCAAGTAGTCCAATCTATGGAAGTAATTCGTAAAGAATTAACTACCAATGGTGGAAATAGCATAAAAGACGCAATAATTGATTTGCGTACTACTTGTCATAGGATGGAAACAAGGCAAAAAGTTATAGAACAACGAACAAAAGCATCTCTACATTATAGCCAAGCCGCCCTATTTGAAACTGACAATGAGGGGCGTTTAGTTTGGAGTAATGTTAATTTTTGTGAATTTATGAAAGATATCTCCTCTAATTTAGAGGGTTATGATTGGTTGAATTGCATAGACGAAGAAGACAGAGAAGACCTTTTACAAGAATTCAAATCTTGCCTACATCTTAATCGTAAATTCGTCAGAATAACCAAAATGCAGAATGGTATGGTAATAAGGATGACGGGATATCCATATAGGATAAATGAAGAAAAACAAGATGGGTTTTTAGTTAGCGTTTCAGAACAAAAAGAGGTATAACTATGTCAGCCAAATATTCTTTAGATAGAAAAGATGCTCTTGGTTTAGTAAAGAATGCAGTTTTAGTCGGTTTAGCCGCTGTTTTAACCTATGTTGGTGAACATTTAAGTTCACTAGACTTGGGTGCAAATGGCGTACTATTAGTACCTGTGGTAACAATTGTTATCGACAGTGTTGTTAAATGGGCTAAAGGCAATGTAAAAGAGGAAGTAAAGTAATGTTTAAAACACCAAATGAGCTATTAAAAGCTTATAGAGATGGATTTAATGGCTCTTGGTGCGATCCAGAGGATGTGGCAAAACTCTTAGGGGAATTGCCACATCCATTGTTTGGAGCCGCAGCATATGGGCTATTTGGTACTGGCGAAGGCAAAATTGCTCTTCCATTCAAAAATCTACTAAAATTCGATCCAACATTTGGACCTTCAGAAAGACAAGTTCAGGGAGACTGTGTTTCCCATGCAACACGTAATAGCGTAGACGTTACACGTAGTTGCGAAATAATAGGTGGTCAGCGAGAAGATTTCGTAGCCCGTGGAGCTACTGAGGCTATTTATGGCTCTCGCGGACACGGAGGTGAAGGTATGTCCTGTTCTGGTGCGGCGAGGTTCGTTCACCAAACTGGCGGTATTCTTCTTCGTAAAAAATATGATAAGTATGACTTGTCAGCATATAGTGCTATAGGTGGATCATGGGGCAGAAGTGGAGTTCCAGATGATCTAGTCAAAGAAGCTGTTAAACATCAAGTTAAAACAATTAGTCTAATTAATACCGTAGCCCAAGCTAGAGATGCTTTAGCTAATGGTTACTCTATTAGCGTATGTAGTAATGTTGGATTTAGTTCTCGTAGAGATAAATATGGTATAGCAAAAAGAAGTGGCTCTTGGGGTCACGCGATGGCTTGGATAGGAATGGATGATTCTCATGAAATATATAATGAAACATTATTTTTAGTCCAAAATTCGTGGGGTGTATGGAATGGCGGCGAAAAACGACTTGATCAACCAGATGGAAGTTTTTGGATTCGACAAAGCGATGCCGAAGATATGCTATCACAAAATGGCTCTTGGGTATTTAGTGATGTAGATGGATTCCCACCACGCAAGGTTGATTGGACCATTGACGAGGTATTTTAAGTGGCATCACATTATCAAAATATGTTGTTAAGAAGAGGCGAGCTAACAGAACTAAACGCCTCTAATCCTATTCTGGCATCTGGTGAGCCAGCTTTCGCAGTAGACAGTAATACATTTAAAATTGGTAATGGTGTTGACTCTTGGCAGACTTTAGATAGGTTTGTAACAACTGGAGATATTAAAGCTACTATAGCTACTATCTCTATTCCAAGCATTGCTATAAATCAATCTCATACTATCGTTATTGATTTTGAAGGAGTAAATTTAGATGAAAAATATGCTATATTTGCATCTCCAGTATCATCTCTTCCAGACGGTTTAGTTGTTGCTTATTCTTTTGTAAATGATACAGACAAGGTGTCAATTAATATACGAAATACATCATTAGATTATATTGACGCTGGAAACGCTAATGATTCTGGAAACGCCCCATCGTCTCAATCAGTACCTAATATTGATTTTTATGTTGTAGCATACCTAGTGCAATCTACAACGACAACAACTACAACGACAACAACTTTACCACCAGTATCAGATTCTGTATTTAGTTTTGGATACAATGAATTTGGTCAACTTGGAGTAAATAATACAATCTCAAGAGCAGAGCCAGAACAAGTGGTTGGAAATCATACTTGGAAAACATTGTCTGCTGGTCATTATCATAGTCTTGGTATTGATATAAATGATGATTTATATTCCTTTGGTTACAACTACTATGGTCAACTTGGACTTGGAAATTCTGGAGCTAGTACAAATAGAAAAGTTCCAACCAAAGTCTCAAGCAACTATATAGAAAATAATGTATATAGCTCTGGAGCAAAGTGGAATAAAGTTTCTGCTGGAGCTTACCACTCATTAGCAATAGATTCTGGAAATAAACTATTTGCTTTTGGGTCTAATGCTCATGGAAGTTTAGGACTTGGAGATTTATCGCCAAGAACAATTCCAACTATGGTTGGTACTAACGTTAATTATCTACCATTATCAACAGAAACTCCAGAAGAAATATCAATTATAAACAATGAGTATGTTTTTTCTGGAATTAAACAAGATTATGCTGGACAAGTAAGATATCTATTACCAAGTGGCCAATACATTATCAGCGGAGTACCAATTGAGTATCCAATCGCTGTATTAAACGCTGGTAAAACAAATCTTATATCATATTCTGGTGAAAGTTTTGCTGGATCATCAATACTTGCTGGAACAACAGCAGATGGTATGTATAATTTCTATTATGGAAATATTTATGTTAATGTAAGTGGAAATTATGATAAGGTTAGCACTCATACTATATCTGACGGATATATGGGTGGAGAAAACATATTTTATTACGCTGATCCAGATATTGGTTGGCAAGATGTTTCCGCTGGAAACTATCACTCATTAGCTATTAAAAATGGTGAACTATATTCATTTGGACATAATACATTTGGTCAATTAGGCACCGGAGATAATGAGAATAAATATCTACCAACCAAAGTAGGAACAAAGACAAACTGGACAAAGGTTTATGCTGGTAATTATCACTCTTTAGCTATTGATAGCAGTGGAGCCTTGTGGTCTTTTGGTTCTAATAATCATGGACAATTAGGGCTTGGGGATAGTCTCAATAGAAACGTTCCCACAAAAGTAAGCGGCGTATGGCAAGCATTTGAAGATTTTAACTTCTCTAATTTATCTTCATCTAGCTCTGTGGGATTTGATGATGAGAAATTTGTCTTTAACTACTCAAATAATAAACAATATTCATACGAAGATAGATATTTATTATCAAATGGCACGTATGTTATCAGTGGAGTTCCTAGCGGACTACCACTTGCTATTTTAAATGACGGAAAGCAGCAGCAAATTAGTTATTCTGGCACAAATTATTATGGATCTAAAACGCTAACTGGCACAACTAACAACGGAACATACAATTTTTATTATGGCACATTAACAGTGCGTGTTAGTGGAGACTTTGAAAAAGTTAGCACACATACATATAATAGCGGATATATGGGTGGTGAAAACATATTCTACTATAATAGGCAGTTAAATTCTTGGTCAGATGCTTCTGCTGGTGTTGATTTTTCTATAGCTTTAGATCATAACAATAATCTATGGTCATTTGGTAAAAACGATCATGGCCAACTAGGTTTAAATGATGATACATCTCGTAATCTACCAGCTAAACTTCCGCTATCAAATTGGCAAAGCGTTGATGCTGGAGCAAACCACGTTCTAACTGTAAATTCAAATAAAGAGTTGTGGTCATTTGGTGGTAATAATAATGGGCAATTGGGCCTTGGTGATCGCACAGATAGATATGAACCAACAAAAGTCAATAGTGAAATACGTTGGAGCAAACCAAAAGCTGGTGGTAATCATTCTTTAGTAACTGTATTTTCATATTATCCTTCAGCCCCAACAAATATTACAGTTAAAAATGGATCTGATGTTTCATCCGCCGGAACAAAAGAGTTAGAAGTTTCTTGGACACTAACAACATCAGAAGAAGAAGGAATTACAAATTATATAGTTCAATATTCAACTGACGGTGGATCTCACTGGGTAACTGTAACAAAACCAGTTTCTACAAATAAATATTTCACAGTAACCGGCCTAGAAAATGGCACAAATTATATTTTCAAAATTGCGGCAGTAAATTATTTTGGACAAGGCGCATTTAGTGTGAATAGCTCACCAAAAGCTCCTAGCGAAGTTGTTGATGCTGATTTTTGCAACGTTCTATTTCTATCACATCTAGATGGCAATAATAATTCAGAAGTGTTTACAGATATATCTAAATATCACTGGACAGCAACAAAAGAAGGATCTGCTAAGATATCTACCAATGATAGTAAATTTGGTGGATCTAGCGCACTATTTGATGGTATAGGTGGCTTAACGTTTGGTAGTGGTTCAGAATTTAACTTATCTGGTAATTTCACTATAGAATGCTTCTTCAGACCAGTATCTTACTCATACGCCAATCCACAAGCGTTATTACATGGTAATAAATTACTATCTACAAATACTGCTGAAAATGGTTGGGGAATTTACTCAGATCATGGCGTTATTAGCATACAACATAAAGTAAATGGCGCAACTGTAGAAATATTAAGATCTAATATAACTCTACCATTAAATACTTGGAGTCATATTGCTTGGGTTAGAAATGGTCTAACAAATTCGTTATATATTAATGGCACAAAGAGATCTGCCGACTCAATATCTGCCGGATCAGCACCTCAATATCATGATACATCACTAGATATTGGGACTAGAATTAGTACTGGCAGTCTAGATCACAGAAATATCTATGGATATATAGATGAAGTTAGGGTAAGTAAACTAGCAAGATACTCATCAGCAAATTACACGGTGCCGAGTAGGTCATTTGGTGTAAATACTTGTGAATAATATCATCAGTCAAATTAGGAGTTTTTATGGGCGCTAAATATCCAAAAGTACAGTTTAAAAAAGCAACAGAGGCTGAATTTATAGCCGCTGGCACAGTTTTAGCGTCTGGAGAACCCGGATGGGCAACAGATTCTAAAACTTTCAAAATTGGTGATGGTTCAACATCTTGGGCATCATTAAGTGGTATTGGAACATATGGTGGCACACCAGCTAATATGGTATTTAGCACAACAACGGGGATTACTGGAGCATCTGGTATTCTAAACATTGTGCAAATAAGTCAAGCAAATTTTAATGCTCTTGGATCATACAGTCCCAATACAGCTTATTTGATTGTAGGTTAACATGCCAATTAAATTTGGAAATGTTGGCATTAGCGGTATAGTATGTGCTAATGCTAGCTCAACTCTTTCTGACGTTTCTGGAGTAGCTATAACAAATAGCTCTGGTCAGCTTGTTGGGATAATAAGCCTACCAAATAACTTTACTAAGTTAAAGTCAGAAGGTTCTAGAATTGCTGGATTTACTATTACTGGTATTAGAGATGATTTATTAATACCATTTAATAAAAGCACATCTGGCGAAGATCTTACATTCAATAGATCCGATGTAATTGATTTTATTTCTTACGAACCAGACGGATTAGTAATAGAGAGTAATGAATATTCTATTGATTTAGATTCTAATGAGCAAGTCAATTTCAAATTCTATTACCCATTCAATCAAAATAAGTTTGTTCCAGATAGAACGCTTATAGCTTCTAATATCTCTTCTTTGCTTTACTTTTTGCAACAACAAGATGCGGATGTTACAACTACAATACAAAATGCATTCAATTTTAACATAAATGATTTTATTAGTCCTAGCGGAAATGATTCAACGGTAGCATTTAGTGAAATTACTCAAGCGGTTGAAGCTAGTAAAAGAATAGCAGTATTAGTACAAGCAACAACGTCTGCTGTTCAAGGGGTAAGTGAAGCAGACTGTTTTCAAGCTTTAGCTATAAATGTTGCTACTGAAACAACGGCTAGGTCTGGAGTTCAAACATTTTTTGAAGAAAAATCATCTGGTATTATTCTTTCAACTATAGCCAATTCTTCTGGATTGACTAGCATTGCAGAATTACCAGAAGAAGTAGTTAATCAAACTATCAATCTAGCAACTAATATTAATTATATTTCAAACAAGGATATAGAAAATTATGATAGAGGAAATCAAATTTCTTCTATTGTTCTAATAAAAAATATATTACAACAGGGTATTGACTTAAGAGAAAGCAACGAAACGGTAGCAAATACTATAAGCCAAAAAGTTGAAACTATAGCCAGCGGAATACTTGGCGAAAATTATATTCAAAGCTGTGATATAACAATTACTGGAAATATTCCAAACACTACTAGCACAACAACTTCGACTACTACAACAACCACATCTGCTCCACAAAATAATGATATATATTGGGACAATGTTACGCTATTGATGCATGGCGATGATTCATTTAACGATTATAGTAAATATTCTCGCCCAATAAGCGCTTCGAATGCTACTATTACATCTAATTCTAAGTTTGGAAACGGAGCAATGTTATTTTCTGCCAGCAACTCCGACGTTGGAACACAAAGCTGGACTCCATTTGGAACAGGTGATTTCACAGTTGAGTGCTGGATCAATCCTAGCAATATGGGGGAAGCGTACATGTACATACTCCATGCTGGATACAATGAATCTAATACTTGTGGATTTAATGTGACGGGAGGTTCTACTGGCAATTATCTGCGAGTAGATGGACCAATTTCTGGATATGGATTCGGACCAAACCACGGAATAACAACTAATCAATGGTATCATATAGCATATTGTCGCCAAAATGGGTATATGCGAGCATTTGTAAATGGTAATCCATTAGGTTCTGCGCCTATTTTTGTTCCAGATAATTTTGCAAATACAAAGTTGTATATAGGCAATGCTTTTAATGGAGAAAGTTATTTCCGTGGAATTATAGATGAATTACGAATAACTTCTGGTATATCTCGTTATGATTTGAATTCCAGCTTCACGCCACCTGAATATGCTTTTGGTTCTAGTACTACTAGTACAACAACGACTACTACCACCACCACAACTACCACCCTTCCACCTACAACAACCACCACCACCACAACTACCACCCTTCCACCTACAACTACCACTACAACAACTACCACCACAACGACTACTACCACCACCACAACTACCACCCTTCCACCTACAACTACCACTATAACAACTACCACCACAACGACTACTACCACCACCACAACTACCACCCTTCCACCTACAACTACCACTATAACAACAACCACAACTGCCAATCCATTCACACCAAGAGCAGTTTTATTAACAAGTGGATCGTCATCATATGTTGTTCCCTCTGGAGCTACCACAATGAAAGCGTGGGCTATTGGCTCTGGAGGAAATAGTTATTTTTCAGGATCTCAACCATGTGGAGCAGGTGGATGTTCATATAAAACATGGTCTGTCTCAGGTGGTCAGTCTGTTACATATAGCGTAGGAAGTTACCCAAGCGCTGGTAACGGAAATCAATCTACAATAACTTTTGGGGGAGTAACAATTAGCGGAGGCGGTGGCGGTCAATTTGGTAGTGGTGGTTCTTATTCTGGCGGTGACGGGGGAGCTATTGGTGGAAGCGGTGTTGTTTTTGGTGATGGGTCAAGAGCAGGATTTGGCTCTGCTAGCGGCGCTGTTGGTGGAAACGGAATAAGAAAATCATGTGGACGTTTTGCTGCTACAGATGTTAGCGGATTAATTGCGGCAGTTTCATTAGCTGGAGGTAAAACTGTGGAAGATTGCGGAACAGTTGCGGCATTTGGGTCTGGTGGATATAATGATAAATATACAAATAAAAACGCAGGCATAGGCGGTGGCTTTGTCGGCGGATGGGCTAACTCTCAAGGAGGAGGCGGGGCTGTAATCCTGTATTTTACATGAGCGAAATTTTACGATCACCAATAACAAATAATGCAGTTATGCTAATTCCCAGAAATGGTTCTCATTCTTTGGCTATTTCAGCTATGAGAACTTTTTGGCCAGATATTGCAATTTCTGACGAATCACATCCCGCCACATTTTTTGGAGAAGAAGAGTGGTGGAATGGCGCTAATCAAAATGTCGCCATCGTTGTTCGAAATCCTATAGAGAGATTTCGTTCAATGTGTGCGCATAGACCACAAAAAACATTAGAAGAACATCTTGATAACCCCGTATATGGACCACTTCCAAGCGGTAATTTTGTTAGATATTTTAGATTTGAAGATCAATTAAATGAAGCTGCGACATGGCTTGGTCTTCCTACTCCACTTCCTAAAGAAGATGCCACGGATGAAGCGAATAAACCCATCCTTACAATAGAGCAAGAAATTAAAGTTCGTGAAATTTATGCAAATGATATTAAACTTTGGGAAAGTCTTCAAATAAATAATCCATAAAGGAAAATATAATGGCATCAATCCAAATAACATCAACTAATTATAACGGACAAACGGCGCTGGTAACTTTTTATTCTGTGAATGCTCCGAATACTCCTGTTAATTTAGGCTCACAAACACTTCCTTATTCTAGGAGCGGTGACGATGTTTTTGGAAGCTATGAATTAAATTTTGTGTCATATAACAAAATATGTGTTGTTACTTTTAATGGTACAACAACTACGACGACAACCGCCGCACCCACAACCACAACCACAACCACAACGGCTGCACCCACAACCACAACCACAACCACAACGGCTGCGCCGACAACAACAACAACAACAACAACAACAACAACAACAACGGCAGCGCCCAGCCCGATCATGTCCGCGTCCAATCTGTTTGGTTGGTGGGATGCGTCTGACATGTCTACTCTGTTCAGTGACACGCAAGGCTCTTCAGCGGCTACATACGGCGAAAACATCCAGAGGTGGAATGATAAGTCTGGAAACGGCAATCATGCCGTTCGCGCTGGAAACGGCGCATCTCCATTGCTATACGCGGCAGCACGAAACAATCTGTCTGCTATGTACTTCAATCCTGCGGGGGGACTGTACGGGTTCGGGGCGGGCTTTTCGCTAGGCAATAATCTTCCGTTAACCAGCACGGGATGCACTCTCTTTGCGGTAGTGAAAACAACTCAGACACAAAACCAACTCAACAATAATACTCCTATTTTGGCGAAAAAAGACCCAAGCACCTACTACGGATGGCTAATCAACGAAACTGCCGTCCAGTGGAACGATGGCGCACAGGGCAATACTTCGTTGTGGATAAATTCATCGCAAGACATTTTTCAATGGAATGTTTTGGAGATCACAATTCCGTTGGGAAATTGGCGAGGGACTACTGTCGCGCTGAATGGAACAGACCGTCCGCAGTACATCTCCAGTTATCCTACCAACGTCCAAGTCGATGTCCCGCCAACCACGAATGGCGACCTCACCATCGGATTACATGGCGCAAGCATGAACTCGTTTGAGGGATATATGGGCGAACTTGTTGTCTACAACACGGCATTGTCGCCTGAGACGAGAAGTTCGATCACGCAGTTTCTGAAGGACAAATGGGGTATTTCATGATCTGCGGAACCTAAATTAGAATTAGAAAAAATACACTTATACACTCACAATATATAATATCAAGAGACAATTAAATGTCAACATCGGACGTAGTAATAAATATAGTTCCAAATAAATCAGACGTTGCTAACAACAATGTTGTAGTAAGTTGTCAAAAAACAGGTAATTATAAAATTGTAGATAATAGTAAAAATAAAAAAACAGAAACAGTAAGAGCTATAGAATTAGAATACACAGACCGGTTTAACAAGAAACGTCCAAGTTTTGGTATAATTCCAGTTGTGGCCGCGTTACCAACAACGACAACAACTACCACCACAACACCAACTACTACGACCACCCCTACACCCGGAGTATCAACAACTCTTGCTCCTACAACTACAACCACAACTACTACCACAACATTACCACCAAATCCATTTATATATGGTGTCGATATTATTGGAGATATATGGGAAATCGATGTTGTAAACAAATCATTCCAACTTGTTTCAAAAACTGAAAAACCATATTTAGATTATAATGCGACATGTTATGATCAAGCTAGAGATCAAATATTTTATTTTTCTAATGAAGCTGGATATTGCATAAATGAAAATGGTATAAAAGATATAATATTTTCGCAACAAGACTTTTCAGGAGTAACCCCATCTTGTGCAGCTTATTACAATGATGCTATATGGTTCTTTGATCCAAATAATCCAATAATATTACAAAAATTCGCACTAAATTACGTAAAAAACGCCCCAGTATTAGCATCACATGATGGTGCTACAGCAGACTATTTTATAAATTATTTTGCTGATAAAGGGCAACAAACTAGTATATCCATTGATGTAAACACCGGAATATTATATGGTATATCACGGGATGTATTTTTTTCTATCGATTTAAATGATCCAGATCCAGCAAGTACTTTCACAATCATAAAAGAATTTTTTAATTTGGATGAGAATGGAGTACCAATAATAGCAATAACAAATTTTAATGGATCTATATATGAGTCTGGATTCATTGCGCCAGATGGAAACTGTTCGCCTCAATTGGCTTTTAATACAAATTGCAGCATTTTGTATTTACACGTTTCAGAAACTGGAGCTTGGTTCACAATAGATAAGACAAATGGCGATATAACATCTTTAAATTTTAGCTCATCTTTTGTATTAACAGATGGAAATTATGGATTAGTAGACATATGTGGATCTAGAGTATCTTCAAGAATACCAAATCCACCAACAGAACAAAATTGGGAAATATCAGCACAAACGACTGATTCTAACCAAGGTTTTGATATAGATTTTACATCTTCCATAGTTGGTGCATTATTAACAAATATTTTTATAGATTGGGGAGATGGCAGAAAATGTATATACAAAAGTGGTGGTAGAAAATCAATCAATTATCGTAATGCTGGAACTTATAATATTAAAATTAGAGGAACTATCAAAAATATTCAATTTGCCAATGCTGTTTCAAAAGTAAGATTAAAATCAGTAGGTGTCATACCTGCAAATTTTGGAATTACAACATTTTACAACATGTTTGCTGGATGTACTGGATTAACAAATATTCCAGAAGATATATTTATTAATTATCCAAATCTAACAACAAATGTTTTTGGAAATACTTTCTCTGGTTGTACTGGGCTAACAAGTATACCAGAAAAATTATTCAAAAATCAAATTAGTCTTGGTAATGGAAGTTTTTATGCTACATTCATTAACTGCACAGGGTTAACTAGTATACCGGATAATTTATTTAGATATAATACATCTGTTGGTGCAGGTTCTTTTAGTTATACTTTTTCTGGTTGCACATCACTTACAACTGTGCCAGCAGATATTTTTAGATATAATACTAAAGTTGATATATCATCATTTATTGGTGTATTTGACAAAGTGACTTTATCAACAACATCATACAACAATCTACTAGCTTCACTAAATACATATCTAGGATCAAAAACTGGTATGCAATTTAATGCTGGCAATTCAAAGCATAGCGGAAATGGAACAACAGCCAGAACATCATTGATTTCTAAAGGCTGGAAAATGATAGATGGATCAGACATAGTTTTACATTTAGATTCTCAAAATTCTACAAGCTGGACAGGATCTGGAATTTGGTATGATATAAGTGGATTCAAGCATGATGCTAAATTATACAATGGCGCATATTATGATAGCGGGTTTATCGTGTTCGATGGAAGTAATGATTATGCAGAAGTATTACATACAGCATCTTCTGCTCCATATATAAATGAATGTCTTGCATCCGATTTTGCTTTTGATATATGGGTATATATGTATGTACCGCAAGTGAGGCCATTTGGTAAAATAGTATCTAAAGGTAGATTTGCATATCCCGGATTCAATGGTATTACCTTGCAAACAAATAATAATGTGGTAACATCATACATTAACTACAAAACATCTTCAGGCGTGTCGGTTGGAGGTCTAGGAGCTTCTCTAACTTCAAACGGGTGGACCAATATAGTTTATACAAGAACAAACGGTACTATGTCAGTGTATAAAAATGGACAATTCCTTTCGTCCAAACAAGATTCTTATGATTTAAGATCGAATTATAACATAAGAATAGGAAGCAATTACGAGCCAGACAATCAATCTAAACAAAAAATAGCAGTATTAAAACAATACAGAAGAGGTCTTACATCTCAAGAAATAGCAGCAAGTTATGCTGAATACGCAAGCAGATTTGTGTAATCTAGATTGCAGCTATGGTTGTACACCGGTATAATAACTAAAGGAGTCAAATATGTCAACAGTAGATGTAGTTACAAACGTAGTCCCAAATAATGAGACAATTAAGAATGCCACGACTGTAGTCAATTGCTATAGAACTGGCGCTTTTAATCTTTCAAACGCAACCTATCAAAAATCTATTACATATAACGCGATGGAATCAAAGTATACTAGTAGATTTGATGATCTTGGATATTATCACTCAGTAGATGGCGGGAACCCATGAAATATTTAGTTGGCTTAATATTGCTATTAGCTTTAGCTGGATGCTCTGCTATTAACTGTTGCTATTTGCCAACAGCCGACATAACAGACATGTACGCACAATATATTGACGAATGGAAGAGTCAAGCAAAAGTAGCTTTTGAGGAAGCAGAAGCAAAAGTTTTTGTTGTCGCTCCAAAACCAGACGTTGTTGGTCCAGATGAAGATCCAGCAAAATGCGTTTGCAAAGGAACTGGGATAATTATTCATGGAGATGGTCACAAAACACCGTGTCCATTCCACAGCAAAAGCTCGTCAAGGATGAAAGCGATAGTAGAACAAAAAGGCTTGATAATTCAACAATCAAATTAGTTACTGGAGAAAAGATGGAAATTGAAACAATACTCAAGATAGTTGCACTATCTATTGGCGCTCTTATTATTTTATCTAACTTTGTAAGGTTTGATACTCTACTTGCTAGACTACTTCCTAAAAAGAAAGTGCCTCAAGTAGTTGTTCAAGAAAATAAAGAAGATGAGAAATTTTTGCATATTATTAATCTATGGTATCAACTAAAAGATAATTGTGATTCTTATGGTTTGCAATTAGCTGTTGAGAAATTAGACGAAGTGTTCCCATTGCTAAATAGCAGGAAAGACGAGAGTGCGAAATGACTAAAAACGCTATAGCCGTACTACTAATTATGTACGGCATTTTTGGTAATAGTTTATTCTATAATCCAGATAAGCCAACGCCACCATCTCCCTCTCCATCTGTAGCTATTTTAAACATTGATAAGCCTACAGAAGCCGTTTTGGCTAAAGTACAAAAGTTTTCAGATCTTGTTGAAGATCCAACAGATAGAGCAAAGCTAGCAATATTTAACCATCAGTTTGCAACTAGAGTAGTTGCCTATGATACTAATTTACAGCAACTAAATGATGTTTACGTATTGGCTGGTAAAAATTTCTTCAAAGATTCTATTCATGGAAAATATAAAGCTTTACCAGACATGATCATTAGTCTAATTCAAGACACTACAACAGATGAAAATCACGTATTAACATCTGATGAGAAAAACAAAATAAGCGAAAATTTTATGGGAGTTGCTTGGGTGCTTATCCAGAAAAAGTGATTATGACAAAAGTTGCATTAGTATGTATTGCAAAAAATGAAGATAATTATATAGACGAGTGGATAAGTTACAATTTTAAGTTAGGCTTTGATGATATTCACGTTTATGCTAACGATTGGAATTTTAAATCTAGTAGCCCAAACGTTATAGTAAAACACATTCCGGGATCAGAGCAGCAAGTACCAGCTTACAATGATTTTGTACATTGTAACAATTCAAAGTATAATTGGGCTGCTTTTTTTGATGTAGATGAATTTTTAGTTCTTAAGAAACATAAAAACATTAAACATTTACTATCAGAGTATTCTGAATTTCCAGCTATAGGCATTAATTGGTATTTTTTTGGAAGCAATGGTCACGATAAAATCAATGGCAATTATTCCGTTATTGACAGATTTACAAAAAGGCAAAGTATAGCAAATAAACATGTTAAAACAATAGCAAGATTACCATGCTATCACACCGTTGGAATACATGATTTAATGAATTGCACTTGGGTTGACACAAATAAAAAACCTCACCGTGGGCCATTTAATGAAGATTTAGTAGTAGATGTTGCTCATATAAATCACTACTTTACAAAAAGCAAAGAAGAATTTATAACAAAGGTAAATCGGGGCAGGGCAGATACAACGCAATACAAAAGACAACTATCAGAATATGACGAAAATAAAAACTGGAACGAAGTAGAAGATCTAATGGCATATAACTTTTATCACAATCTATAGGTGTTATTATGATAGAGCTTACTCAAATAGAAACAATCTTAAATAGCATATTCAAGGGTGGCTTTGATCTTAATGGCACTAAAATTGCTTGTCAGTCACCGGCACGTATTACAGTAAATGCTATAGACAATGATAATATAGCTATAGATTTTCATGACAATTTACCAAAAGCTACAGTCAAAAAATTAATAGCAATAACTTTACAGGTAGAGGGAGTTGTATTTAAAAAAGATTCTGGAACAATTAGAATCAAACATTTTCCAGATATTAATTTCGATTACGCAAAAGAAAGTAAAGCTATAGGAGCTTATGAGATAGATAATGTTGATTTTCTAGAAATTGAATCAGAAATATCTAAAGAATACGATGACGAGAACAGAAAAAAATTGGCAGACAAGTGCTTGCAATACGCCAAAGAGTGGGCTACAATAGCTAGTTATGGAGGCGTGTTGTTTAAGGATTGCGATTTTGACAAGCAGCAAGATCTAAAAGCACAATGCAGAAGCTTCGTCAAAGAAAGCGTCATGAAAGATGAAGAAGTGCGCTATGGATCAGTGATTCTTACATTTATTTTGATTCAAATCATATTGCCGATTATCATTAAATGGATTGTTGAAAGGCTCTTCAAGAGACTTTTTAGTTGAAATTATACAATTCAACCCTGAAATACTACAAGGAAAATATTTATGCGTGTTACGAAGAGAAATGGAAATTCAGAGCATTACAATGTAGAAAAGATACATAAGGTTGTTGAGTGGGCTATTAAGGACATTAATAATGTATCATTGTCTAATATAGAGATGAATGCTAACCTATCTCTTCACGATGGAATCACAACTAAAGAAATACATCAGATCTTAATCAAGTCAGCCAATGACTTAACTTCTACGTCTCATCCTAACTATCAATATGTTGCGTCGAGACTGTTGAATATGTCTCTTAGAAAAGATTTGTGGGATAGATATGATAGTCCACCATCTTTAACTAAGCACATTAAAACAAATATAGATAAGGGTGTATATGACCCATCTATGTTTGAAAAGTGGTCTAAGGAAGATATCAAAGAAATAGAATCGGCCATTGATCATGACAGAGATTATCTATTCACATATGCTGGACTACAGCAAATGATAGATAAGTATCTTGTGCGTAACAGAGCAACTGGGGAAATCTATGAAACTCCACAGTTTGCATACATGGCAATAGCTATGGCTCTTTTTAATGTTGTTGATGAAGTAAAGGATGCATACGAATGCTTCTCTACTTTTAAAATCAATCTTCCAACACCAATCATGGCTGGAGTGAGAACTAAAATCAAACAATTCGCTAGCTGCGTACTTGTAGATGTTAACGATGATTTATCTTCTATTTTCTCTAGCGTACATGCCGTTGGCAAATATACTGCCCGTCGTGCCGGTATAGGTCTAAACATAGGTAGAATCAGACCTATTAATTCTAGCATTCGCGGTGGTGAAGTTATCCACACCGGCCTTATTCCATACCTTAAGATTTTTGAATCAACCGTAAAGGCCACAAGTCAGAATGGCATACGCGGCGGCTCTGCTACTGTGCATGTGCCATTTTGGCACTATGAGATTGAAGACATTGTTTGTCTCAAGAATAATGCTGGAACTGACGATAATCGTGTTAGAAAGCTAGATTATTCTGTTCAGTTCTCCAAACTGTTTTACGAAAGACTCATAAAAAACGAAGATATTACTTTGTTCAGCCCAAACGAGGCAGAAGGTCTGTACGAAGCTTTTGGCAACAACGAAGAATTCAATGCTCTGTATGAAAAATACGAGAAGTCTCGCAACATCAAATTTAAAAAGAAGATTAGTGCTAGAAAGCTAGCAGAGATATTTACAAAAGAAAGACTAGAAACTGGCAGAATTTATGTTATGAACATAGACAATGCCAACGAGCATGGGTCTTGGAATATTCCAGTTTATATGTCTAATCTGTGCCAAGAGATTATTCATCCAACCAAGCCTATTTCATCAATAGATGATAAAGAAGCCGAAATTGGTATTTGTATTTTGTCGGCACTAAATCTAACCGAACTAGATAATGATGATGATATTTCTAATGCTTGTAGAATAGCAGTTAGAACATTAGAATCAGTCATTGATTATCAAGACTATCCTGTAGCTGCTGGTGAAAATTTCACAAAAAACCGCAGATCTCTTGGTATTGGTATCACAAACCTTGCAGGATTTTTAGCAAAGAATAAGCTAAAATACAACGATCCAGAAACTCTAAAGCTCGTTCATGCTACTATGGAAAAAATACAGTGGCATTTGCTAAATGAGTCATGCAGGCTATCCGCTGAACGTGGACCATGCACAAAGTTTAATGAGACAAAATATGCAGATGGGCTGCTTCCTGTAGATTGGTATAAAAAGACGGTTGACGAACTGGTTAGTCCAGAGTATACTATGGATTGGGAGAGCTTGAGAGCTAGAATTAAAGAGTACGGACTAAGACACTCTACTCTAACAGCTATCATGCCCTGTGAGTCATCTAGCGTCATCCAGAACAGCACTAATGGAATTGAGCCTGTCAGAAGCCTACTTTCTTACAAGAAGGCTAAAAACGGCATCCTGAAGCAATTAGTGCCAAACTATGCATCAAGAAAGAATTATTACACACTAGCTTGGGATATGCAAGACAACAAGGCTATTCTCAATATTTGTGCAATTTTACAGAAATTTGTAGACATGAGTATTAGCGTGAATCTTTACTATAATTATGCACATTTTCCAGAAGGAAATATTCCATTAAGTGTGTTGATTAAAGACCAAATTTATGGGTATAGATATGGTGTAAAGAACTTCTATTACTGCAATACGCCAGACGGAGATGGTAACACAGAAAAGTCTTCTGGTTGTGAATCTGGCTCATGCTCAATATAAAGGTGTATTATGAAACCCGATCTTTTTTCTAAAGTAAAGTCTAAAATCGAATGTCCTCCAGCAACTCAGGATATTGAACTAAATCTAGAGAATAGACAAAAATGTATTGATATTGCTCACTACGGGCCAGCTAATCCAGCGTTAGATAATGATGAGTATTGGCAGCGTAAAGCTGATCAATTTAAAACATCTATTGAAGAAGCAAAGACCATGAGATGCAGTAATTGTGCAGCATTTGTGGTAAAACAAAAAATGCTAGATTGCATTTCTGTTGGTATCGATCCAGATGAAGAAGGAGAGGCTTTAGAGATTATCGACCTAGCCAACCTTGGATATTGTGAATTATTTGATTTTAAGTGTGCGGGCGACAGAACTTGTGACGCATGGATTGTAAATGGGCCACTCAAGGATAAATAATGTCAAGAGATTATCATAAAATTTGTCAGTCAATTCAAGCATCGAGCGATAAAATATACGCTGGTGAACACCACATTCTTAGCGAATTACAATCTATTAGGAGTGAATTAAAGATTATATCAAAAAAACTAGATAAAGTATTAGACATGGTAATAAGAATTATTAAGGAGTCAAACTAGCATGAAAACTATATTAAACAAAGCAAACGTAGATTACATGTCTCAACCTTTATTTTTGGGCGAAGATCTATCTCTACAACGATATGACAAATTTAAGTATCCGGTATTTTTTGATCTATACAAGAAGCAGATTGAGTTTTTCTGGCGACCAGAAGAAATAGAACTTAAAAAAGACAGAAATGACTTCAAGAATAGCGATATAATGTCTGAGAATGAACGTTTCATTTTTACATCAAATTTGAAGTATCAGACAATGATGGATAGCGTGATTTGCAGGGGCGTTCCAACCCTTGTGGAATACGTATCTAATCCAGAGCTAGAAGCCTGCATGAATGTGTGGCAATTTTTTGAGCAAATTCATAGTTATAGTTACACATATATCATTAAAAATGTGTACAGTAATCCAAGCGAAATTTTAGACAGTTGCCTCACAGATAAGGAAATTTTGAAGAGAGCAAACGTCGCAATTAAAGAATATAATGCTTTACGAGAAATTGGAAATGGAACAACAAAAGACATAAAAAAGCAGATATATCTAACGCTAATTAGTGTAAATATATTAGAAGCGGTGCGTTTTTACGTATCGTTTATATGCGCCTTCGCTTTTGCGGAGAACAAAAAGATGATTGGTAACGCAGACATAATTAAGCTCATTAAGCGTGACGAAGCGTTACATCTATATAACACTCAAGAAATCATCAAAATCTTACGCACCGTTCCAGAAGAGGGATTTATTAAGATTGCAGAAGAGTGCGAAGAAGACGCTGTTAAAATGTTTGAGTCTGCCGCAGCAGAAGAAAAGGCTTGGGCAGAGTATCTATTTAAAGATGGGTCAATTATTGGCCTCAATGAAAGAGTTATGGCAGAATACATAGATTGGCTATGTATGACCAGAAGAAAAAATATCGGCTTGCCATATGATAAAGGTTGTAAAAATCCTATTGCTGGTTGGACAGACCCTTGGATGAATAGCGAAGCTGTTCAAGTAGCACCACAAGAACATGAAATTACTTCATATAAAATTGGTGCAAGCAAGAATGATCTTGAAGAAATTGATTTAGGAGGATTTGACCTATGAATAATATTAACGTAAAACTTCTTGAAGAATTTGCAAAAATTCCAACTAGAGCCAATCAAAATGATGCTGGATGGGATCTCTATTCTACTATAGATACCATAATACCACCAAAACAACGCAAAACTGTCAAAACGGGGATAGCACTAGAGATGCCAGAACATATGGCTGGATTAATTTGGCCGCGTTCTGGACTATCTGTGAAACAAGGGATAGACGTACTAGCTGGGGTTGTAGACTCTGGTTATAGAGGAGAAATCATGGTTTGTTTATACAATACCTCTGATGATAATGTATCAATAAATCGTGGGGATAGAATCGCTCAGATTATATTCCAAGAGGTGCCTCGCGTCATGATGCTTCATCAAGAAGGGCTGGGTTCCTCGCAACGAGGAGACAATGGCTTTGGCAGCAGCGGCAAATAACAATAACGGCAGACACAATAAAAAATCTAAAAAAGAAAAGCAGACTCCTAAACAAAATGTACTAGAAGCTAAAACTGAAAACCAAAGAAATTACATCAGATCTATTATAGAAAATGATGTGACTTTCTGTACTGGACCATCTGGTACTGGAAAATCTTTTATAGCTGCTGGCATTGCAGCTTCTCGCTTGCTAAAGGATGAAGTTGAAACAATTATAGTCACTAGACCACTAGTGTGTACTGGAAAAGACATAGGATCTTTACCCGGAGAATTGAATGATAAAATTAAACCATATTTAGCACCAATGGAAGAAAATTTAAAATACTTCCTAGGACGCGACAAGTTTGGTTTATATTTTAATACTAGAAGAATTAGATTTGAACCACTTGAAACAATGCGTGGTGCTACATTTCATAATGCTTATATGATCCTTGACGAAGCTCAAAATTGCACTATGGAACAGATTAAAATGTTTATAACAAGAATGGGAGATCATTCTAAAGTTATTATAAATGGTGATACAAAACAGACAGATTTATATAGAGATAGCGGACTATATTATTGCCTAGAAAAGCTTGATAAAGTTCAGGGTGTTGGTATATGCTCTTTAGGCTATAATGATATACAGAGAAATGGTATTCTTGGAAGGATTTTAAACGCTTTAGAATCGTAGGAATTTTATGTTGTATGATTATATTTGTGCAGAATGTCATAATGAAATGATCGATGTTCATCAATCAATCAAGGATGATGCTCTAGTAACTTGTCCACAGTGTGGTCAAGATGCCCTACAGAGAGTAGTATATGGTGGACTCGGAGCTTTCGTGAAAGACGTTAAGACCATTGGACAGCTAGCGGACAATAACTGGAAAAAGCTAGGACATTATAAAAGGTCTGAAGAAGAAGCAAAAGCCAAGCAGAAAGAGCAGGAGCAACAAGGTTCTTCTGTCCTTTCTGCTTTTGGCTCTGCTTCAAAAAAAGAAATTAATAAAATGACTCCAGAACAAAAGAAGAAATATATTATCACAGGTGACAAATGAAATTTGTAGAATCATTCTCAAAAGATGACTTTGTTTTAAAAACACAAGAAGATCTCTTTAACAAGCTAGGTGAAACACCGGCTGGAGAAAAAGACAAAGTATTTGCAAAATATACAAAAGCAGAACTTGGCAACGGTGCTTTTCAGAAGAAGTATTATGTACTAACATATAATAATGCTCCTTATGATCCAACAGGTATTGATAGCCACAGAGAATCTACTTTAAATATGAAACTTAAGAGCGTATCTCAAACAACGTTTGATAATTACGTTCTATATCTTAAGACTAGAAATCCTATCTATATGACAAAAGCACAAAGGAGTTTTATTAATGGTTAAAAAAGGACCAATAGGAAAGGTGGAAGGCTTTTATATAGAGCAGAACTACAAAAATATGGACATTGCAGAAATAGCAACAGATTTGAATCGACCAATTACGTCTGTTGAAAACTATATCAAGAAACATATTGTAAAAGCTACGCAAACTGTAGCAACATCATCTGGATTAAAAGCCGGTGATCAGTTCATAAGACAAGATGGCATTACAATTATGTCAGAAAATGCATCTACTCTAGGCGATGCTAAAAAAGCTAAGTCAACAAGAAGCAATCCTTGCATAACAAAGATTAAACCATGAGCTATATATTTGGAATTGATAATTGGCGTAAGCACTACGCCGCTTGCGATGATACAAAGAAAATTTGGATAGTTGTTGAAACTTCTGATAACGTTTCAGCATATTTAGAAAAGTATGATCAGTGGCTAACATTCAAGGATTATTGTTCCCAAAATAATCTAAAGATAAATAGCGTTGGGTTGCAATATCGATCTAACGTTGTTACAACTGATACAAAGAATGCCGATGCCGTTTACGTTATACGATCTGTAAAAGGGCAAATGGGCGGCACAAGCCGCGATTGCTATACAATTGGCGTAATAAACGGCGATAAAGCTAAAAAGACGATGTGGTTGACTCCAGAACTAATTGAAGACAGTTCTTATGAAGATGATCTAAACAGTTGCTTTGAGGAAGCGTTGATTTACAATGACAGAACAGCAAAACAGACCAGAACTATTTAATCAAGATTACCAGAAGCAATGGTCTGAAACACACAAGTACAAGCATATCCATACTGGAGAATACTGTACTTTTGAAGCTTATGTTGCAGAATACATTGTTATTCGCAGATCAGAAAAGCTAAACCTTGGTAAACCATCATATAAATTTTGGACCAAGGGTGATCCACTCCATTGGCTTTGGAAAAAGCAGTTTGGTGCGGCAGTGCAGCTTAAAAAGAAATACAGCGAAGAAGCGATATTAGCTGCTATAAAGTCAAAAGAATTTGATAATCTGCTAGTGCTAGGTGTCCAGAATGGCAGAGGCTACAAAATTAATCCGCTTGCGGAAAAGGTTGTTGCCCTGTATCATAGAAAAATAGAGGATGCCAAGACCAACAAGCCAGAAGTCAACTATGATGTTGAGGCTCCAAAAGAAGAAGTGCAAGTCAGAAAAACACAGTCATATTCAAAGAAGAAGACAACTATTAATCAATTGAGGAATCTATGAGCAAAGTCAAGAAAGCAAGTAAGTTTACAGAAGACTTGGTAAGTAATAACATTGTTAGCAAGTATGGCGACGTTGTTAGGAGCGGCACAGAAGTATTAGAGAACATCAATAATCTTAATGTGATTGGCGTATCTCCAGCACTTGATATTGCACTTGGTGGCGGTCTACGCGAAGGCTCAGTTGTAGTAATGACCGGAGATCCAAAGAGCGGAAAGACAACTACCGCATTGCATTTTGCAGCTAAGTGTCAACAGAAAAACAAGAGAGTAATTTATGTAAATACTGAGGGTAGACTGTCTAAGCAGAACTTTCTAGGTATAAAAGGTCTTAATCCAGATAACATTCTTATTGTAGAGTCTACAGATGAAAGAGTTTTGTCGGCAGAAGACTTTCTTAACATTATAGAGAATTATATCAATAATGATCCCGGATGTTTAATAATTGCAGACTCTTTATCTAACATGGTTCCAGCCGTTGAGCTAGAGGGCGAAGTTAGAACTGGTGTAAGAAATGCCTTGCCACGACTACTATCCATGTTCTTCAAGAGAATCAGTGGTACTCTTATGAAGAATAAGACTATTCTAGTATGCATTACGCACAATATTGCAAACACTGGCGGCTCTCCATATGCTCCGCAGAAGATGGCAGACTGTGGAAACATGTTGCAATATCAAGCTGGAACCAACATGGTAATTACTCATAGAGGCAAGTGGCAAGTTCCAAAGGATACTGGTCCTCATGTTGGTCAAATTGCTAACTGGTCTATTAAGACTTCTTGTGCTGGTGGTAGACCAAACAGCACAGCAGAAAGCTGGATTAAATATGGTATTGGCATTGATGAGGTTCAAGAGATTATTCATATCGCATGTGAGTTTCGATTGATTAAGGCTGCTGGAGCTTGGTATACAATACAATGCGCAGTAGATGATTTAAATAATCCCATGATAAATGAGATTCTTGAAGAAAATAAGATTGCTAGAACTCCAGAAGATATTGAAAGGTTCTTCAAGTTTCAGGGTGTAAATGCTGTGGCTGACTTCTTAAATAATAATCAAAAGATGGCAGCTTTTGTTTACGAAAAGATTAAGGAGCTACATTGAAAGTCAAAGGGATCAATGGTAAAGAATATATTTGGAATCTAACCAAATATGATATCTTTTATGATGATACCCGTAAGAGATCAAAGTATCATTTACGTGCAAGAAATTTGTTAAAGGAAATATTTCATAGTTATAGAATACTTGAAGAAGTAAAGCTACCGGGAAGCACAGCATTAAACAGAAAATCTGTACTCTACCTTGACTTCTACATTCCATCGCTTAAGATGGCTTTTGAGGTACATGGAGAACAGCACTATGAATACTGCCCATTCTTCCATAAGAACAAAGCAGATTTTTTAAAGGCAAAAGCCAGAGATGAAGATAAAATAGAGTGGTGTAACCTCAACGATATAAAAATTGTAGTCCTAAATTTTAAAGAAAGCGACGATGAGTGGCGAAAACACATTAAAGGCGGCTGATAAATTATCTGAGCATATCAGTTTAATTTCATCATATATTGAGATTAGTAATACTAAATTCTCATCATTTCGTGAGGAATATTTACTTGCTGCAAACCTGTCTTCTGAGCAGCTTAAGAAGCTAACACAGCAAGAAGCTTTTGATACAGCTTACTTATTATATGCTTATGCTACATATATACAGGATGAGATAAATAAGAATAAAATAGCACTAAACTGGTGCAATGACCAGCTAGAAAAGCTAGTGGTTGCTCACAATGATGAGTTTAGTCAATACACTAAGCATGAAGTTAAGCGGCAGATTATAATAAGAGACAACAACTATGCTGCATCTGTTGATAAGATGCGTGAAGTTGCTGAAGGTAGACTTCAGGCATTAGATGGTAAAGTTTATGAACTGAAACGCAAAGCTGACATTCTATTAGAAAAAGCTAAGAGGTTATGATGGATTTGAACAATTTTTTCAACTCGTTAACAGACGAGCAAAAACTACAATTAGCGAACGCTTTAATGAATTCCACTTCTAAACAGCCAAGCGAGAAGAAAGAAGAAGACTTTGTAGTTAAAACAACTCAGCCACCCAAAAAGACTGCCTCTGTTGGGGAGGATTTTATTGTTAAGAAGGCAGAACAACACCCAGCTAGGAGAAAAGAATCCGTGAAAGCTAGACATAACCAGTGGGAAGACACTGGGGAATTTAAAGATGTGCATACTCCAGAATACGAAAGGACTCCACGACGCAGAGAGGCTCCACGCAAAGAGGATGTAGAGTGCCATGTTTGTGGAAAATCATTCAAGATAGATCCACGTTTTAGTTATGGTGAATACTATCGATGCAACAGGTGTACAGGCAAGAAATAATTATGGAAGAAAAACTAGTTGATATAGGTGCCGAAAGAGCGGTACTAGCTGGACTATTACAGCATGGAATTGATGGATATGTCACGGTGGCTGATCTTATTAGCCCCGAAACATTTGGCAATTCCAATAATCAGATTCTATTTAAGTGTGTAGAAAAGATTATTAGCAATGATCAGACTGTTGATATTGCATCTATATTATCTTCAGCGAGTCAATTAGGATTTTCTGATATAATCAATACTAACCAAGAGCTTAAGTACATTAAGTCTCTTTTTGATTTTCCTGTAAATAAAGAGAATATTCTTAGTTTTGCAGTTCAAATTAAAAAGTTTGAGTTTGCTAGGAAGATCAAGAAACTTACATCTAAAATCCATAAGGATATTGATGGTGTAACTGGAACAGAAACCATTAATGAAATCATACAAATTCTAGAGAATCCCGTAACAGATTTTCTTAGAGAAGATGATGGTGGCGATGTTCCCCAAAAAATAGGTAACGGAGTTAGTGATTATGTACAATTCTTGGGAGAAAACAAGTGCGATATTATTGGTATTCCAACGGGATTTGCAAAATACGATCAAGCCATTGGTGGCGGTCTTAGACGCAAATGCGTTGACCTTATTTCTGCACGACCAAAAGTTGGTAAATCTGTATTCGCTGATAACGTTGCATTAAATGTATCATCTCTAAACATTCCAGTTCTGGTATTAGATACTGAAATGTCCAAGGAAGATCATCTCAATAGACTTATTGCTAATATTAGCGGTGTGCCAATTAATGAAATAGCTACTGGCAAGTTTGTTGACGATGAAGAAAAGCATGAGAAAGTATTAGACGCTGTTAAGAAGCTAGAATCTATTCCATATAGCTATATCAGTGTTGCTGGTAAACCATTTGAGCAAATCTTAAATCTCATTAAGAGATGGATAGTGCAAGAAGTTAAGAGTGATTACACTGGTAAGACAAATGATTGCTTAGTGATATACGATTACTTGAAGCTTATGTCATCTAGTTCTATCACAAATAATATTCAGGAATATCAAGCTCTTGGTTTTCAGATTACATCATTGCATAATCTTTGCGTTAAGCTAGATATTCCATGTTTGTCATTTGTGCAATTGAACAGGGATGGTATAACTAAGGAAAGCACAGACGCTGTATCGGGTTCAGATAGATTAATTTGGCTATGTACATCATTCTCAATCTTCAAGGCTAAATCTCCAGAAGAGCTAGCAGAAGATGGACCAAATGCTGGAAACAGGAAGCTTGTTCCGATTGTTTCAAGACATGGTGGCGGACTAGACGATGGTGATTATATCAACATGTTGATGCAAGGATCTCATGCGAAATTGACAGAGCTTAGAACAAGAAATGAATTTAAGAATCAGCCAGTAGGAGATACTGGCTTGGTAAATAATGAGTCACTAATTAAAATTAAGATTGCAGATGGACTTACAGCAAATCAAGAAGAAGCTGAATGATAACTGGGAACTAGTTTTCAAAGAACTAGGGATGCAGTACGAGAACTTTGGGGATAATATCTACTCAACATGTCCAATACATGAGGGTAGTGATAATCCAAGAGCTTTTTCGTATTCAGTTAGCAAAGGTATATGGAAATGCTGGACTAGAGATTGTCAGCACTCACATAAAAATGACATATTTGGATTAATAATAGGGGCTTTATCTGCTAAAGAGAATATAGATATTGACTTCTCTCAAGCCCTGAAGTGGTCATGCAAACTACTAAAAATAGATAAGTCTTATAGTCAAAATAAAAAACAAGATGTAGAACTAAAAGAAGAAGATGAAGATTTTTTCAATGTTATTAATATCTTTAAGTCAGACGTTGAAGAATATAGGCATAAAAAAGTTGACATAAAATGCGATGTATGCTGTCCTTCAAAATATTTTATAAGTCGAGGCTTTTCTGAAGAGACGCTAGAACATTTTGGTGTTGGAGACTGTTATGATGGTGGTTCAAAACTACGTGACAGAGCTATAATACCAATACATGATGATGGTGGTAATGATATTGTTGGAATCATTGGTAGGGCTGTTAAAGATTACATATCACCTAAGTTTTTATTGCACCCAAAAGGTTTTGACAAGAGGTATTTTTTCTATAATTACCATAGAGCTATAGAAAAAGCCAAAGAAACATCATGTTTATTTATAGTTGAAGGTCAGGGAGATGTTTGGAGATTGTATGAGGCTGGAGTGATTAATGTTGTTAGCATTTTTGGGAAAACCATTAGTAAACAACAAGAAGAAAAGTTACAAAAGCTTCCAATTACACATCTTATAATATTGACAGATAATGATCAAGCTGGAAGAGAAGCTAAGGTTCAGATTAAAAGACAACTAAGCAGAATGTATAAATTAACATTTCCAAAAATGTCTACCAAAGATGTTGGCGACATGACAACAGAACAAATCAAAAGTAAGATACTGCAAAACTTGAAAGGAACATTTTAATGGCTAAGATAATTGGTATTTCTGGTAAGAAGCAGTCTGGTAAAAATACTGCTGCAAACTACATCAATGGAACTATTTTAAAGTCAAAGGGGATGGTTGAAAATTTTTACATTGATGATGAAGGAAATCTTGGTATTAAAACAACTGATCAACTTGGTCAAGCTGGTTATGGCATACTAGATGTAACTAGAAAAGATGCGGAATTCGTTGAGTATGCTGAGAAGGAAATGTGGCCTTTTATTAAGGTGTACCATTTTGCAGACGCTCTTAAGGAAATATCGGCCTCTTTATTTGGTTTGAATTTACAGCAGTTATATGGCACGGACAAGCAGAAGAATATGAAAACAAATCTTCTGTGGGAAGACTTGCCAACACCAGAGGGTAAAACTGGAAAGATGACAAATAGAGAATTTTTAGAATACTTTGGTACAAAGATTGTTCGTAAGATCAGATCAGACGCTTGGGTAAAGGCCACTATTAACAAAATAGTAGCTGAAAGTTCTGAGATTGCTATTATACCAGATGTTAGGTTTCCAAATGAGGTGGAAGCAATTAAGGATAATGGTGGAATTGTTATCAGATTGCAAAGAGATATATTTAAGTCTACAATAGAGTGTGAAACTGCACTTGATGAAGATAAATTTGATTGGTCAGTTTTTGATCATGTAATTGATAACCGTGATATAAGTATGACCGATTTTTGCTCTAAGCTAGAGTCTATTAACACAGTTTGGAGCATATAATGCTAGTAACATATATAAGATCATCTAGTTACAACAATTATTCATATTGCCAAATGCAATATTTTATTACGTATGTTCTTGGTCATCAACCAGCTAGTGGGAAAAAGGCTGAACTAGGAACTATAGTACATAAAGTAATGGAAGTTCTTGCCAAACTAAAAAAGGAGATGCAAGATAATCCTAAAAAACTAAAGCTTGTAGTTGAAGATGATGCCGTAGGGAAAATAGACATCAAAAAAACAGAGTTGTTTACAAAGGCATTAGTTGATGATTTAATCAAAAGAAGCTTTCATTTCTACACCAAAGACTCTGCACATTCATTTTCTAAAGCAGATAATGGCAACTGTGGCGAATTAGTTTGGAATACATTGAAATATAATGATGGACAGTTTGACCCTAGAAATAGAAAGATTATTGCAGCAGAGCCACATTTCGATATACCAATTGAAGAAGATTGGGCTAAGTATACTTATAAAATGCCAGATGGAAACATTGTAAACGGTCAGCTTGCTATCAAGGGAACAATAGACCTAGTAACTGAAACGCAAGAGGGTATTATTGAAGTAATAGATTGGAAGACAGGTAAAAGACTAGATTGGGCCACCGGAGAAGAAAAAACGTATGAAAAGCTATGCTCAGACCCCCAGTTGCTACTATATAACTATGCTATATCAAAGCTATTTCCACAGTATCACCAAACTATTATGTCTATATTTTTCATTAAGGATGGAGGACCATTCTCCATGTGTTTTGATAAATCAGACCATACAAAGTTTCTTAACATGCTGAAAGAGAAATATCAACATATTAAGCAAAATGATACTCCAAAACCCATTTCTGTTGACAGAAGTAGCTGGAAATGCACCAAATTGTGCCACTATTGCAAAAATAAGTGGCCCGATACTGATACTAATATGTGTATGTACATAGAGGACCACCTTAAGAAGAATGGTATGGAAAAGACCATTGAGCATTGTACTAGGGATGGTTTTGATATCGGTTTTTATTCTGCTCCGGGTTAAAAAAGGACATTAATATGAACGACAAATTGTTAACTATTGGCATGGCGACATATGACGATTATGATGGTGTTTATTTTACAACACAAGCATTAATGCTATATCATGATATTCTTAAAAATATAGATTACGAAATATTGATTATAGATAACAATCCACATGGTCAACACGCTTCTTTAGTTCGTGATTTGACCCATTGGATGAGCGGCAGAGGTAGATATATCCCATATGAAAACAAAACAAGCACAGCAGTAAGAAATGAAATTTTTGTAAATGCGAATGGCAAATATACAATATCATTAGATTGCCACGTTCTTTTAGCTCCAAATAGCATAAATGCTCTATTGGATTATTATTCACAAAATCCAGACTGTAAGGATATAGTGCAGGGTCCAATGTTGTATGATGATCAAATTAATTATTCTACGCAGTTTGATCCCGTGTGGCGTGGAGATATGTATGGCATTTGGGGTTCTAATAAAGAGGCATACGAGTTAGGAAAACCATTTGAGATCCCAATGATGGGTCTTGGTACGTTTTCTTGTGAAACCAAGAACTGGAGAGGATTTAATAAGAGCTTCAAGGGTTTTGGTGGCGAAGAAGGATATATACATGAAAAATTCAGACTCAATGGTGGTAAAGCTATATGCTTGCCACAATTTAAGTGGACGCACAGATTTGGTAGACCAAATGGTGTAAAATATCCACTTGTGTTAGAAGATAGAATTTGGAACTATTTTGTTGGATGGCTAGAGCTAACACAAGATCCAGAACATAAAATGATTCGTGATACTTACGAACATTTTAAGAATAAGATACCACCAAATAGTATAGATAATATTTTACATCTAGCTATTAATGAGGTTTTGTCATGATTGATTTGTTGCCAATCATCAAAGATTCTTTTTCTAAATATAAGATCAGAGATATGCAACTAGACCCCAATGGTCTATGTAATGCTGGATGCTGGTTTTGCCCAGTTAAATATTTAGGAAACCCAAAAGAATCTCAAGGGCAAATGCCAGTAGATCTTCTTGAGAAAATATTTGCAAATATTGTATCTGAAAGAAGACCAGACGGTTTAGTTGATATGGGTTTCAACGGATTCTATACAGCGCATTATAATGAAATACTTATGTACAAGTATTTTGAGGATTTGCTAAAACTGTGTAGAAAATACAATTTTATTTTTATGGTATTATCCAATGGAACAACTCTAACACCAAAAAAAACAGATTTATTAGTAGAATATCAAGATGTTCTTTCTGGCGTTTGTTTAAATGTTCCATGTTTTGAGCCTGAATTATGGTCAAAACGTGTTAACCTATCTGAAAAACTATTTCCACAGTTAGTGACCAATATAAAATACTTTATAGATCATCATCCAATGAAACTATCTATTCAAGTAAATGGGTGGAATAAAGAAAATAATTGGCTTGACAAAGGTCCAAATTTTCCAGAAGACTTAACAGATGAAGAAAATGATAGGCAAGTAGAAATAGCAAAGTCTATGTTTCCACAAGCAAATGTATTTAAAGTATTCCATTTAATTGATCGTGCTGGATATATTGCAGACGTAATTACTAATAAAAATGCAATAGATCGATATAACGGAAATAAACAAGTTATTGGATGTATGAACTCATATGAAACTGGCGGAAGACCAGTTGGTTGGGTACATGTCAATGCTCACGGTGAATGTTTTCTGTGTTGCAATGACTACACTATGGAAATAAAGTTTGGAGATTTCAAAACACAAGAATTAAAAGATTTTTGGGGTAAAGAAGATCATATAAATAAAATCAAAGAGTCTTATGAGACTATTTGTAAAAAATGTGCGTCAGCAAAATACTTATAGGAGAATATAATGCCAATTCCATCAAGAGATAAAAATGAAGATAAAAACTCATTCATGAGTAGATGCATGAGTGACGCAAAAATGCGTGATGAATATAAGAGTGAACAACAAAGAGCGGCTATTTGTATGCAGCAGGCAACATCAGAGTGCGATTGCGTAGAAGCTGCTGATTTCAAAATGCAAGTAGAAGTCTATGGATATGAAGAAGATATTAATGAGGATAATTTTTACATCCCAACACAAGCAGAATATGAAGATTTTGGCGAAGAAACGGAGGAATGGGATGTTGCTGGAGAGAAACCGGGGTTGTGGGAAAACATCAGAAAGAAGAAGGAACGAGAAGGCAAAAACTATAAGCCAGCAAAGCCGGGAGATCCAGATAGACCAGATAAAGATGCATTTAAAAAAGCTCAGTCTGGTGATAGCGAAATGGCTATTGAACAAATAATGAAAATGCACGACCAGCTTATGGAAGTAGTTGCTAAAATGCAAACAATGCAAATACCTGTAGAATTTCAGGATTGGACAAAAGACATGATCTCCAAGGCTGAAATATATGTTCAGAATGTATACGACTTTGTTAAGTATTATGAGCCGGGTAAATATGAAGAAGATAGTGCAGATGCTTCTGAATATCAAGGTCGCAAAGTAACTTTGAATAAGCCATTTAGAACATCAAATGGCCCAAAGAAGTTTGCAGTATATGTTAAGAATGAAAGCGGAAATGTTGTTATTGTTCGATTTGGTGATCCAAATATGAAGATCAAAAAGAACATTCCAGAGCGAAGAAAGAGCTTTAGAGCTAGGCATAACTGTGACAATCCCGGTCCAAAGTGGAAGGCTAGATATTGGGCCTGCAAGAGTTGGTAAACATAATTCAAATAAGGAATAAATAACATGACAAAACAATCAATAGAAAGTTTATTACAATCGCAGTCTCAAGATGTTGCTGGATATTCTAGCGATACCGTAATTGAGCTACTTAAAAAATCACTAAACATTCACTGGCAGCAAACAACCGTTATGTCTGCACAAGCTGTACATCTTGATCGCTGGGGCTATAAGAAGCTTGCGGCAATTTTTAAAGAAGATGCACTACAAGAGCATCAACATGCTATGATTAATCTTGGTAGATTAGAGTTTTTCGACGCTGACTATCAACCGCTAACAGTATCGCCGCCAGTATGGACTAGGCATGATATTTTAGCAATGATTAACTACAACCTTGATTCGGTTCGCCAAGCCTCTGCTGCTGAAAGAGCTACAATCGTGGCAGCTAGGAGCGTTGGCGATGAATTAACGGCTAACGTAATGATTACTTTGCTACAAGGCTCAGAGGATGGAATTGAGCTTTATGAAGGAATGTTGAAGCTTATTGAGCAAATGGGTCTTGACAACTTCCTAACGCTACAGGTATAATTGCCTGTCGGCATTTTTGTTGGTTGGACGGTATAATAGTTTGATAGCTACTGCATACACATTGAATTGACAAGGAAAGTATATGTTGAACTGGTTTCCTCTGAATAACTATACTCATTATAGTTTGCTAAAAGGTTTTTCTAAGCCAGAAGAATTGGCTGATAAATGCAAAGAAAACGGTTATCCAGCCTGTGGTATTTGTGACTATAAGACAATATCTGGCGCTATATCTTTTTACAAAGCCTGCAAAAGTGCTGGCATAAAGCCTATAATTGGCTGTTCTTTTGATAAGTTCAAAGTTTTTGCTAAGAACAAGTCTGGATGGCATGACCTAATTGAATTAGTGTCATCTATAGATGAGAGTGGTGATTTATCAGAAGATTTATTTAGTAAGATCTTTGATAGAAAAAATCTCATTAAAATATCAAATGTTGCAAGTAAGTCTATGCCAGATAGTTATTATGCAAATAAAGAGGACGCAAAGCTGCATAGAATACTTCTATGTTCAGACATGAAAACAACCCTACCAAAAATTAATAAGGCTATTAAGCAAGAAAAAAACGCCAGCTTACTCATGGATAATCATGCAGACAAGCTAGATTATTTCCTATTTGATAAGTTTTATCTACTAGATAAAGAAGAATCTAAGGGACTAGAAACAACTAAGCTAGAAGAGATTTACAATCAGTGCGAAGACTATGATATTTTAAGTAAGCCAAATCTTCCAAAGTTTGCTTGCCCAAACAATCAGTCAGAAGAAGACTATCTTAAGGAACTTTGTCGCATTGGATGGAAGAATCTATTAATCGATAATGATAAAGTTTCTAAGCCAGAAGACAAGCAGAAATATCTAGATAGATTTAAAGAAGAGTTTGACGTTATTAAGGGTGCTAACCTGTTCGGATATTTTCTAATCGTTCATGATATTATACATTATTGCGAAAGTCAAGGTTGGCTTTGTGGTCCCGGCAGAGGTTCTGCTGCTGGATGTTTAATATCTTATCTAATTGGAATTACAAAGATTGATCCACTAGAGTTTGATCTTCTGTTTGCACGTTTTTATAATGCCGGTAGAAATAGTGAAGATCATATTTCTTTGCCAGATATTGATATGGACGTTCCCGGTAACAAGAGGGATGAAGTTATAGCTTATCTGAAGGACAAGTATGGACACGACCACGTTAGCCAAATGATTACATTCGGCAGATTACGCGGCAGAAGCGCAATTAAAGAAGTGTTACGAGTTAATGAAGCTTGTTCTTTTAGTGAAATGAACGCTATAACCAAAAGCGTACCAAACGAAGCTGAAATCTCAGATCAGCTTGCAGATATGGATGACGAAGAAAGATCTATTATTAGGTGGGCATTAATTAATAGGTCAAGTGACTTGAGAGATTTTTGCTATATCAATGATGATGGAAAACTAGAAGGAAACTATGCCGAATATTTTGAGCAAGCCATAAAGATTGAGGGTACATTTAAAACGCAGGGAAAACATGCTGCCGGTGTTGTTATCTCTGCTAAAAGATTGAATACGGTTTGCCCAATGGTAAAGCAGCGTGGATCGACTGAAAAGATTGCAGGACTTGAAATGTCAGACCTTGAAAGTCTAGGTCATGTCAAATTTGATATTTTAGGAATTACGCTCTTGGATAAATTGATGTATATCCAGAAAACTTGTGTATAGTATTACGTCAAACTTTACACCCACTGGAGATTAACCATGATTACTCATGAAAAATTAAAGCAAATGCTTCATTTAGAAAATAAGAGCCAAAGAGAAATATCACAAGAACTGGGCATTAGCGAGGCTTGCGTTTCGCAGTACGCTAAAAAATATGGATTAAGGAGAAAGCCAGAAGAAAGATATATTGGTAAAAGATTTGGAATATTAACGGGTAAAAAGGTTGTTGGTCAGGACGATTATTCTCATAATATGATTGAATGTGTTTGTGATTGTGGTAATACAATTGTCATTGTGTGCCACTCTTTAACAAGTGGTAATACAAAAAGCTGCGGGTGTGAAGCAAGAAAGCGTGGAAAAGATCGTGCAAACTATCGCGGTTATGAAAATATCCAACAAAGTTATTGGAGTAGTATAATTAAAGGTGCCGATAAAAGAAATTTAGAAATGTCTATTTCAGTTGAATATGCTTGGAGTCTATATGAAAAGCAAGGTAAAAAATGCGCTGTAACTGGAGTGCCAATATTTTTTCCACAAACAAGAAAAACTGCAAATAAATCGACAGCATCACTAGATAGAATAGATAATACAAAGGGCTACATTGAAGGAAACGTGCAATGGGTACATAAGAAAATAAATCAAATTAAAATGGATTTGACAATTGAAGATTTTTTTGAATTATGCAAAAGCGTAGTTAATTATAACAATTTATTGGAGAAACAGAATGGCAAATAGAGATTTTGTCGTGTTCGATTTTGAAACGGGAAGTAGGAATCCTCACAGAACTCAGCCAACACAAATTGCAGCATTAGCTATTGATGGTCGCAATCTATCTGTTAAGGGTCAATTTAATAGTGAGATTAAGCCCATATTTGAGGATGAGTTAGCTATTGCCGCTGGGTTTGATCCACTAGAAGATGAGGCTTTAAAAATTACAGGAAAAACAAGAGAGGGTCTTGCTAATGCTCCATCTCTGAAGTCAGTGTGGTCTAAGTTTACAAAGTTTGTTGATCAGTATAACTGGAAGGGTGATTCTTTTTATGCTCCAATTCCAGTTGGATTTAACATTGTAGGTTTCGACTTAATTATTGTGAATAGGTTATGCAAGGAATTTGGCCCTTGGGATAAGGATAAAGAACATCAAAAGCTATTTAGCAAGGTGTACAAGGTGGATATAATGGATAATGTCTTTCTATGGACAGAAGGTGATCCAAGTGTTAAGTCTATTAGCATGGATTCACTGAGGCAAAGAATGGGACTAAGTAAAGAAAATGCTCACGACGCTTTGCAAGACGTTAAAGATGAGGCTAATATATTCATCAAGCTATTAAAAACACATAGGTCCGTGTATCAGAATATTACTTTTGAAAATGCGTTTGCCAACGGTGGATTATATGTCAAATAATGTAAATATTGATTATAACTGCAAAAAGACTTGGGGATTGTTTGCTGAAGGCAAGACCAAAGGGATCTTTCAGCTAGAAAGTAACCTTGGGAAATCATGGTCTAAAAAACTAGCTCCGACAAATCTAGAAGAGCTATCAGCATTGATTGCTATCATTAGGCCGGGAACTCTTAAAGCATTTGTCGATGGCAAGAGCATGACGCAGCACTATGTTGATAGAAAGCATGGTAGAGAAGAAGTAACTTATTTGCATGAATCTCTAGAAGAAATATTAAAGCCAACATATGGTGTGCTTGTGTACCAAGAGCAGTCAATGCGTATTGCACAAAAAGTTGCTGGATTTAATCTTCAAGAGGCTGACGTTTTACGCAAGGCAATCGGTAAGAAAAAGGCCGACCTCATGAATGAAGTAAAGAAGTCATTTATAGAGGGTTCTCAAAAAGTTGGAATAGTTACTAAAGAAGAAGCAGAGCAAATCTTTGGATGGATCGAAAAGTCTGCACGATATGCTTTTAATAAATCTCATAGCGTTTCATATGCAATGTGTTCGTATTGGAGTGCATATTATAAAGCGCATTACACTCCTCAGTTTTTTCTATCGTATCTACACTATGCAAATGAAAAGCAAGATCCACATAGAGAAATATATGAGCTTATCTCAGAGGCAAAATTATTTGACATTCAATTAAGAACTCCAAATATTACAAATTTTAGTAACAAGTTTGTTCTTAGGGAAAACAATAAGATTTATTTTGGTGTAAAGGATATAAAGTCATTAACTGGCAAAACCGGCGATGCTCTTGAAGAAGCTATAAAACTAGCAGAGCAAGCATCTGGAAAAAAAATATCATCTTTTTCTTGGTTAGATGTTCTTGTATTTTTTAGTCCATATGTTAATTCTACATCTTTTAAAGCTTTAGCGTCTGTTGGATTTTTTAGGGGCTTTAAGGAAAAAGTATCTCGCAATAAAGCATTGTATGATTATGATATATTTAAGACTTTAACAAAGGCTGAACAGACTTGGATATCAAACAACTACGAAGCTAAAAAGTGGACATCATTCGTAGAGTGCCTTAAAGACTTGGCACCAACTAAAAAAGAGGGCGGTGGCACAAGCAAAGTTGACAGAAAACAGGCTATTACAAATGAGATACAGCTACTTATTGATCCACCATACGATCTTGAAGATGATGCAGGCTGGATTATTGATCAAGAAACAAAGTTCTTAGGTTGTCCGGTAACATTGTCTAGAATTGAAACATCTGATAGCTCTGCCGCAAACACTACTTGCAAAGAAATTATCAATGGTAAAAAGGGTAAGGATTTGTGTGTTGTGGCAAATATACAAAGGTTATCAGATTATACGATAACCAAGGGCGAATCAAAGGGGCAAATCATGTCATTTCTAACCATAGAAGATGAATCATGTATGCTTGATAGCGTGATTGTGTTTCCTCAAGTAAAAGAGAAATATAGATATGTATTATACGAAGGTAACAATCTAATTTTTTGTGGATCTGTAACAGGTCAAGACAATGCGTTTATTGTCAACAAGATTCATGAAATTTGAGTTGTCTTTTTGGCTTGTATCAGCTAATATACAAAGATTGGAGAAGATATGAATATCTGTTCATTTACGGGTTATCTAGTAGAAAACCCAAAAATTTCTATAATAGACAATGTGGTGTTGGCGGAATTTACGATAGTAGTCTATACTTATAGAAGAACCAAAAGCACTGGCGAGAAGAGTAGAACGCCAACTTTTTTAAGATGCGAAGCTTGGCATACTGGTGCTGAAACTTTAGAAAAATTTGCAACCAAAGGAACCAAGATTACAGTTATAGCATCTGCTAAAAATATTTCCAAAGAAAATCGTGGAATAGTTTTTAGAATCAATGAATTCGATCTTTGCAACCAAGATTTTGAGGATTAATAATGAGAAAGAAAAGGATTCTATTTTGCAGCGAAGCAACGTTTCTCAATACTGGATATGCAACATATACTAGAGAAGTATTGAATTATTTGCATGGAACAGGTAAATATGAGTTGGCAGAGCTAGCTGCATATGGCGAAAGAAATGATCCAAGAGCTAGATCTATTCCTTGGCGTTTTTATGGTGTAACACCGCCAAAAGAAGCTAGCGACGAAGAAAAACAAAGATATGCCTCTATTCCAACAAATCAGTTTGGAGAATATGCTTTTGAAGGTGTATGTCTAGATTTTCGTCCAGATATAGTTTGTGATATTAGAGACTTCTGGATGTTAGATTTTGCTGAAAGATCTCCATATAGAAACTTTTTTAAGTGGGCTATTATGCCAACTGTTGATGCTGCACCGCAAGCAAGGCAGTGGATAGCAACATATCAATCTGCTGATGCATGTTTTACTTATTCAGATTGGGCTGGAGAAGTTCTCAAAAAACAATCTGGTGGATTAATTAATTACTTAGGAAGCGCACCACCTTCTGCTCATGCTGCTTATCAACCAATTCAAAATACAGATAGCCTAAGAGAATATTTTAATATAGATCCAGATACAAATATTATCGGAACAGTTATGCGTAATCAAAGACGCAAATTATATCCAGATTTATTTGCTGCATTTAGAATGCTATTAGATAAAGTTGAAGACAAGCATAAGTATATACTATATTGTCATACTAGTTATCCAGACATGGGCTGGGACTTTCCAGAATTACTACAACAATATGAGTTGTCTTCTCATGTTATGTTTACATATGTTTGTCCAGATACTGGAAAGCCATTTCCATCTAGATTTAGAGGAGCTATAGCACAGTCTCCATTTACTGGAAAGTATAACTGTGCAATGTCAAATGTAAAAACTGGACTTAGCTATGAAGATCTTTCAGTAATTATAAATCTATTTGACATATATGTTCAGTATGCTAACTGTGAAGGTTTTGGATTGCCACAAGTTGAGGCTGCTGCCTGTGCAGTTCCAGTAATGGGTACTGATTATTCAGCGATGGAAAGTGTACTAAGGCAACTTGGCGGTATTCCAATTAAGCCAAAGGCTCTATACAAAGAGCTTGAAACAGGATGTTTTAGAGCAGTTCCAGACAATGAATTAGCTGCACAAAAGCTATTTGAGTTTTTCCAGCAACCAAAAAATCTAAGAAAAAGAATGGGATTTAATACAAGACAGGCATTTTTAGAACATTTCCAATGGGATAAAACTGGATCAATGTGGGAAAACTATTTTGATAGTGTTGAGATTCAGCCAGAAGAAAAAACTTGGAAGTCTTTTCCTCGTATTAATTATCCAAAGCCAAAACCACGGCAGCTTCCAGAAGGTATTTCCCATGAAGAGTTATCCAAGTGGCTAATAACAGATGTTCTCTGTGAACCAGAAAAAGTTAATTCTTTTATGCACGCTAGATTAACAAGAGATTTAATGTATAGATGCTCTACCGCAACAACCGGTGGAATGTATTTCAATGAAAGTTCTGCAAATTTTGATGCTAAAAACATAAGGAACCCATTTAATTTTGATATGGCGTATGAACATATGGCTGCTTTGTGTCATAGAAGAAATAATTGGGAACAAAAAAGAGCGGAGGCGTTTGGTCTATCATGAAAATATTGTATATAGCACATTACAAAGAGGGTAGTGGGTGGTCTAGGGCTGCTCTAGATTATATCTTAGCTTTAGATCAAAATGGTTTTGATGTAGTTTGTAGGAATGTACAGTTAACATCTACTGAGCATCCCGTACCAGAGAGAATACATGAATTAGAATCTAAACCTTTAACTGGGGTTGATGTTTGCATACAGCATCTTCTTCCTCATCATATGATTGGGACTAAAAAATTCAAAAAAAATATCGGCGTTTTTGTTAGCGAGACAGATAGTATAAAACACACATCTTGGTTTACATTTCTAGCAAACGTTGATCAAATTTGGGTTCCAAATTCTGATAATAAACTAAGGCTAACTACGGATGGTTTTAAAAATGTTGAAGTTGTTCCATACGCTTTTGATCTATCAAATTATAAAGACAGGCCAAAAATAAATCTTTATAGTGCTAACAATAAGTTCAAGTTTTATTATATTGGCGATCTAAATGATAGAAAGAATTTAGCAGGAATTATAAGGGCATTTAATAGTGAGTTTTGTAATGGTGAGCCAGTAAGTCTAGTTATTAAAATAAGAAAGTATGGCGTACAACCAAAGCAATTGCATGATGCTTTCGTGAAGTTTTCTCAGCAGATAAAATCTCAGTTAAGAATTCATAAGAAGCTAGAACACTATCCATCAGAGATAGTAATAACAGCAGATGCTGGAGATGATGTTATACATAGTTTACATAATACATGTGATTGTTTTGTTGGTCTTTCTCATGGCGAAGGCTGGTCTATACCAGCGTTTGAATCAATGTGCTATGGTAAAACTCCCATATGTAGCAATGAAGGTGGACCAAAAGAATTTATAGACGCTAATGATATTAATACCGGCTCTTTAATTGATGGGGTATACTCTGTCTGTTCTCAGAATGATCCAGCTTTTGGCGATATTTTTACAGGTAGAGAAAACTGGTTTCAACCAAGCGAACAATTAGCCAAAAAAGCTATGAGGTTTTACTACGAAAATTCTCACAAGATAGATAGATCTATCGGATTAAAAACAGCAGAAAAGTTTAGTTATCAAAATATAGCTAAGAAAATAAAGGATGTTCTAGATGAGTAAAGTAAAAAGAATTATAGATTTAGCTAATAGGGAAGTTGATAATAAGATATATAACATCTTAACATTCCCAACACATGAAAGATACGAAACACAGTTAGCAAAAACTGGACATAATTTTTATGCTCTAAATATTAAGGATGCAAAAAAGTGGAATGAGGGTCAGACCCCGATCCCTATAAACTATCATATGCTACCAGAAAACAAGATATGTGAATTTTTGAATTATGATTTCATCTTGGTGCAAAGTAGATATTGGCAGTATGAAATTGCTTCTAATATTAATAGAAGTTTGCAGCTTCCAATGATCGTATTGGATCACACTTTGCCACCAGAACTTTCAGAAAATCAACTAGAAGTATTAAGAAGTATGTACGGAAATGTTAATGTTTTTATATCTGAGTTTTCACAAAACTCTTGGAACATCAACGCCAACTCTTTAGTAATTCATCATGGGATTGATAGTAACTTATTTAGTCCAAAAAATATTAAAAAAAATAAGTATGTCTTGACGGTTGCAAACGATTTCATCAAAAGAAATTACTGTCTTCATTATGACCTATGGTGTGAATTAACCGATGGACTTGATAGCAGAGTTGTTGGAGAGACAGAGGGTTTATCCAAATCAGCTTCATCTATCGATGAGCTAGTTGAAGAATATAACAAATGTCAAGTATATTTTAATACATCAACAACCCCAATTCCTATGTCATTACTTGAAGCAATGTCGTGTGGGTGTGCTGTAGTTACTGTCAACGCTAGCATGATGCCAGAGATCATTAAAAATGGCGTCAATGGATTTATTACCAACGATAAAGATGAGCTTAAGAAATATCTAGTTGAAATTTTGAATAATGATGATCTCAGGGAAACTCTAGGCAATAATGCTAGAAAAACAATACTAGAGAAATTTTCTGAACAAGCTTTTATCGACAAATGGAATTCAGTCTTTGATAATATTTATGAGGTATCAACACTATGAAAATACAGATTGTTAACAACGACAATGAGTCTATAGATGGGTTTATTGCTCTAAAAATTAGCGACAATATTAAGCAAGATCTTGGCAAGATTGTGGATAATTCTTGTACTGAGCTTTTGGTATTAGATGTCATTAATTCTTTCAAATATAATGAATCAATAGAATTTTTACTCACTCTACTAAAAAAGGTAAGAATAAATGGGAATATACTCTTAAAAGGAGTTAGCTCGCTATCACTATCTCATGCAATTCTTAATGAGTTAATAAACTCTGAAGAAGGTAGCAGTGTAATTGAGAATATCAAGTCTATTCATGATCATAGAGATATTGTCAATTTACTAGAGGCTAATAACTTCACTGTTAATACTATAATGCTTGGTGGCGTATCATATGAATTAGGGGCAACAAGGTCTAAAAATGTATCATGATTTCGAAGAACAAATTTATTACATCACCAAAGGCTTCTAAAGTAGCTGATGCGAAACCTTTAGTTACAGTAATATTATTATGCGATAATCCCGGATATAGAATGAAATCTTATGGTCCAGCTTCATTAATTTCATTTAAGAATAAGAGATTAATAGATCTACAAATAGATGCTATAAAAAAGGTGTTTAGCAATTATGAGATTATAGTATGTGCTGGATTTGATGCTGATAAAGTATGCAAATATATAAAGCAAAAGTATAAAAACAGTAATATAAGGATAGTAGAAAATCAAATATTTTCTAGCTCAAATTCTTGTGAAAGCGCTAGATTATCGCTAAATAATACTAATAATGATCGTATTCTTATTTGTGATGGCAGTTTGTATTTTACGCATCAAACACTAGAACAAATAAACCTAAATGAATCAAGCGTTTTTACTGAGATTTGTAAACAGGATAATTTAGAGGTTGGCGTAAACGTAAATGAGCATGGTATCATTGAGCATTTTTCTTTTGGTGCAAATCATACTTGGTCTGAGATTTGTTTTTTACAAAACCATGAGTCCATAGAATCATTAAGAAGAATACTAACATCTTTTGACAAAAGCAAATTTGTGTTTGAAGCATTGAATGACCTAATACAAACCAAGCATACACTAAAAAGAATTATTAATGAATACAGTCTACACAAGATAAATAATTTGAAGATTTATCATCAGCTAAAGGAAGAAATATGAAATTTTTAATAGAGAATTATGCCGGTTATGATTCAACGCAGGCATTGTATTTTCATCAACATATAAATAATTATGAAGAACATTCTGCATTAATTAGACAAAATAACATGAGTCTCTTCGACTCGTTTGACACTATTGAGCCAGATGTTTACTTATGTTCCGCCCAAAAACTTTCAAAAGACGCTTTATTATACATCAAGCAAAATCCAGATAAAGATATAAAGTTAATAGTTTGTGTGGATGGAATTTCTGATGATGATATTCAATCTATAGATGGGGCAATAAAAAAGAGTGGCGTTAATTGTCATTTCTTCTTTACTTCTTCAAACGTATCAAATAAAATAAGAACTAGGTTGGTTCAGATTAGAAATGGTGTCGATATTAATTTGCAGCCATCTCTTAAAATAGACTACAATATTCAAAAAGCCATTATTGTGAATAAGGTTACAAAGATTAGAAACTATGATGGCACATTTCATGTTATATCAAATAATCCACAGCTAAAAGATAGCGTAGACTTTTATCTACCAATTACCATGTTGGCATCGATTTATTCAAAATATGATGAGATAATATTTACAGATATACAAGAAAATTTGTCTCAATGCTTTTTTGATGCTATTTATCATGGTAAAAAGGTTTATTACGATATAGTAGATGAAGATCAATCTAAAAAAGCTGATGAAATCATTGATTTAATTCTAAAGGTTGGCAATGGATTAAATTACAATAATCCTAATAAATTGATAGATTTTACAGATTTAAAAAAATATGTAATAGATAAACATTCATCAATTAATAGAACAAAAACCTTATTATCTCAATTGCCACAGAAAGTAAAACAAAATGCTTGATAGTAACCTTTTTTCGGTACACCTTCACCTGTATTATAAAGAGCCATCAATATCTCTTCTTAACGCAATAAGAAAAGGATGGGATGGAAAAGTATACATATCTGTAGTAACGGGCAATGAGAATAATGATGATATAATAAAGGTGGCAAAAGAGCTTTTTAAAGAAGTTATTGTTGTAGAAAATGAAAACAGAGGCAACGACCAATATGGATTTTATAAGTCTTTCAAGAAAAATAATGATGAAACAGACTGGATTTTTTATGCACATGACAAACATGAAAGTAAAATGGATTGGATGCATGAGCTAATAGCCCCCATGGTAAAACACACAGAAGCTATTAATCATTTAGCTAGTCAAGAAAAAATTGGTTTAATAGCTACAAAAACTGAACAATATACGTTCATTCAAATGACTGAAGAACAATTAAATCACTTAGGTGATAGTTGTTCTCCAGAAGAAAGAATTAAAATCATACAATCTAAACAAACGCTTGTGTGGCTTAGAGAGCTACAGAGAGCTTTAGTAAAACAAAATGATCTTCAAAATATACATGATCCAAATTCATTAGTTTTCGTTGCTGGAAATATATTTTTAATCAGAAGAAGCATATTGCAAAAATGTCACAATTGTTTGCATGAAAACTTTTTTGATAGATATTATAGACCAGATGGTGATGTTGGTCATGGACTAGAAAGATTCTATTTCTATGCGCCGCTATGTTTAAATTTCAATGTACAACTGGTTGGAGAGGAAGAAAATAATGATTAATTTAGGAATATATTTACCACATCTTGGCGACAAGGTTCTGCTAGAACAATGCGTTAAAGAGATCAACAGGGGCAAAGAAAATAATTTAATATCTGATGCTAGTATTTTTTTTGATAATATTGGCGTAATAGATACTCCGATAAGCTGTGGTATATTTAATTCTACAGACTTATGGAACTTTCGTGGAAAGCTTTTAATGTTATCGGTAGAATGCGCTATTAAAACACTAAATATCATTAATGATATAGACATGTACTTTGGGTATGGATGGGGGGATAAAAATGTTTTTGCCACACTGAGTATAGTAGAACACGAAAAAATTCAAGCAATATGCAGGGTAAAAGAGCTTGAAGATGATTTTTACAGGATTACTGGAAAACGTAGCATAGGTCATTCTGAAAACTTAGAGGGTGTCATTGAGCTAATGACAAAATAAAATGAATCAGAAACAGATTGTAGACTTATATACCAAAGAAAATAAAAGCACATATGAAATAGCAGAAATGCTACATACTTATCCAAATAAAATCCGTAGAATTCTAATTAAGAACGGGGTTGAAATTAAAGACAAGAGTCAAGCTCAAAAGAATGCTATTATTAAAGGTACAGCAAAAATACCAACACAAGGATTACACAGAACACAAGAAGAAAAACTAAAAATAAGCGAGAGCTTAAGAAAAAATTGGGAAAATATGGGAGAGTATGAGTACAATCAGAGGGTTGACAAAGCTAGAAGCAGATGGCATAATATGGAAGAGTCTGAGAAGGATCGTATCCTAGCATTGGCTATCAAGGGTGTTCAGATTGCTGGCAAAGAGGGATCAAAACTCGAAAAGTTTATTCAGCGAGAATTAACTAAAGAAGGATATAAAGTTGATTTTCATAAGAAGCAATTAATAGCAAATGAAAATCTAGAAATAGATATATCTTTACCAGAGATAAAAACGATTATTGAGATTGATGGTCCATCACACTTTTTGCCGATTTGGGGAGAAGAAAAGTTGCAAAAACAAATTCGTTCCGACTCGCACAAGACGGGGTTGATTTTGAGCAAGGGATGGGCTATAATCAGAGTGAAGAACCTGTCGGACACTGTTGCATTGAGTGCTAAAGAGCATCTTAAAAATCAGTTGATTACGCTGTTGAATAATATCAAAACCAAGTTTCCAGATAAATCAGAAAGGTATATTGAGATAGAAATATGAATACTACAGAAGAAGATCTTTTTATCGGAGTAGAGTTGCAAACACCATCAAATACAGACACTTCACCAAAGGATGTGATTATGAGTGATGTTCCATCAATGTTGTCGGCAGAGTGGCATGATTACGCTATGACGCTGTTTCATGAATCAGAGCTTGTTGATGGTCATCCACTAGTGGCTGGCTTGAGGCGTGTAGCTGAGTTGGTCCTTGGAACAATTGTTTTTAGTGGACCAACGCAAGTATTTCCAGTACAGCGAGAAGATCATCATGGACGAGCAACCGTTGTGTTTTCAGTAGAATTCGCTAACGGGGTAAGATATTCTGAAGTAGCAGACTCTTGGGAAGGCAATACCGATGACATGTTCTGTGCGTTTGCTGTGGCTATTGCTAGCACAAGAGCAGAAGCTAGGGCTTTACGAAAGGCACTAAAGATTAAGGGTGTTGCTGCGGAAGAGCTTACAAAGAAAGATACGGCTAAGATTGTTCGTGAGATTTCTAGCCAAAAGCCAAGTAGCGATGGTGACTATAATGAGCAGAGCAGAATGAGTGATGCTCAAGGTAATTTTATTGATGTTAAGTGTAAGCAGCTTAATATCAATGGGGTTTTGCTATTCAAGGAATTTAACGTGGATAGCGGAAAGAAAGTATCTAAGAAGGTAGCTAGCGATATTATCGATAGACTAAACGATTATCAGCGTGATAAGAGTTCAATTCCAGAATCTATTCAAGGGTATCAAGAGGAGTGGAGAAAATGAAGATTTCATATACAACATCAAACGGCAGAATTACAGCAGAATTTGACGCAGATTCACACAGGGACTTATTCAATGAGATTAATAAGTTCCAAGAAGTCTTCGAAGAAGATACCTGTGGAAAGTGCAAGGGTCAGGATATTAAGTATATCGTAAGGACTGTTGATGATAATCAGTATTACGAGCTAAAGTGTAACTCTTGTGGTTCTAAGCTTGCTTTTGGAGTAAACAAGAAGGGCGGCGGGTTATTCCCAAAGCGTAAAGATAACGAAGGCAAGTGGCTAGCAGATAATGGCTGGGTTAAGTGGAACCCGAAGACTGAACAGGCTAACTAAGGAGTATATATGAAGTATATTTTAGCGGCTATTCTAGCTATTTTTGCAACAACTGGATATGGTTATGAAACCTTGATTCCAGTAAATTATGGTCATGTATTTGTGCAGCAACCTGTGCTAGTTCAAACGTATGTATATAATACGCCATATTTTGTGGTGACTGTGCCAGTGCCGGTACAAGCACCTGTTTATGTTGCTCAACCTGTGCGACAAACGGTATATTGGGGCTATCCATACCAACCAGTATTAAATACCTCATACTGGCAACACTATAGGTGTAGACTGTTTAATTTCAATTACTAGGCTACTGGCTTGGCCTATAGATTAAAAAGAAATGGGGGTGGCTAAAACCACCCCCTAACTTTTTGATAATTTAAAACAGCGTATTATAGATATTCTACAGAGAAATATAGACCGTACTGGGTCTTGCTTCCAATAGTAATGGGTTCAGAACTTAGGGCTACATACCAATCATGCCTTAAAGAGCGATGGGCAGCACCAAGCTTATAATTAGTTGAATTAACGCCGTTATCGGCATAATAAGCGTCTAGTGAAGTGTCTGTAGATAAAGTATTTAAGCCGCTTGTGCCGGGAGAATTAGTAAAAGCCATATCCGCCATAGCTAGAGTTGGATCAAAAACAACCCATGTGTCAGATGTTCTTCCGGGAGCTTTATGTGCCAAATTCGAAACTGTATGACTTGTTAGTGGGTGTCGAGCCTCATAAACGTAGGTTACAACTCCAGAAGCATGGTTATTGATATCATTTCTATCAAATATTCTAAGCTTGCAGTTTTGAACACGTACTGATTCAGTATGTGTAAATCTTACATTTAGTGGGCATAGATGATTTGGGAGATTGTTGAGATTAATTGGGCTAGAACCAATTGTGTCTGCTACAGCTTTGCCGGGAGCTTGATTTCTATTGTCATTATCATTGGCATACTGCGTGTTATTTAAAGCAAGACCTTGTGCTGTTCCATTGGCATTTGTAACATATGTTGTGCTTTGGACCTGTCCAATTGGCACAGAAACGCCAAATGAACTACCATAAAAACCAATACCGCTATTTTGCGTATGGTCTATTAGAGTCTGCGAATTGCCACCGGGAAGGTTGGCGTAAAATTTGATTTCTGCCATCTAATATCTCCCTAAAGTATGGTTACATAGTAATATACACGAAAATTAACTGATTGTCATGGTCATATACTGGGTAAAATTTGGATTGGAGTCAACTTCTGCCATATTAAAAGTATGACTAATATCGTTGTGGAAAAAGTAAAAAGCCTCATATTTATTAGGATATTTAGATCCTGTATTGTCTTCAATATTCAAAGTTGTATTTTTAGTTTCTTCTACTCTAGCTGTACCTTCGCCGCTTGAGCTAGATAATCTAGTGATTGGTGTTCTCATTTTTGGCCCTACATCTTGCTTTATTTGTTTGTATGCTTTTCCGCTAGTAAATTCAATAATTGCTGACTGTTTGTTGGTTGGACTTTTGATAGTAAGTTTATATGGATTTTGAAAATCAGTGTGTTTGAATCCTTCACCCTGCTTTCTGGGTAGTGATACATTTGCTTTAATTTTACCTTCTAAGGAAGTATCTATAGCAAAATTAAATCCAGAAATTCCACCATTACTATCAACAGCAGTTACCTCAATAACAACTCCTTTTGCCGCATCTATTTTATCGCCAACACTAAAACCTTGTCCAGCAGTATTTATGGTGGCGGAATCTTTGTTAAGACCTATTACTAATTTGTAGTAAAAAAATCCCTCATTGGTAACTAATTGCCCCCTTCTAACTGTGTTTATTCTCCAGTCTGATTCTGGAGCAAGTTTATTAGAAAAAGTTATCACAGCGCCGTCACTTACTGGAACATAGCCACCATCGCCCCATTTTGCATTATATGATGGAATTCTAAAATCTACATCATAATCCGCAATATCTATGTTTATAGGGGGTGGCGTAGTTGTTGATGCATCTGGCGCAGACGTAGTTGTTGTGCCTGTTGTTTCTGGCCTAAATACACTAACTCTTGTTCTAGGATAGCTGAAAAGTACTCCCGGATTAAAATGTAAAACTGAAAAATATTGAGGTATAAATATTGTTTGCTGCTCTGGCCAATAATCCCAAACCATACAGTGAAGCGCTGTAGTTCCAAAGCTATCTATACTATCACTATTAGTAGAACCCCAAATCGGTGAATATCTAGCTTTAAAAGATGAAGTATTGTCTGTTGTCCATGCTCCAATTGAACCTAATATGGTAACAGCTATGCTGCCTCCAGCACCATTTCCAAGAAAATTACCATACATACCAAACATTTGCTTTAAGCTTACATTAAACGTGCCACCTTTGTTCTTGGTGAAAGAATTACGAGCCGCAATAATTCCAACCAAATTTGCTCCATCTTCTGACGCTGTAACTGGTGAACGAAATACAGTAGTTGAAGCTTTTGGTTTATTTAATGGGGTTTTACTTATATAACAATCATATGGTATACCTTGAAATTGGCCAATTAGAGCATTTTCATAAACCCCACCACATTTAACTGGAGTAATAGTTGTAAGATTATTTAGTCCAAAAGATGCTAGTCTAGTATACAGATTTCCAAAAAGAGATGTTGTAGCTGGAATCGCCTCACCGGCAACGGCGTCATATCTTGTTTCATTTTTAAGAGCATCTCTTGCATTTTTCTGAAAATTTCTATCAAAAAGATATGCAGACGATAAATTTGGGCTATTAGCATCATCAGAACCAGCTAGTTCTGCGCAAAGTGGAGAAAATTGTAATTTTAATGGATTTACTGGTTTCAATGCATACATATCTGCCGGTGAATTTATTTGTCCTAAGTAATAAGCAAAACCTTGATTATTAATTAAGTTATTGATTGATTGTGCAAAACCCGCGTCTGAGTTGTTAATAGCTTGTATTATTTTATGAGTATCTTCAATTGGAAATCCATCTCCACCATATTTTCCATTAGTCGCTATATCTGCTGGAAGCTGTAAGAAATTAGAGTCGTTAACATTTAAGTTTGGAACCTCTTGAATTGTATGTATTGTGTTATTAGCAAAAAAATAATTTCCAGAATTAGCTTCTGGTGTGCCGCTAGAAGCTGTTGATATTCCAGTGTGTTTCCATCCAGAAAAAAAATTCGCATTAGCTTTCATTCTAGCATAACCATTAGATGAATATCCGTCTGGAAAAACTGGACCCCAAAAAATTGGAGTTTGATAATAACTAATTGTATCATTAAATGCTGGCTGCTCAACATTAATCCTTGAATAAAAATCTTGAGTTCCTGTGCCACCCTTTGTTGGTCCACTATTATCAAAGCTTGTGGTTTGAATGTAATAATTTAGTTTTCTACCTACTCCAGTAAATGTTCCTACAGAATTTAATGTAGATATTTCTTGCTTACTGAAAAAAGTTACCTCCATTGCGCTATTAACATCAAGAAGAGAAGCATAAAACTTCGCTTTAAGCAGGTCTTGACATGTCGCTGGTAATGTGAGTGCGCCATCGGTATCACGAAAATACCAATCTGAATTAGCAATTAATTTTGTAAAACCCCATCTACCAATAGATGTTGGCTGCGGTTTAGTTTCTAAAGAGCCAAATTTTTGTACTATCCACTCACCGCTAATAAATGAGCATAAAACTATATCTCCAGCTTTAAAGCTGTCATTAGATCTATTTACCACACTTATTTCTTCTACTCTTTTAGAACCATCACACCTTATGAGATTTGGTCCAAACATATCTGGATTGCTGCTTTGTACAGATAACGGCATAGCTTTTCCAGTTTTTCTTTGCCCTAAATATTTTTCGCTACTTGGATCAAAATACGTGGTATTTGCCGCGTTATTTAAATCTTCGTCAGTCAAATTTACTCCGACTATATTAGCTGGTTCTAAATCAGTAAGTAATCTAGCTATTTGTTGATTTGCAGATTCCCAAGAGCCAGTGACTTCATTCCAACTTAATCTAAGTGGTCCAGTTACAACATTGTCAATATCATTATCTCCACCCTTTGTTGCATCAACAAAAGTTCCAACGCTTGGAAAACCATTAACCACCTCTAGCCTAGCGTTTTGACTATTTCTATATGAAACTTTTCTTCCGCTAGGAAGTCTAGGTGTTGCAGTAATGAGCGGAGAACCCTTTTGTGTTACAACTCTATCATTTTTTCCTTTTCCAACTCCATTAAAATAACATTTTAATACAAGTTTATCATCGCTATTTTTAAATCCAACATATCCCTCAAGGCTATTTTTAATATCTTTGATTTGTTGATCTTTTGAAGGATCTTTATTAGTATCAATTTGAGCATTTCCACTTTCATGATAATCTATTAATGACATTAATTCTGTTTGATATATAGAAGTTTCTGTATATTTACTTCCATCATATTTATGATATTTCCCAATAATATCTGTTAAATCTAGAGCGTCCATTATAGTGGCCGGTATAGTTGGAGAACCGCCGCCACCGCCGCCGCCTCCGGGAGAAGCTGTGGTTGTGGTGGTTGTTGAAGATGTTCTACTTAATACAACCTGTTTTCCAAAACTTGTTTTGACAAACTCTTCATAGCCACTTTTAGTTAATGAGCCAACACCATAATCTTGAAAATGCTTATCTAGAATGATAAATACATGATTATTATGATATGCATTTGCTATATTACCTTGAAAAAATCCCATAGTTAACTCCATGAACTAAGTTTGTCTGATCCTTCGATTCCCTGAGAATTCATTTCTTGTATCATGTCTACATTATTTCTAGCTACAACAGACATATTTGGATGATCTTCAAAAGAAGCTGGTGATTTGTCTTCGATTAAATTTGTTGATGCAGAATTGTAAAATTTAAAACCAAAAATTTTAGCATTATGATTAAGAAATTCAATGCCTTGTATAAGTAGATTTGAAGACATCATTGATGCTTCTATGTGGCGTTCGCTTAGTTGCGTATTAACGCCGCCCTGTAAGTTTGTTCCATCATCAACTAAGAACGAGTTGACATTTTGTGGAAGAACAGAAATAACAGAAGTATCTACGGGTTGTGATGCTAAACCTCCAGTAACTAGATCTGTATTCATGCTATCATATCTCATAGAATTTTCAATATTTTTGTAAAGTTGTTGATAATTAATATTTGATTGATTTTTACCAATACCTTTTCTAATTAAAGCATTTTTTTCGTCTCTTTGTTTTTGTCTATTTCTACTTATATTAGAAATATTATCTAATTTTTGTTTTTGCATTTTTCCAAAACTGGCTGTATACAAGTCCATTTTATATGTAGTTTTTATTCCAGCTTGAGATACATCTACAGATATATTAGTTACTAATGGGCCTGCATTACCAAGAGATCTTGCCAAGGCTACTCCACTTGGAGCCGCTGGAACAACAAAGCCACCCCTTTCAGAAACAAGCATAGCGCTAGTACCAAACGCTGAATGCATTTGTCCAACAGCGTTCATTAAATCAAATCCATTATAATTCCAAGGTGCCAAATTCTCATCTTTAACAAATTCTAATTTTCCACCAACTTGGTCTGTAGATACATAAGATGATAACCAAGGACCATAGCATCTTTCAGATGATCTCAATGGTATAGCCACTAAATCTGGATAAACTGGCGACGGAGATGCGGCAGTAATTTTATTCGGTAAAGAAAATGTAAGACCCTCAAAAGTTTTGTCAATTGCGGCTTCAGCGTCTGGGCCAAGACCTTCAGAAGACAATGTGCTATGAATATCTCTTTGTGTTCCGCTTGGTAATGCTGGAACATCAAAACCATCCACACCTTGGACTGTATCTAAAAGTAAAAAGTGTTTTAAATTTGCTGGAAATACTTTTTCTTTAAGGCTATCTCTATATCTTGAAGTTACTGTTGGAAATATTCTATTTGGCAGCGTGATCAAAGCGTAAACATTGTCTGTGTCTAATTCAAAGTTTGGATTAACAACGGTAATGCTCGAATTTGTTATTGGTGCCGCCGTTGTTGTAACATAATTCGGTGGATTTGTAGTCGAGGTTGTTGTAGTTGTTGCTTCAACGGCTTGACTTATAATATCAAAAATTCTTACATTTGATGAATAATCTGACTCTCCGGGGATTGGACTATATAATCTCTGAATATATCTAAAACTATCTTTATTAGTACATTTTATTGGATCAAATATTTTATTTGGAATAGAAAGAGTGGTAGTATATTGAACTTCTCTTCCATGCACTTTTATTGATCGAACAGAGCTTTTTGGTGGCATGTATAATGTTTCACTAACATCACATTTTACGAAAGCAACACATCCAGAAGGCGCTAAATCTGCCGAAGATGGATCAAACTTGTCTCCGGTGCGTGAAGAATTTTCTAATTGATAAGATATATCTGGAATAAAATATCCAGCCTTTATAACCTGTTGAGTAAAACTATCTTTGCTTATACCATCAAATGATAGTTGTTCACTATTGTCAAATCTTACATAAGCAGAAATTCTAGAATTTTCATTTACAAAATTTGTTGCGTCCAGTGGTATAAGTCCAGCATTTATACCATAATTAGATCCAGCACTTGAAGCTAATAAGTCGAATGGATAATATCCACCTTGATTATCTGGAGTATAATTAGATTCATATTGTTCTGTTATTGGATTATAATTTATTTTTAATGCTCCATAATATGGATCTAAACCGCCAGACAATTGATAGTTGTTCATTCCACTGCTATCTGGCAAATCGTCAAGATTGTCACGATGCAATGGATCATTATTAATAGATCTTCTCATGAATCCAAATGGGCCTTTTCGGATTTCCATAGATGAGCCAACACCAACGGTAGACACTGTTGTGCTATAATTAGGATTAACCCTCTTAGGAATTTTTACTAAGAATTTTTTGCCTAAACATTCATCTGCTATATTTTTTAAGAAGTTGTAAACACGGTGCGCATTTTGATTATTTCTTTGGGCGGTTCTTTGAGATCCAGCAACTATGGGTCCAAGTTGGTTAAGCATTTTTTCTATCAAAGCAATGTTTCTAGTTCCACTATTTAATGAAGTTTTGATAAATTGATAGAATTCTTTTTCTGCCTCGCTTTTTCCAGCGACATTATTATCTAATTCTTTAGATATTGAATTTAATACTCCAACAAATTCTTTATCATTTGTTGTATTTCTGAGTGCTGTAAGTTGAGTAAATAACTTAGTGCCAATAGATGTTAAATTTGCCAAACCGGCTTGAGGTATGCCAATTTGAGTAGCTCTTTTATAATACAACGGATAACCATAAGGTGGATTGCATGGGCTTTTTGGTATACCATTTGCGTCATATCCGTTTTGGTCGGATGTCCAAACCGATCTAGGAACTGTAACCGCATAATTACTGGATACTTCTATTGGAATATTAATACCAATGGCTGCAAACTCATTTACAGTATTGTTTATACTAGCAATATCTCTTATATCATTACTTTCAACAGACTCCATATACAATTCATTATACATCATTAAAAATTCTGACCATCTTTCAAAGGATATTGCAGCCGCCCTCAATTCCATTTCTGTGGCAACGTAATAGTTTCCAACACCATTAGCATTAAGAGTGCTTGAATCTAGTAATATTTGCTGATATGATCCAAAACCCTTTGGTATTGTTACAGCTTTATTTCCAAGCATACCATAATATGGTAATACTTGTTGTGCAAATGAAGCTTCTAATGACCACTGTGGGTATCCGCTTGTGCGCGATGTTTTGTCTCTATCTGTATTAGTTGTAAAATAATGCATATCAACTTCTTGCGCACCAACCAAGAACTTGTCTGTAACAGTGTTTGCAAGCTCGTATCCAACATCTCTATTTTCAATAGGAAGTGTTAATGAGTCTAAATATGTCTTAATAGCAGTTAATGACGGTGGTGACGATTTATCTATAGCGATTACTTTGATAATGCCAGCAATTATTTCTTGTGGTTTGTTTCCTGCAATTTTACCATTATTGTAGTTGTATAATGCTTGACAAGCTGGATGATTTATTACCGGAAGCAAAGTTACAAATAATTCCCAATTTAATATTTCACAAATTTCTAAACATAGATCTAAAACATTTATCTGATCATAATCTAAAAAGTAAAACTGTGGTAAAACAGGAAGACCAGTTAAATCAACAACATAATTCATCCCTCTAAAATTAATATATCCTCCAAAACCAGCATCTTTATATTCTTGAGGCATTTGACCGTCAAAACCAGACATGGCATTTATAGCTTGCACTATTCTGTAATACGGTATACCCTGTTGACATCTCCTAGATCTACCAGTTCCTGTGATTGGGAATTTTGTTGGAAAAGTACCAATTGCTGATTGATTAAATTCAAATTTTACAGAATCTTGATATAAAGTATTTGAAGATGGAATTCCTCGCGGATAATACATGTCTGTTCCAACAAAACCGTATGATCCATCACTATTTTTGATTTTTTTTAACACAGACGCATTTGATCCACCGTAATAACTTTCATATTGTGATGAATTAAATTCTAAGAATCCAAAAATATTAAGTATATTTTGTCCACCATATGTTGAGCCTGCGTAATTATTAAGAATAAGCTGAACATTTGATAAAACTTCTCTTGGATCAACAATTTGCGCTGAATATATTGGTGTTCCCGCTGAACTTTTATTTTGAGTGAATGTTTGTAATATCCCACCAAAAGTAAAATGATCTCTAGCATAATTACCTTGAGATGAAGTAAAATCATATAAATCATCAAATGGTTTTAAGAATGCATCTTGAACAGAAGCTCTTTTTGCCCCAAAACTAAAAAATACCGGACTGCCAACTGGCGGTGGCATGAATTGATCTTTAACGCCATTATGGTATACATCTTGACCTCTACCAAGGCCAGATCCATCAGACTTATTATATTCATCTTCAACAAGCTGTATTCCAAGAGTTGAACTACTATCACCAAATCCAGCGTTTACACTAAAACTAGATATAGATGCGCCAAGAAATGTTTGTTGTTCATATGTTGGATACGTACCGCCAGCAACACTAAGATCTGTTAAAGATAATGAATTTGGATCAACTGTCGTGGTTGTAGTTGTTGTAGTTGTTGATGTAGTTGTTGTAGTAGTAGTTGTTGTAGTAGTAGTTGTGGTGGTTGTAGAAGTTGTAGCACCATTTGGATCTGGAGTCGTGTTTATTGGTGGGTATGGTGGAATAAATAATGTCATAATATATCCTTAATATGGACTGTATGTAGCTACAACAAGATTTCGTGAAATTGTAATACTGGTTTTTACTTCATATGGAGATGTGTCTACAAGACCTTGGCCGCCGTTTTGATTTGGAAGATAGTGTATGTATTCTCCAAATATTAAAGCATTATATGATACTTGAGATGAATTAGATAATATATTTTGGCCATTTGAGTTATTTGGTACGCGCTTATAAACATGGGTTTTTAAAGTGCCATCATACGCCGGTCTTAAGAATGATATAGTGCCACTAGGGCCAGCTACCACATTTCCCAATTCATCTACTTGATTTATTATGTCTTCCATAGTTTATTTTTTTGGTGGCGTAAGACTGTTTTTACTAACATTTGTTTTATTATCTTCTCGTACTTTAAAATTAGGATCTTCAAAATTTGCTACGATTGTTGGTAATAAATTGGATTTTACAATACCCGGAGTTTTAGTGTCATTATTTACTGGAAGTTGATATGTTCCTACTGGTGGTTTTGGTATCCTTGTTGTTGTTGAAGTTGTTGTAATCGTTGTAATACCAGTTGGAATAATTGGTGCTAAAGTTGTTGTTGTTGTTCTTGTAAAGATGTTATTTTGTGGTTTTATTGTGGTTGTAGTGATGATGGTTGGCATTGATGTGGTATATATTGGCTGAAATATTGTCGTGGTAATATAGGGGTTCAGTGGGTTTCGTGTTGTGGTTGTGGTGGGAGCTTTAGTAGTTGTCGTACTTGTGGTTGTCGTTGGAATGGCTGTACCAATGAAAGAAACTGTCTGAATATTAATTTCATTTTTTGGCGGAATTGTCACATATATGATATAACTATAAGTTAAAGTTCCATTTATTATTGTTTTGTTAAGTACAGCCTCGACTGGAAAAGAACAATGAACACTTGGTATAATATCAAAACCATATCCATTATCTGGCCTTAAAAATATTTCACCAAGTCTAGCTCGCTTACCAACAGATAATTCGCTTTCTAATGTTAGCGATTCCGTGTTTAATTTACAGTTTTGAATAATATTTGTAAGACGAACAGAAAAAGTGTTTTTTTCTGGAGGAATTGTTGTTGTCGTTGTTGTTGTAATAGTAGTTGTAGTAGGTATAGGTATTGCTTTGCCACGTATAGTTAATTTTTGATAGTTATTGTCTCCGATTTTTGGGATTGTTCCATATACATAAACATAATAGTAACATTTTCCACCAAAACATTCTGTTTGAAGGCTTGCATTCAGCGGTGCAAACGCATTGAGAATTGATAGATTTTCTAGTCTAATTTCATATCCATCGTCTGGATATATAGAAACTAATGCAAGTTGAAAACCGGCTCCAATTGGTAACAAAGAAGACGCTAACGTTGTATGACTTAGCGTTGCGTTTTCAATCTCGTCAATAAATTCTACAGAAAAAATATTTGATGGTGGTCTGGTTGTTGTGGTTGTGGTAACAGTAGTTGTTGTGGATGTAGTTGTTGTGGTAGATGTTGCGGGAGCGACAGTGGTGGTTGTAGTAGATACTACGGGAGCATTGGTAGTTGTTGTAACAATTGGGGTTGCTTTCCCGCGTATAGTTAATTTTTGATAGTTTTTATCTCCAATATTTGGAATTATACCATCCATGTTAATGTCATAATAATATTTGCCATTTACATACGATATATTAATTGACGCATTCAGGGGTGGAGATCTATTAAGAATAGATACATTTTCTGCTTTAATTTCATATCCTTTATCTGGATATATGGAAACAGATGGAATTGTAAAAGCTTGACCGGGACTTAAAAGCGGTGACGATACATTTGTCTTGCTTAGTGTTGCATTTGCAATTTCATTTACAAGCTCTACAGAAAACGAGTTGTTTGGCGGTTGAGTTGTAGTCGTTGTTGTAGTAATGGTTGTAGTTATAGCCCCATCGCCCTTTACAACTAAATTAATAGGTATGTTCAAAGTAACATCTTGATCTAAAAATTTACTCAAGTATGGGTATGTATTATAATTATCATAATCATATTGGACAAGATATAACCGCGTGTAACCTGTTGCCAGTTTTGCACTTAAAAGTCGAATTCTACCAATAATAAGATTGTTTGCATTTCGAATATACAAAATTAACCCCGCTGGGGATGAAAATATTTCGTATGGGCTAGATGGGTTAAATTGAACAAAATATTGAATTTCTGCTACAATTGATCCAGGTTCCACAGATGCAGAAGAAAATGTTTGAGTTTTATTGCCAAAAAAATAAACAATATCGCTTGCATCAGCGCCATTTTGAAATTTAGCAGATGGATAAAAATTAACTGTAATATTCTTTGGTGGAGAAATTTGTTTAAATATTATCTTTATGGCAACGTTGAAAGATCTAGCAACGTCTAATCGCGGAGTAGATGTGGATGCGTCGGCGGAACCTTCTACAACAAAAGAGCGATCTACTGGATCAAATTTAACTATACCAGTATCAACAATTTGTCCAGCAGAATTTGTTAAATAAAAATTTTGTCCATTTGGATATCGCACTTCTTTAATTTGTAATAATGAATTTTGTATTGAATAGTATATCTTTTGAGTACTAAAAAATTTATTTCTATTTCCACATGCTGATAGGGCGTTATTAACTATTGTAAAAGGTACTGTAGTATCACTTATCTGTGTTCCATCTTCAAATTCAGCAGAAGTAATATAATTTAATGTAACGCACGGTGTCTCTCCGGGTTTTGAAGTTGTTGTAGTTGTTGTAGTTGTTGTAGTTGTGGTTGTTGATGTAGTGGTAGTAGTTATGGTAGTTGTTGCTGCCGGTATAGTGGTTGTAGTAATAGCGCAAGTGGATCCATTAATTTCTATAGTAATGTCGCCGTCACCATCAAACCAAGGTAATTCATAGAAAGTACTAGTTAAAATATACCTAGTTCCTAGCGCTGTGTCTGTATCAAAATTAAATGTAGGAGTATTATTATATGAAAAAGTTAGTGCTTGTGATGGATTTCTTTTTCCAAAACTATAAAATCTTGCAGATAAACTTGACCTCATTTCTCCGCTAGTAGAATTATATCTACAATCAAAAGTATAGCCATTATTTGCAGTAATTGTTATTGAAACAGATGATCTTGGTATTGTCCAAGGCGGTCCAGAAGATGAATCTGCAACAATTTTAGATCTAGACACTCTAATGGTAGAGTTTGGAACATTATTAACATATTCAATGTTTAGTGTACGCAATTTAGGTGCGGCGGTTGTTGTAGTGGTTGTTGTCGTGGTGGTTGTTGGTCCTTTATATTTTAGGATCAATTTTATTGGTACAGTGTAAGATCTATTTATATCTAGATTAGCTGGCCAATTAATCCCATTTATTGTGCTGATTATAAATCCACGAAATCCATAATCTATTTTAAGTGTACCTATGTCGTTTAAGCGTGAATCACGAATAGTAACAGTCTGTGAATTAGGATAATTTATGTATAATACTTCGTAGTTGGTGTCCGCTAACGTGTATTCAGCAATATTATTTAAGGAGCTAGTATCGCCACAAAGTGTTATTGAATTATTACCCTTCCAAGATATTGCGCCCCGTATTGGTGTTCCATTTTCTAATTCTGATGATGGAGTCAGGTCTATGGTTACGCATTTAGGTTTTACAGTTGTGGTTGTTGTGGTGCTAGTAGTAGAATTAATAATTATATCATAATAGCTTGCGCTGTTTAATATACCTTCATAATAACTATATGGTAATAATATTGAATTACAAGTTGATGGTGATGGGTAGCCTATAGTCTTAATGGTTACACTTGCCCCAACAGCATAGCGAATATAAACTCTTCCATCTTGATCTTGCGCAAAATAAGTTTCATCGGCTATAATTGGATCAGTAGTAACAGTAAATTTATTAGATGCATAATAATCTGTAGACAAAGATGGCAAATTTGAAAAATTATATCTAAGATTAATGTTTCTAGATGAAGATATGTAAACTACAACATTAAATTCCCAATTTTTTGTTAAACATATTGATGGTATATCTCCTGTAATTTTAAACGAAATTACACCAGTGGCGCTATTTCCTTTTCTTTGAACATTTTTGGTTATAAGTCGAACTGAATACGCCATATCATTCACTCAATTCGTAAGTCCACCCAAGATTTAAAGTATATCTACCTTCTTTTGGGTTCCAAGATTCTTGTGGTGGTGAAAGAAAATATTTTCTAATTCCCGGCTCATTTGCTGGACTAAAAATACCGATTAAAGTTTTTAACTGATTGGCTATTGGATCATTGATGCTTGGTTTTTTTAGTAATAAAGAGCCTCTATCTGTACCATAGCCTAGGTGTGTGCTATCAACAATAATTTCAACACTCATATCTCTTCTGTACTCTGTTCTTCCAAATGTAAATTGTAATATTGGACCTGTTGGTCTTCCAAGAACTGGTATGGTAGCAAAAACATCTCCGGGATAAGTGTCATTTATGCTAAAACTTTCATATAAAACACCACTAAAAAAATTGCTTGGACGATTATCAAATTCTATATTATATGAAATTTCTCCAGCTTGTTCATTTGCTCCAATAGAAACTGATAACGGTTGACTATTTAATGTTTCAGCAACAGCATTATCTGCTCTTTTATAGATTAAAGACCCTACACCAAAAGATCCACTAGAGCTAATATTATAATAATGTAATTTAGCTTGCCCATATGGCGATGAAGTTAGTGTATTTGAAGCGAATTGTGCATCCGTAAATCCCGAGGGAGCTAAACCTTTGATAGTACCTTGTATAGAAGTTTTAACATATGGATTATCCAAACTTGTTGAAACAGATAGCTCATAGTGTTCTAATGCGGTTGTTCCAGATGGAGCTAAAACCCAAGTATCAGTTTGAGTAACTGTGCCAGCGCCTTTGTCGATATTAACCGTTTTTCCATGATTAAATCCATCAAACGAACCAACATTCATGCTAGATTTAGCTAACATAGTATACATAGTATTATAATTATCACTATTATCAATAAATGACTTAGCTTGCAGCCAAGCCGGTTTATCATTTGGGTTAGTAATAATTGTTGCATTAGCATCAGATGCGGATTGTAATACCGATCTTGTTGGCAAATTTCTCCCTGTTGCAGTTAATGTTCTACTTGCTATAAATGATCTTGATGAAAGAGGGTTAGTATTACCAGAAGTAACATCAGCATATGCTAAATTATTTTCAATTTCAAAAGACCAAGTTTCATTAAAATCTTCTAATAGATTTTCTTGTTCTGTAGCGTTAGTAAGTTCTTGCTCTGAAACAAGGTTGATAGTATACTTGCAAGTCTGTGTGTAGGTTCCTTCTTCAAAATTTATAGACTCAAATCTTGTTTTAAAAGTAATAGCTGGATTATTACCGCCGGGAGTAATTTCTAATTTTTGAACACCTGTTCCACTAACATTAAAGAAATCTACTAGATTCTTTTGCGTACTCATTATATCCTGTAGAGCAACTTGGGAAGCGGTATACCCATTTTTTGGCGGGCTAGAAGAAACTATGGTGCCATTCAGGGTAATATTATATCTATTACCAAAATGCGCATTTTTATTTCTAAGAGAAGAAGAGGATATAGAAATAAATGGTGCTGGAACTAAATTATAGCTTGTGCCAGCGGCGTTTATTACAGTAACGTTTGCGCTCATTGTTTTCCTCTGATATTAAGTGCTAGCATACCAGAACCAACTTCCGCTCCACTATTAAACAGGTTTAGGCCGGAACTTTCAACAAAATCTACTAATTTTCCATTAGCATATAAACTAAATGGAGTTCCAGAAGATGTGCCTAGCACCGCATTTTCGTACAATCCCAAAGTATTATACACATTATCATGTCCTGTACCTTGATTAAATAAAGGTAATATTGAACTATTTTCTGATGGTTTTCCGTGTGTAAATAACCTTGCGTAATTTACGTTTTGAATTCCATAAAAGTAACTTCCTTTCAATTGTTCAACGAATGGCCTGTGGACAATAAAGCCTTTTTCTATCATGTCGTGACCAAATGCATCAATGAATATTTCACCTTTGTTATTGGCAAAGATAATACTATTAAAGTAAACTCTATTATCTTGTAAATTACCATTTTTAAACTGGAAATAAGTATATGGTTGCTCTACAGACATGTCGCCAAATATTCTGCCAGTAATAAATGAGTCTGGGTGTGCAAATGAAGGTTTTAATTTACGCAACATGCCATCATAAACATATACAGATCCAGCATTAGACAATTGATCATCATTTATACTGCTACCAAATTGGTGTTGCGGAGATCCTACTGCTAACGTATAATCTCCATCTTTTCTTCTTGATCTATCTAAAGATATAGATTTACTAAAGAAATCGTTTTCTCCCCTTGCATTGTATCCTTGTGGCACTAACTTGTGAATAGAAACCCAGTTTTGAGTTTTTGCTCCCCAATTATCTATTTTATTTTCATATGTAAATATAGCACCATTGTTTTGAGATACTATGCCGCTTCCAAATTGATTTCTATTTTGCTGCGATCCTAAATCATACACGGCTCTTGTTTGTATATCAAATTGTTCATTAAATTCTTTTCTGATAAATGGAGATGATGAATCTACAGCATAGTTATCATAGTCATGACCCGGAGCGCCAATAGCTAATATATCACCATCGATTGAGATACTATATCCAAATTGGTCTGTTGTAATAGAATTTACATTTCCAACATTTATTTCTTTTGGTCTAAATTTCTTAACGCATTCCCAAGGAACTGTTTTGCCACCAATGCCAGACGCTTTATAAGTTTTTTCAAACACATAAACTGATCCAGCGCCACCATTAAATCCAACCTCCGTACCGAAAATTTGTCCGCTCGGCGTGTTTGTTTTAACTGTATTCCAAGATATGGGACTTTCTCCAGAAAATGCCGCGAATGGAGCGCCAACATAAATCTTATTATTTTTAATTGCCAATGAGTATCCAAATAAATCACCCGGATAACCAGATGGCAACTTGTCAAAGTCTAGATAATCATATCCAGTATCTTTCATTATTTCTGGCATACCACCGTATACGCTAGCGTCAGCGTACATTTTTCCATTAATTACGCCACTGAATTTTGTTGTTGCCCCATATTCATATTGATATTCATTAAATGTAGATATCAAATTTGCTCTTAATTGTCTGATTGCAATTTGATCAGTTAATGGAATTTCTCGGGCTGTCATATATGTTGGACCTTGACCAAGCTCTGGTAGCATTGGTGAGCCATATCCACCAACACTAGTATCAATTAGATAATCTTGATCAGAAAATAGTGATGAAGCTAATCCGTTATTTGTAGAACTATTAAATCTTAAATTTAATCCAGAATTGTTATATGCATTAACATATTTTTGTGGACTACCTCTTTCGGGAGCAACAAGCTTTGTCATGTAATCATATTGTCTACCAGAATTTGCGCTTGGGAAAGATGTTCTTGGGTATAGGCTACCCAGAAAATTAACTAAAGCTTGATTGATATTATCGCCATTAGCTATAGTTCTTCCCTGAATAAGACTTGCGTCACTGATAAGGGTAATTCTAGACTTAGCAACGCCAGCATTAAATGGTCTTTGATGATATATTTCTTGAGCAACAACAACTGGGCCGTCTGCAATTTCTGGATCATCAAAATATGACGCACAAAGATCTGTTGGGCAATACTTTGAACTACTAGTACTAATTTCTCTAGTATACTCGTTTGAAACTGTTCTTTCTGGAACTTCTGGTATAATTATTGTTGATGATTTATTTTCATATACTGTTTCAAATGTAACAATTTCTTCTATTGGTAATAAAACTCCAGATATAGACAATAATCTTTGAGTTCTAATTGTGTTTGGTTTTGAAATTGCTGGGTAATTAAGTTTAGTTCCATCAATATAAATAGATATAAAATTAGAGCCACTTGGAACTTGTATGTCAACATAATGACTATCTGGCTCTCCATAGTAATTACTCGGAACAAAAAAGTTTGTGCGATCTTTACTAATATTTATTCCAACAAACACCTGTTCTAAAATGCTTTGCTGATCATTTAAATCATAATCATAAATATTGGCAATAGAACCGTAGTTGGTTGGATTTAAGCTAGCCGATGAAGAACAATTACTAATCTGAAATCCTAATAAGGAATTTTCTAATGGGCTTTCGCTTACTGTATTAAAATATACTCTATAGCCAGACCCACCAAGCACTGGAAATGTAACCTTTGCTATACCAGTTTTTATTTGCGGGATACCATATTCAACAAAAGAATCATCAGTAATACCAGTATCAAAATAAGCTAGAGGAATTGCTGAATTTACTTGAATTGGTATAATATCTTCAGGATAACCATTTACAAGAGAGTAAATACTAATTTTACTATCTGGATTATAACCAATCCTTTTTCCTCTATAAATTGGATCATAATCTGTATTAATAACAATATCAGTGTTTGTTAGGCTGTATTTGTTTATAGCATCATTTTTAGTGGCATATTTGTTTTTACCAGATAAAAATAATGGCCTCATTGATAATTCAAGTTTCTGGCATAATAGTTCTACAACTCTAGCAGCAGATGTTGTGTATTGTTCTGCAAATGGTTCATCTATAGATTTTGAAGAAGTGCTAGATGGATTTTGCCCATAAGTTATAACAAGTTTCTTATTGCCTTGATTTAACCAATCAATGATTCTAGCAAAATCTTCTTCAGATGGGATTTCTGTCGTATTTGCAATCCATGCAACATCATATCCATTGCTAGGTACACTAAGATTATAGGATGAAACATTCTCATCAATTAAATTACCAAGACTTGTTAATCTATTAAGTAGGTCAGATTGATTATCTCCCTGCTTAAAACTGGTAATGTTTGTCCATCCGCCAAGTTGAGCGATTCTTGCATTACCATCAGCATCTTTAGCTACTATATTTCCATAAAAATTAAGATTTTTATCTGCTGTAGATGATAATAAAGCTTCTCTAGATTCTGTAAATGTGCCAGCTATAATAACAACGCTAGAAGATGTATTTTTGTAATTTTCTTCTGCCGCATAGTAAAACTTGTCAGATACAACTGGTTTTGTATTCACGGTAGAAGATTTTACTTCTGCCGTAGCCATCAAGAGGGCGTCTTTCCCATTGTATTCTGGTGGATCAAAGAATGCACTCTTATTTACATTTAAGCCAATATTCCTATTTAAATCAATATAATTGCCGCTGTTTGATGACCATATAAATGCTACGCCACTATCTGGATTATTTCCAAATATAGCATATTTACCATTGGGGCTTTGTCCAACAGCTTCTTTGTAATTATAAACTTCTGTTCTGGGTGGTATTGCTGGGTATGTAGTGTATTTAAGAATTTTTTCAGCGGCAGACATAATAGGAATGGGTTCATATTGATAAGTTTGAGAATTTACATATGAACCTCCGTCGCACCCATATGCCGCCGGTGTAACTGTCCCAAAATACATAGCCAAATTCATTTCATAGAAAATTGGTTGTCCTCGCATATTTGTGCATGGTAGATTGAATTTAGCTCTTATGTCTCCATTGTGCTGTAATGGCATTTCGCATTTATTATTAAGATCTGTATAATTTGTTCCGGCTTTGCCGTCATGAGTGCAAGAATATCCATATGAAACATTTGGGTCATATAATCTAATATCAGCAACGCCAGACGATTTTAAGTTAGATGGTAAAATATAAGATGACGTTGTGTGCGAAGGCACAAATGATGGAATGACATTAATATCTAAATTGCTATCTACTAATGATTCATATCTATTTCTAGCTGGGTGTAACCTCATGCGAGAATCTAATCTTTCTAGTAGGTAGTTTATCACTAAATTAGAATCTGCGTATGCACCATTTTCTTCCCAAATTGGATCATTACCCACAAGAACTAAATTTCTGTCACCTAAAGCTAACCAATCTTGTATCTTATCTACTATTTCATTACTAGCAGCATTAACTGCTGGTGTAATAATAAATAGAGTTCCGGCATCTTGTGGTATTTCTGTTTCTGCAAAACTTGTTTTTTCAAACTGAACACCAAAATTATTAGCATATATTGCTGACATATGATTAAAAAATGGAGCGTCTTCTTCTGGACTAAGAATAGAATGTAAGTTTCCGAATTTGCCATACTCTACTACCTTGTTGTGTGGGTAGTAATCGCGCCCTTCAAGAACTCTAATAGCTCCAGCATTAACATAAGATTGCCACTGAGTGTCTCTAGTGAATCCCGGCTTCCACCAAATATTTGCATTATCTTGCGCACCCATACTATCAGTTGGAGCGCCAATGGCAACCAAAGATCCATCTTCATTACACGCTACGCTATAGCCAAGCCGTGAAGTTGGTGCGAATTTTTCAATCAAAAAGTCCCACGATCCATTGGTTGGATTTATATCAGAATATGTTACGGTTTTAATTAATTGATATTCTTGTAAATTAAGATCTTTACGGAATTCAAACTTGCCGCTTGGAGACAATTCTGAATAAAATTCTTTGATGATTTGTTTTTCAGATGATGGTGTTGATAAATAAAGTGCAGATTGCAGTCTTCTATTTAGTTCATAAATTTCTCCACCAAGCGGAGAGTTAGAAGCGGCTTGATTAAGCCAATGTGGGAATAAGTCATATTTTTGCTCTTTTACTTGTGGTCTATATTCATAAATTGAAACCGCCTGCTCTATGTATGGAGAACCAACTACAATAATATTTCCACTTTCGCTAATTGTTACTGCGTGACCAAACCTATCTGGAGCAACAGAGCTTAATGTAGTTGGTGACTTAATTTCTTGAATTAATTCCCAATCATTATTGCTCTTTTCATATACATAAACGCTTCCACCACTTGCTGGTGGCACATTAAAATCAGACGCGGAGAGATTAAATTGTCCTAAGTTATTAGCAAATAGTGTGAAAGTATTATTTACTATCATTCTTCCAGTATCTAAAGTATCTGCGATTAAAGTTTCAGATTGAGCAATCCAATTCTCATCTATAGCTACTGTTACATTGCAATATCCACTGGTTGGATTATTGTTGAAATCTCTAAGCCCACTAGCATATGAAAAAGATTTATAATACGATATAAATTGATCTAATGCTGGTTGTAAAGCTCTAGAACCTAAAGATGCAGAATTATCTATATAAAAACCAAGCACTGGTGGAATATTATTATGGATTTTTGTTGTGTCTATTGGGAATACTTCGTGAAAAATAGACTTTATATCATCAAAAATTTGATTGTTTTTAGTAGCAAACTGAGTTGTGTTTCTATTGTAGTATGTATGTCTATGAATTTGATACTTGGTAACAAAATCTGGTTTTGGATCTGAGAAATCTGGAGATGGAGAACTATTAGTACCTAATATTGGTTCACAAATAATAATTTGAACATTAAATGATACTGCTGGATCGCAGAAGTATTTAAATAATGCATCTTTTTCCTTTATAAATGGGAGTATATCTTTGTATGTAACACATTCATTTGGCTTGATGCATGGATATGGAAATGTTGGAGTGAATTCATCTGTAAAAATAAACAAACCAATATTTATAGGTTCAGTTTGTATACTATTAAATGTTCTAGTCCATTTGCAACTTGGTCCTCCAGCAACAATTACTTCTCTATCTTTGGTCTTAGACAAACTAACTGAATGGCCTAGCTGTCTTCCTTCTTGACCAACATGCCATTGTGTTTCTAATCCTCTGAATGGTAATAGCGAACCATTAGAATCATAGAAAAGTTTGGAATATCTATCAAAGTAATCTCGTTTAAATCCATCTGGTAATGATAGTTTTGCTTCAAGCGACCAAGGTGATTTATCTAACTGGTTTGACCAATCAAAACCGCTTGGTTCTGGATTTCTTCTGTAAACAAAAACAGCGCCAGCATCTGATAACTCATATCCATCAACATCTTGTATATCGTGGAATGGAGCGCCAATTACCATCAAATCATCTTTGATAGCTATAGACTTACCGAATTGATCATCAACATTCCTATCGCTTTCTAAAGGAACGATCTTAAGACCAGAATATCCAACATCTTCATTGTAGCCATATTCCCATTCTGACATTTCTCTTGGAACGTCAATAATACCACTTGTTCCCGTTTTACCAACAAGAGTAATATTATAAGGAGCTTGAGGAATAAGTTTATCAAATTTGCGAATACCATAAAAATTACCACTATATCCAACATCTAAATTGGTATATGTAGTTAATGCTCTTAATACACCACCATCGACACAGGTTGAATCGTACCATTTTGTGTCGTGTGTTACTACTGAAAGCTCTTGGCACGTTCCTCCGTTATCACACTCTCCGTAGCATATTGTTTGAACGCCTCGTATTTCATTATTAGCATCAAAAAATGCTAGATAATTATCTTGTACTGTAATATCTTTTCCAACATTATCTTTGTTCCATAAGAAACTTTCTAATTGATTTGCTCCAGTGTTGACTGTAGATTTATTGAATACCATTAAAGGCATCAATGCATTTGAATTGACAATGTTATTAATTGCATCAATGACAAATGGTAAAGATTCACTAACAATTGGGTCTGGAATGGGACCACTTACATATAGTGGAGCAGACACATTTAGATAATCTGATAATGGTGGAAATCCGCCACGAACAAATAGGTCAAAAGAGTTAGTATTGGTTATTGGTGGATTACAAGTGAATAATACTAATGTTGCATTTGCTGAAGGATTAGTTTGATTATTTTGAATGTACAAACCTAAAGTTGTATCATCATATTTATCTGTTCTGCCAGCTACGAATAGGGTTGGGCCATATACTGGTCCAGCACCAAATAATTCATCATCTGGCGATGCTCCAAAATTATTTTCTGTAAATGTTGGTGCGCCAATATACCCAACGGTTACGGAGTGTAATGGCATACTATCATTTAAGAAATATGTACCAGATGTAAATAATGACATAGAATCTGTTTGTGGTATTAACAGATATCCAGAAGCATACATTGTTAATCCGTTGCCAGATGTATCAACAGTTCCAAATGTATTTGGGAGAGATAGAGGCATAACCTCTCTTTCTCTAGCTTCGCCACTAATAGCTAAGTTGAAATTTAAAGATTCTACTGTCTCAGCTTTGAGTAAAGCGTTTTCTAATTTGACATGTGCAGAATGAATTTTAATCTTAGATTCATAATGTCCAGATGGATAAACCAAATCGTACTGTAGAAACATTTCATCAACATCTTTAGAAAAGAATTTATGGTTAAGTTCTGTGACATTCTTAGATGTCACAAAGTTAGACCAAGGTTCTGTTGATTTATCAGTAAGACTATTAATAGTGAATTTACTGCTTATTTTTGACCAGCAGGCTTTTGGATCTATATGATGAATACTTCTATTGATTAATCCCCAATTTGTTGTATCAAACAAATCTGAATCTTTTGACTTAGTATAAAGGCTGACAATTAATCTAGGACCAATTGTGCCGTCTTCCCATACTATATCATTAGTTGTTTCATGTTGCAGTATCGTGTCAACGACAAACCCATTTTCATTAAATGAATATCCGCGTGGTAAAGCTTTAGTTATTCTTGGTGCAACAGAGAACAATCTGCTAGTATTACCACCAAGATTAAATCGAAGCATATCATTTTCTAGCTGTGAGTGGTAGGCTAGATTAGATGCCAATACATTAGATGGAAGAGGTATATTGGTTAAATTGCTATATGTTGATCCATCTGTTTTGAAATTGTGAACAATGAAATCTTTGCCAATTCTTGTTTTAAGAATGTCATAGGATGAGAAGAAATCGCAATATTTGAATGCTCCCAAATGCCACTCATCTGTATTTTCATCAACATATTGCCATAATTTATATCTATCATTATCTGTAGATTCATTATCATTCCAGAACTTAACGCGATGACTAGCCAAAAAGTTTTCTGCCGTGATCTGTTGTAATCTTGAATTAGTATTATTTTCTGTTATATTTGTTCCAGAAGCATTATATTGAGAAATGCCAATTTCGCTGATGAATCCATTAATTCCTATTCCAGAGCCATCAGAGTAACCAAAGACTAAGTTACTATTACCACTAATAATATCAAATGGCTCAGAACTTGCTCTTAAAACATTAAATTCTCCATTAACTATTTCATTATCTATATAAAGCTTTAATTTTCTTGAGTTGTTATCATTATATGTAAGTAATATTGATAGCGGATATTGATAATCTACATATGTTAATGAATCTTCAATGGTAATAACGTTGCCGCTGATATCCTTTGCGTTTGCGCATAGATGTCCATTATTATATCCAAGTGTAAATTCAAGGTTGGAATCACCGTCCCATTTAGAAACAATAACTCCAGAATTGAATAGATTAAAATCTACTCCACTTATAGTAGAATCTGGACAGAATCTGGTAAATATGGAGAACCCACCAGAAATACTGATATTGCCAAAATTAATATTTGAAGTAGATCCAGATACTCTAACTGCATTATCAAATGAATCTAGAATATGACCATATAGATCATGACTGGAATTTGTCCAATCTAGAGTTTTATATGATCTCTCTTGGTTTTGGAAAAGCCCAGAAGCATTGAATCTCAAACCAACATTTCTTATTAATGTATTTTCATTTTTACCGATTAATAATCCACTAATATGATTAGTGTCTTCAGATGTAGATAGTATAACATCGTCATTTATCTTATTGAAATCGAAGTATCCATTAAGGAATGGCTCTTCTAACTGTGGATTATAGAATGAAAAACTGAAATCTAATGGATCGAATGGGCCAGCAAAAATAGATCCATCAACACCTCTCCACCTACGTGAATAATTAGTTTTAAGAGTTGATGGAGATTTATATGCTTGTGGAATATCTTCAATTAATGATAATGGTGCTTCTGTCCAAACAGCATTGAGTGGTTTATCTTTAGTTTTCCTTGGAGAAGGATAGATATGAATTTCTCTTTGAGCTAATTCTTTTTCTTGATATCCAAATGTATATAATGGTAATGCATTAGAGGGTTTATATTTAATAACTAGATTTGCTTTGGCAAAAGATGCTCCGCTTGGTAGAGGATAAATATCAATATATAGATTCTCAAAGAAAGAACTCATTGAGTAATCTTTGGCAAAACCAAGCTCAACTGGATCTTGATATATCTTTAGAGGTATGATATAATTTTGGAAAGATGTTCCACTAACAACTGGGGTAGACGAAATAACATAATGATCTTTAGCTGGATTAAGAGTTATTTGTTTTTCAAAGTATTGATCTTTATCCGAAAGAGTTTCTGCGCCAAGGGATAATTCATTGGTTTCATGTTGACCAGAAACTAATGGAACTAAAGAGTTATTTATTGGATCATATACTTCATCGTTTTGTAGAAATCCACCAATTGCTGGAGTTATGTTAATTACACCATCATCACTATATCCAACAACGTCTATTGTATAATCTGGCGAACCTTCAGCCTTTTTAGCACTAATATGAAGCTCTATAGAATCAATAGTGAAAAAAATATCATTACTATATACTAGTTCTTTATTGGAACTACTTAGTGATTTATTTCTGCTCTTACCACCAAAATTGAAAGACCCGCCCGTTTGTTGCTTGATTCCAAACGGTGGTTCATGTTTATATTGTAATTGCAGTTTGCCAGAATTAGTTACGCTTGAAGTAGAATCTAGAGTAATATTTCCAACTGTAAAAATATTGCGTAATCTGTCTGTAAGTACGGCTTGCCCGCTATTACTTGTATTTGTAGAGATATTTCCATCTATATCTGGAGATGATTCCCATATTGTGTTTGCAACCGGATAAATTCCAGTATCAAAATCAGAAGATAATACATTAAAAGGATATATAATTCTTTCTAGTCTATTGCCGGTAGGCTGAACTTCTGTGTGGAATCCTAGATAATTGTCATTGATTAAGCCATATACCGCTCCACTATTAGCAATTTCTATGCAAGATATTCTAAGAGAATTATTAGGATTTAATCCATATCCTTGAGTTCTTGTTGATAGTGGAGATCCATCAATAGCTAGATAATTATTTTGACTATCTTCAACAAAATCCAGCTTGCATTCATCTTCATAGCCGCCACTAAATGCGCGAGAGAATGGGTTATGTAAACAGTCAACTGTAAAATCAAGATTTAAAGTATATCCACTAGCTTCACCTAGAATTGGAAACTTTGGCTCCCAAGTGTGCAATGATGCATAATTTACTTCTGGTTCTGTTACATATGTTGTAAAGTTGTGTTGATCTTCTTTTAGATAGTTACCGTCACCACGGAAAGTAATATCTTTATATTTAACAATGAGATTTCCAGATGGGTCTTCTAGTTTTATATTGTGAATCTTGTAAATTGCTGGAACATCTGACTCATAAGAAATTAGTGGCGCTGCTGCTCTTATAAATAAGAAGCTTTCTTTGGGCGTAATTGATGGTGGTAACACTTCGCATTTGTATGTAAAATCGCCCTGAGAGTAGATTGACGAAGGGTGAATGAACGTAGACGCATCATCAGAAATTCTAGTACTTTTATCTCCATTATCCGTATAATTACCAATGAATAGCCCGTCATCAACACTTTGGTATATATTGCCAGATGAGAGATCTTTATTAACAAAGTAAACATCGTTAGATGCTGTTACTATATCTCTAATTGGATAGAGTTTTTGTGTTGCTCTAAATCGTAGCAAAGACTTGATTTTGCCAAGAGTGCCGCCTATCTTATCAGTATAGATATTTCTAAATTGACCAATGGCACGAATCTTGGACTCTAGATTGTTACTTGATAATGTAAGAAAGCCAGAAAATCCAGAGTTATCTTGGCTTGTGTCAATTGCTGGATTAATATCGCTATATGGATTAATAACATTAAGAACTCTAGCATTATTAACTTTAATAGCTAGAATATCACTTTCATCATCAACTACGTATGTCTGGTCGTTTACGCGATATTGTCTAGAATTCAGAATTCTAAAAGAACCAATGCAAGATAACCTATTTTCTGACCTTGTGATAACAACTGGTTGAGATGGAGCAGCGCCGAATAAAAGTTCTTCAGATTGACCAAATAGTCGTTGATTATTACTAAAACCAATATTGATATTTATACCACAGTTTGCTTTTATTGAGCCACTACCCTCTACTATTTTAGACGGCCTGTGAATAACTGTAGCATTGGCTTTGAGTGCGCCGCTAGCAAGATTTTTAGCACTTGTCTGCTGTAATATACAATCCATAAATATCCTATATTTTACAATTTATTTTTGAGGCGGTAATACTGATCCGCTTCTTACGAGTTTCCCATCATTACCTACACTATAATTCTTAATTTCTTCGCCAAGATAATGAAATAATTTACTTTGTACCGTATCTGTAAGATCTTTGAGAAAAGATGTGCCGTTGAGATTTACGTTAACATTTGTTGTATCTAGTGTAATTTTGAATTTAGTATTAGCTAAATTTGTAATATTTGTTGCTAAACTAGTATTAAAATTAGTCAAATATTTTGCTAATTGACCTAAAGATTCTAGATTAAAACCAAATCCACCGCCACCTCTTTCTGCTTGTGTGGAACCGCCATCTCTATATCTTACTATTCCACCTGTCGCCATCGTGACAGCTTCGCCAGATTGCGAAGAAGATGGTGAGCTACCCCTGTTCATGGCTTGTAAAATAGATAGATTATTATTTCTTTGAACAGCTTCTCTTCTCACAACGAACTCTCCGGGGGTTAGCATAGCTGGAATAGTATCTGTACCGCGAGGCACAAATATACCACGGCTAGCATATACCATACCGCCGGTAGCCATTAGTTCAGCACCTAAAGCTCTTCCTTTTTCTACAGCGTTTTGTAATATAATTTCGGCTTTATCTACATTCATTTGAGCGGTCTGCACATCTATTTGTGATAAATCTTGTCCTAGCTGTCCAGTTTCTCCAAGAGCGCCACCAAGTTCTCTTAATCTAGCTTTAGACGCTTCTTCTTGACCAGTAGTGCCAGCGGCAACTTGAGCCATAGCTAATGGATTTTGAATACCAGCAGTAGAAAGAGCAGCACCATATGTTCTTTCAGTTAAACCTCTGGGACCAGCAAGATTTTGTCCATATATAGATGTAACTCCAGCCTCTTGTTGTCTTTTTGTTTCTTTTGCTGCGTCTCCAAGAGCGCTCATTCCAAATTGTCGAATCATTCTTTGGTCGCCAGTAGCAACGGCGGCTTGCGCCCCAATGGCGGCTTGTTGGTCAAAGAATTTTTCTATGTCACCAGAAACTAATGAATCTACTGAGTCTCTTTCTAATTTATTTTTCTCAGAGATCAATTTTAAGTTTTCTTCTTCAAGTTTAACTAACTCTCTAATAGTTTGTATTTGATCTTTTTGAGCTTGTTTTAAATCTTGCTGCTGTTGTCTTAATTCCTGCCCGCCTTTAGTCCCAGAACCTTCTCCAGCATCTATCCTTTTTTGATTACTAGCAAATCTTTTCTGAATTTCTTGAGATCTTGCTGTAAAATCTGCACCACTGGCCGATTTTAATGCTGGTAAGCCCGTTAAATTATTACTTGCATTAGCTTTTGTTAATACTGAAGCTCTTTTTTCTTCTATTGTTAATTTTGGACCGCCATATTTTGATTGAATTTCTCTACCTTCCATCATCAAATCTTGAGCTTCTTTAACAGATTGGATATAGCTTCTTTCTGTGTCAATTCTCTCTTTGGTTAATTTTACTAAAACGTCTTGAGCTTTTTGGTAATCTTGTAATACTTTTTGTACTGGCTCAAAAAATTTCTTCCCTTGTTCTCCTAAAGCATCAGCAATGCCACTATAATCACCTCTTGCAATTTGATCCGTTATTGCGTCTGTAAGCTCTATGCCGTTAACAATATTTTTAAATTCTTCTGGCGCTCCTTCACCGAGTTTTTCAGCAAATTTTTTCCTTATTTCTTCTGGAGTAAATGATTTTCCAGAAGCGCTTTGTTCATCTTTTATTTGTTGTGATACATCTTTATACTTTACTTGTGCTGAATTAAAAGCTCCAGACATGCCTTGGAATTTTTCTACTTGCGCAAGAGAAGCTCCTAAATCTGTTAATGTAGAACTAACTTGGGCTGTTGCTTTATCTAATGATGCTTGATCCATAGCTGCACCAGCGGATGTTGCAGATGCTTCTAATAGACCGATAGCATTAACTGCTGGTAATGCAGTTCCTTCTATTTGGGCAGCAAAATTTTGTAATTCTGCCGCAGCAGCGCCAGCGCCAGCCGCTGGACCACGAAGACCAAGATTAAGAGCTTGAAGAGACTTCTCTAGTCTTTCCTGTTCTTTAATTAAATTACTAATACTTTTTTCATATTCTTCAGCTTGTTTTCTAAGCGCTGCACCTTGTTCTGCGTAGGCGGTTCCAGTTTCTGTATCTCCACGTTTATTAGCAGCGAAAGCTTTGGAAAAAGCTTCTGAAGCCTGTTTTCTAATGGCTTGCGGTCCACTGTCTCCAAGTGTGCTGTCTAGACCTGTGGAAATTTCCTCTTTAGTTTTACCAGCTTTAATACTAGACAATATAGAGGTTCTTGCAGTTGCAAGACCAACCTGCTTGTTGATATCATTAGCCTGTAATACTGAAGCTTTTTGTCCTTCTATAGTTTTAGAATTCTCGCTATCTATTCTTTTATTTCTTGTGTCTGCCGTTTCCATTCCGAATAAACCGCCGCCTAAATAAGCACCAAGATTTCTAGCTATAGCGCCGCTTCCAATTTCTGATTTATTTTCATTATTTTTTGTAACAGCTTTTTCATTTTTTTGTTGAAGATTATTTACTTCTTGTGTTGCATATTGAACTTTTCTTAGTGCCTCTGCCGCAGTCATAGTTCCAGCTTGAAAATCTTTAATACTTGTTTCAGCAGAGGTCTGAGCTTCAGCAAGAGCTTGGCTTGTTTTTACAGCTTGAGCTTGAGCTTCTGCTAAAGCTATTGCGCTAGCCTTGGTATTTCCACCAAAAAGAATATTGAGACTTTCAGTAAGTCCCGGCGCTGCATTTGCAAACAGTGTTCCTATTCCAGCACCTATTGTGGCACCAATAGCTGAACCTATTGGCCCACCTAGGAAAAATCCAATTCCAGCACCAGCCGTCGCACCAGCAGTCCTAGCTGTATTAGCAGTTTCTAATTCATATTTTTGTCCAGCAACTTTACCAGCTTTTGATACATCTCCTTTACTGATGGCTTTTTTGAGTTGATTATCATAATCATACATAGAACTTATTAATGTATTAAATACTGAAGAAACAACTAATGCTGAACCTCCAATTGCTATAAGTGGGCCAGCTAATGAAACTAAATTGGTAATTAGTGGACCGGCGGCTTGAGTGATGCCTGTCATTGCGCCACTAAGTTTAGTTCCTACCGAACTAGCTACATTTCCTAGGCCAACTTTGCTTGCTGCTAATTGTACCCCAGAGCCTATTCCAGACATGGCATAACCACCAACATTTTGAAAACTTTTTCCAACAAAATTAGCGCTATTCATGGCGGCGTTAGTGGCATTACCAGCCGCTCCACTTTGACTTGATGCTTTTCCAATGTTTTGAGCAAATTTTCCAGTAACTGATGTTGGAGTAGATGATCGCTGTGTTCTTAGTTCTCTAATTTGATCTGCTCTCGTTTGTCTAGATAATTGCTGCATCGGAGTATCATTTCTAACAAATCGTCCGCTTGCAGTATCATAAGCCCCACGACTATCGCCCTGTCTATTAGGGGCAGAATCTCTTAAGTTTTTAATTTTACCATCTATTTTGCCAGTTTGAAATGCTTCTTTAAAACTTTCTCCAGCGCGCTGCTTGCCAGAAGTAACACCTCCGATAATATCTCCAAGGCTACCAGATCCAGTGCCAAGTAAAGTTTTTAATTTGTCAACATTTAAACTAACACCAAAAGATTGTAAAGCAAAAATAACACCACCAACAGTTGTAGCCATAGACAAAAGAGAATTAGTCATTCTAGTAATAGCAGATGAGTTTTCATCTATCGGTGGAATCATGCTTTGAATGATAGATGGCAATAAAGTTAGAGCAATTAATCCACCCTGTGCATCTTGTGAGCTTCCTACTCCAGAACTGTTAGCTTTACTTTTTCCCGAACTAACAACTGCCACACCGCTAGAAGGTGTGGCTTTTCCCGGAGTTGTATTTGGTAGAACGGTACTCGCCGTTGCGGAAGCGTTAATCACTGACGCTTGTGCAGTTTTTATTTTAGAAATTGTATTGGCATTTAATTGTTGTACTTGTTGTTTATATTGATTGGTAATATTAGCAATTTCTTGCTGACTCTTTCCAGATGCTTGAGCAGACTTAACTTCTTGATCGTGAGCATTTTTAATTTGCTGAAAGCTTTCTTTGTAGTCGGCTTTAATAGCGTCCAAATATACTTTTTGTACATTAATGCCTTGCTTGGGGGTGGGAGAAGCACCAACTGTCGATGTGGTGGCAGTTGGCTGTGCTGCGCTTGTCGCCGCCGTGGTCACGCTAGATGTTGCTCCAGCCAGTGTCATTGCGGCAGTAGCTTTAGCAGATGCTAATTTTGCATTGGTGTCTGCTTGTAATGCGCCCACGTATGGTTGCATACTTGTAACTATTTGATCATTTGTTTTTCCTTGTAGTAACATCGTGTTAACTAATTTACCATACGCAGCCGCTAATTGTCCTTCTTGCGTAGTTGATAAATTTGCAACATTAGCATACTCCTTTAGAGATTTAGCTAAAGTAGGCGTTATTGTTTGTAGTAATTTTATATCTTTTGAGCTTTTCTGCCAAGTTATATCAGCAATAGAAAATGTTCCTATTAGCTGTGCAACAATTTTATTAAGCAGCGTTGGAGCTTTAGTGTCAAATCCGGGAACTGGAAAATTACTAACAACCGATTTTGTACCACCGGATGCTGTACCACCAGTAGCAAAATTTTGTACTACTCCACCCTTTGCATATTTACCAACCGTATTCATACGGTGTAAATTGCCATAACCAATTCTTTGTGCTGATGATTTATTAACAACGAACTCGCCGGGAGTTAATAGTGCTGGAACGGTATCTGTACCAACACCGCCGCCTGTAGCAAATTTTTGTATTCTAGTAGCTCCAGCACCTAAAGATAAACCTTTAGCAATAGATGAGGCAATGTTTCTTCTATTTGGTTCATTTTTAAATTCATTTGGTAAAATAAATTCATTTACACCAAATAATTTATTGGCTTGTTTACCATTTATAGAAGTAAAGTCAAATATTGCATCTGATTTGCCATCATCTGCAATAACGTTACCAGTTACACTTCTAACAAAAGCTTCAAAAAATTGCCCTTCTATAGAATTTATGGCAGACTTAGATAGTAATTGATTGATAGTCTTTGGTGGGCTTGATACATCTAACTCGCCATTAAAATTTTTAGCGGCTTTATCAAAAGCTTTCGGAAGAATACTTGTAATATCATCTTCAAATATTTTATATCCTTGTGGATCTAAAAATGTGGTTGTGGCTTGAGTTGCCGAAATTTTAGCGCCAGCGGGAACAGCTTCAGAAATACTTTTTTTGCCAGTAGACTTTAGTATGGCTTCTCTTAAGACTTTGGTTCCACTAGCATTACCATACTTAAATACATCATTAATAGTTGATGACATGTCAACATTACTGCCAAAACCTTTCAAAAAAGACACTCCGAATGGTTGACTCAGTGTGATATTTTTTACTTGACCTTTAGAACCTTCTTTGCCTTTTGGTCTATCTTTTGACGGTGGCGTTGTTTTAGCAGAGAATTCAGCCGCTTTAGCATCTCTTTCTTCCTTAGTCATTCTAGACCATTGACTAGAAGTAAAAGACGCTTTTGCTTTTTTATATATGCTTGCTGGAATATCATTGCCATAAGCATGTCTATTATTATTTACTATACCGCCAGCAGCAAATTTTTGTACCAATCCACCAGAATTCATTTGTGCTAGATTTTCAGCACCAAGTTTTGCTACGCTACTTTTTCTTATGACAAACTCTCCCGGCGTAAGCATAGCAGGAACAGTATCGCTATTTCCAGTGCCGGGAACTAAACCTCCAGTTGCAAAAGCGTGTACTCTACCGCCAGAATGAAATGTTCTACCAGAAGTTAATCCCGCGCCAACTCCACCTAAAAATCCACCAATACCTTTTACAGCTTTAAATGCAGCAACAGCGCCAAGAAGAGGAAGCAAAGGCTTAATAGAATCAGCAATCTTAATCAATGCAGAAGCTAAAGCCAAAGCTGTATTAGCCATAACTTGAAACGTTGTTGTTTCTGTCATGGATCTAACTAAAGCTAAGAATTCTTCTTTAACTTTAATGATTCTAATTGCTAGAGAAGCTTGTGCGGTTTCTGCGTTTTTAGTTAAACCATTACCAGCATTTTGAGCAACATTAAGAGCGGCCTGCGCCGTACTAAACTGTTGTAACAATGGAAGAACCTTACCAATTTGTCGGAATCCACCCAGCTCTTCAGCAATTTTGATAAATGTTAAATCACCTTCGCCAAGCCCACTAATAGCTTCGCTCAATCTTTTAATAGCCTCATATGGGCCAACGAACTTTCCATTTAAATCTACAAGTTCAACACCAAACCGTTTTAAGAATTCAATTGTTTCTGGTCGCTGGATACGTGTAAAAATAGTTCTTAAGCCCGTACCAATACTTTCAGCACTTTCACGGGTTGTGGCTCGTACTGATGTGAATAGAGCTAGTAATTCGTTAAGACTACCACCAGACGCCTTAAACACACCACCAGAGCGACGAATAACGTCGATTAAGTCACCAGCTTCTACGGCGAATGCGCCAGCAACAGCATCAATAGAACTAAGCTGACCTTCTAATGCTCCAACACCTTGTTTAAACTGTGCAAGAATAGCAATAGCACCCTCTGCCGTTTCTTGAATGCTATCAAAGTTAGGAGCAAGTGCAGCTTTAGCTAAAGATTCTAAAGCAATTTTAGTATCATCACTAGACAAACCGGCCTGTGTTAAAACAGTGGTTACTTCTAACAATGATTCAGATGTTACGCCTAATCCAGTAGACAAATTCGTAACAGAGTCAGTTAAGTCTCTTAAACTACTAACACTTCTGCCAGTAACCTGAGAAATTTTAATCAATTCTCGCTCAAAATCAATAGCAGTTTTTACAGCATCAGACAGTGTGCTAGTAAATAATCCTACCGCTCTAGTGGCGATAGAAAAAGCCGCAAAGCGACGAATAGAAACAGCAAAGGCATTACCCATTCTACCAGCCGCAGTAGTTGCGGCTTGGGTAGATTGAGTTATTTGCTGTAGTTGCTGATTAGCTTGGGCCGAACCGCGAACTTGAACGTTTACGCTAACGTTATTTAGCTGATTTTGAATCTGGCTAACAACTTGCGCTACGTTATTGGGGGCTTGAAGCTGTAGCTGTGCAGTCAGTACGAATCTAGACATAACGCCCTATACTGTTAAAGACCACACTATCCACTTCCTACAAACTATCCTTCAGGATTCACTTTCTTGCCTTTATCATCAACATACACGACCGATGGCACATAATTACCATTCTCATCTAGTACGTTTCCGTCTTTATCAGTTCGCTGACCCTCATCATTGATGTACTGTCCTAGGTTATTGATTCTGCGACCTTCTAGATCAACCGTTTCGCCCTTCTCGTTAACTAGGGAGAGATCGTCATTAACGAAATGGTACTGTTTAAGAAACTTGTTTTCTGGAAGGTTAGCTTCGAAGTCTTTGTCGATAGAATACATCATTTGAGCTAGGGCTGTAGCTGCCGCAAATGCAACTTCGCTATCTGACTTTTCGAGGTATTCGTCTACTGAATTATACACTTTATTGCCATTTTCATAGAAAGCACAGTTGGCAACTAAAAACTCAAATCTGGCATTGTCAGAAATGGCTTCTGCGGTATTTTGCTCAAGAGCCATTTTTTCAGCAATTAGCTCTCTTAGCTCATTTCGCTTCTTTCTCATTTCAATAGCTATATTTTTAGCTTCAGAAGCCTTTACTTTGGCATTCTTGCTTTCACCAACATATAACTGCTTTTCTAAGGCTATTATTTCTGCGCTAATCTTGTCCTGTTCTACGTCCTTGCCCTTGTCCCAAATACCCTGTTCTTTCATGAACTTGGATAGTTCCTTTTTTGTCATAATTCCATCTCTCACGCAATCTGTCCAAGCCTTGGCAGAAACTCTTTGAGCTTGAGACATTACTGCGCTTTGTGGTCTTTTTACAACAATCTTGACTGTCTTTTCGCCTTCGCCGTCTTTAACCTTGACTTCAATAGCTTTATCCTTTTCCTTTGACATAATAATCTCCTATTTCTTTTCTGGTTGAATAACTGGAATCTTAATCGAATATCTTAGCCACTCTACATCATACTGGGCCAATTCTGCATCAATATTACGTGCTTGATTATTTCCCTTATCTAGTATTTCTGAACGCACCTTTTGAAAAACATCTTTAATAATTTGCTGATCTTTTGTTAGTTTGCCATCTGGAGTTTCCCATAAAAAACTAAAATTGTCTTCAATGCTACTTAGAGCGCCAATCATAGTAGTCTGAATTTTCTTTTTAAGAATCTTGGATAGTCTTTCTTTGGACTCTTGCTTGTATTTTTCCTCTCTGGCCTTTTTATAGTCAGATCTATTATTCAAATTATCCATTATAAACTCCTTACTTTGATTTAGCTTGTCTTGAGGCCATTTCCATCTTTTGCGTATGTATTTTCATTTTTTCGTCGGCAAATTCTTCTTGATTAACAGTTCCTTTAGATTCGATAATTTTAGTACGTTGATTAATAATTGCTTTTGATGTAGAGCTATTCATATTTTGAATATTTTTAGCTTTTTCTGGATTTTTAGCCATTATGAATACTTCTGATGCTCCCTTGATTTTTTCATTTTTAGTAGAGTTTTCAAAGTCCTTTTCTAGTTTTTCTTTTTCGCGTTTCCTATTTTGAGTTATAAACCAGCCATCCAGCATGTCATCATCTTCTATAACTTCTTTACTTGGGCAGTCTAGCGACTCTTGTATGTTATCATACATCTGCGACCAAACTATTAGATTTTTCTGATTGTGATTAAGCTCCGTGAGTCCTGCATTGGCAAATAGTTGTAATTGAGATTTTTCTCTAATAATCCATAGTGATTTCCACGGTTCATTTCGTGCCAAATCCCTGCATTTACTATCTGGTAGAAAAGACATATACCATTGTTCAATAACTGTTTGCAAAGGCGTGTCAGAGAAGTCATAAGGTTGATTATTTTTAAATGTGAGATTTTGTATAAGCCAAGATGTTTTTTCTGATGAAGCAAATCCTTCACACGTATTTTGGTAATTGTAATTTTTTTGTAGTAATTCTGCTGATAAAATATCTTCAGTTTCTCTTATTGCAGATCTAATTCTTTTAGCTAGCTTTGGATCTTGTCTAGCCTCATAGATGTCTACTTTAAGATTTTCAACTTTCTTTTTTATTTCCTCTAACTTGTTTTCGTGAAAGCTTGTCCAAAGATACTGCTCTTTCATCCAAGAAAACATTTCATCTTCTGTCATTAATCCGTCATTAATTGCTTGTTCGTATGCCTCGTTATATTTCTGACAAGATTCTACTAGTTGATCAATTGTTGGAGAGTGTACAACTAAGCCATCTTGTAAAAATATCTTTCCAGATCTTATCGTTGAAATAAAAAACTCCCGCTCATGCTGTTTCATTACAAAACCTCATTGCGGGAGTCTTTATTTTTGTTTCCTTTTAAGTCCTAGAGTTTTATAGATTAACTATCAGTCTGGGTTGCTATAATCAACAGCAAAGGTATTGTATGTTGAGTAACTATACTTTACTGTAGCATTGCCACCGCTGGCATCACCGCCACCGTATGTTACAGACTTTAGATAGCATTTACTACCTAAATCTACATTATACCAACCGGCACCAACGGCGATAGAAACATCTTGTTCTGGAAGATCATTAGTATTCTGATCAAAAGCTGTAGTTTCCATATTATTTTCATCAACAAGATATTCTATTTCAGCAGTAACTTCTACTGGATAATTTGGAATGCGAGCGTATGGAACCTTTTGACCAAGCTGTAGTAAATCTTCACGATTTAAATCCACACCAAGGGTAATAGATTGAACTTTCGAAGTGCCGTGTGGGAGAACCATACTTGTAACATCTCTTCTTGTTAAAACATGTCCATCAATTGGCTCATCAATTGTTGAAGGATCACCATCTATAATATTTGCAACATTAGTAGCAATATCTACTAGCTGATCTGTAGACCACGCTTTGTGATTTCCTACAAGCGTGACAGATTCTGTAAGCTGACCATCAACGGGAAACTTATAAGAAACATTGTTTACGTACATTCCGGTGCATTTTACTGTATGTAGCGGTGTGCTAACACCAGCATTTTCTGTGTCTTTGTAGATAGCAAACTGTACACATATTCTATTTTTACTATCAACAAGTAAATCACCACTAGGGGCGGCTATTGTATATGGGGTTGGGTGATTATCTAAAACTTTTTCTAAAGTGATCTCAATTTGTGGAATCTTGAGAACGCTATCGTAAATTTCAAGTTGACCCAATTCGAAAATATTGTCGAAATCAAAGGTAGTGTTTAAACCAATACTCTGAACACCATGAATAAATTGATAATCTGAAGCTTGCGGTTCAGCATATGCACCTTGGCTATCTGGTTTTTGTACGGCTATTGCCACGGCCTGACAAGCATAAAATGTACGATCATTTGTTGCCATTATATCTCTCCTATGAAAGTTCTATAAAACTCTAATTATTAATACACAAAAACTATATATTCGTTTGAATTACTTCTGTGGTGGTTCTAACAATACCTGCATAAAAATTAGTATTTATTAGGTCCATTCCTTGAACGGTAGAATTCTGTAGCCTAATCTTTTTAGACTTATATTTATCGATTAAATCTGGATATCTTAAAGCTCCAGAAACCGGGAAACCCCTATAATCTAGGGGCATATCTCCACTGTTTATTACTCTATTGCTATCAAACATGTATATAGTTTTATCATTTTGATATGATACAATATCTACTAATTTATTTCTTGTTATTTCGTCTTCAGCTATGCAGTGAAATAGAACATCTGTACAAACCCACTGACCACCTCCAAGCTGAAAACCGCGCATTGTGCGCCTTGGAACAACCTCAACAGCTATAGCTGGAAGCTGTACTCTCATTTCTGCTGGTAAATCAAACTCGCCCTTGTTTATATTAATAAAACTAGGGTTTGGCTCTAAAGTTCTGTACTGTATTTCTCGTAGCCAAGGTAAATTATTGGCATATATAATATTAATATATTTATAACTGTATTCTGCCTGAACTTTACTTCCGGTTGGAATTGGGTTATCAAATACAACTCGACCATTATAATAATCTATTTTGTATGAATATTCACCAGTTGTGCTTACTGGATAAAAATCATCATTAATATAGATTCCAGAGATTCCGGGATATGCTGGATCGTTTCCAACAATAGGTGCTGGATCATATGTAATTCCACTTTGCCAAACCCAGTTTTTCCTAAAACCTTCCCAAGCTACACCTTCTGTAAAATTAGTATTTCCAGACTTTCTTAGTGTACTATAATCTAAATTATCAGAAGATATCTCATTAAGAGAAACATTGAAATAGTTGCCCTTTTGTAGCAATCCCCAATCTAAAAATTCTACAATATTATCCTGTAACTCATTATTTAGAGTTGTGTCAAAAATACTATTAATGCCGTCAATATTTAAATGATTTGCCATTATGCCCCTATGGCGCTTTTGAGAATTGCTGCTATTTCAGCTTCTTGCGTTGGACCAATTAAAGCTCTGGTTATGAAGTTGTTTTTTTCTGTTCCAGCAAATTGAGGAGGGACTCTAAAAGCTCCACCACTAATCATATGACCAAGACCAGACCTTCCTACTCCAGACTTTGGATCATATTGATAATTTACGATAATAATATTGTCACCGCGCTTTAATAACCAATCCATCCAGTGTAAATCTCCACCAGTGATTGATGTGTGTCCTTGTGGTATATTGAGAATATTAAGAAAATTTGATGGTTGAAATTCTACAGTTATGCCACCTTGGAGTTTGCTGTTGAATTTAGTAATTTTTACCGTAATTGAATCTTGAACTGCGTTTATTATGCTGCTAGTAACAGAAATTGCTTGACCGGGAAGTAAACCAAATTGTCCAGCCAAGGAATCTGGAGATGAGCTATTAAGCGAAATAATTTCTGGTTGTGATAAAATCCATCCATTGATAAGATTTTTGCATTTTTGTAATATCTCTGTTTTTTTGTTGGATAACTCTTGATTTGCTAGATTAGCTATAGCTTCATTTACTTTTTTCTCTATTTCGGCTACTGAATCTAACAATTTAAGTGTTATCATACTCTTTTCCAAAAACAGGCGAAATATCTGTCTTGTTTGATGCCCATTGGTATAAATTCGCCAACTCTTTCAAATCTCATTTCTTTGTAATCTTTAATGTTTTTATGGGCTATTAGCTGTTTTGCTTTAAGCACATTTGGTAAATCAGACATTAAGCCAATGGTTTGAATAGATCCATCTGGTATTTTAATATCACTAGTTACTCCAATCCACTGTTTAGAATCCCAATATACTTTTAATTTAATATCAGTTAGAGTCTCTACTTCTTTAAATGTTTTGTGTCCAACATCATAAACTGAATTACCGCCAGTTCGGTGTGCATTAATTGAGTTTTTATTAGGAACATTGTTATTTGGATTGTATACAACTTCTTCTATTTTGTTAATGGAAACAAGTTGACATGTTACTCCAAAAATATCAAACGTAGAGTCTATTAACTCATAGTATTTATCGAATACAGATTGTGAAATATTAAGTGGCATTATACTATTTTGTGCGCTGTAATGTAAAAATCTAATGTTTGACTAGTAGATGAAGAACTTCCACAGTTATAAAATACTGATGATATTGTGTTTGTGCCACTTGGGAATGAATAAGTAAGTAGAACGTTATTATTAAGCATTACGCTTGGGCTTACATTAACAGAATATGGTTGACCAGATATAATTCCAGAAACCGTAAACGAAGTTGCGTATGTGCTATTTGCGGAAATAACTGGTATTGTTTTATTAACTACTTTATAAATTGGAGTGATGTTGTTAATATTACCAGATGTTGTAGTTATAAAATCTTCTAATCTACCACTAGCTGCCGTAACATAATCATCAAATCTGCTTTCACCGCTAGCAATTGAAGCATTGAGCATAACAATGCCGCTATTGTGTTGTTGCTGTAATGATCCAGAAACAGCGGTGATTCTGTCTGTGAAGTTAGTATTTAGTGCGCCAGATGCGCTAGTAAGTTGTGTAAATGTGGCATATATGCTTGTAAGATCTGGAATATCTTCTAGTACTAAATTTCTAAAACTTGGATATCCCGGTTGACAAGGTGGTGCGCATGATGCTGGCGGGCCAGCAAAAACACTGCCAGCATTTTGTTTCTTAAGTAGAATATACTGATTAACAACACCGCTAAGTTCTAGAACAGCATCGCTACCAGTGAGTTGACCAATAAGGCTTTGAGAATATGCGTACCCATCAAGTCTATTCTTTTCGAAGTGCTGAAATTGAGTACCCCCGGGGTAGTTTGACTCATTGCCATTTGCTGGTTGAAAATATACACCAGTTGATCCAACATAATATCCAGAAGCGCGAATAGCTGAACTAACGCCACCATCTCCACCAATATCTATGCCATATGTTGGATATGTCTTCTGTAGTCCGAGAGAATTAAATGTAGCATCCCAAATAATATTTGAGTCATAGTTTAGGATATTTTCCGAATCCCAGATTGCTAGCCCTTTACGTTGTGGAACTTGTAATCCACCTAAACCAGAACCCATCATAACTGCATGAGTGGCTGGATATGTAACATATACCTCTTTAGTGCCGGGAGGAAAACTTACTAAGCCATTACTATTGCTACTTCTAATTGGGGTTCTATTAGAGAGTGTATCATATGTAATTGCATCTCCATTATCGTAATCGGCTCTTAGCAAAATACCAGAACCTATCTCATAATTTGTGCCATCTGTAACAGCATAAATTACTGGAGAATTATGACTATACACTGATGCAAAAGAACTAAAACCAACGGCGGCTCCAGCTAAACCAAGATTGCCAGTGCCTACAGTGTAGCTTACTTCTTTAATGCGATCATATAAATTAACTAGATTTTGATTAGGCACTTGTTATCTCCATTTATTATGGATTGTTTTCGATGGTTACGCCGGTTGATGGAATGACTCCACTAGCATTGCCAAATATCACAAGATCATTTACTGCGGCGTCAACGAATGAGCCAGCAGCATTTAAAACTTGGAAAGTGATGTAGTCTTTATTTCTTTCTACAATACCGACAGTATTATTTGAAAAGTCTTCACCACTATCGTTATCATTTCTTGCATTGCTATTTGCTACAGCTACATAATTTGCATCAGAAAAAGTATTAGGCTTGAAAAAGATCTTAAACTTGCCGGGGCTTGTTGGGCCAAGCGGGCGTTGTAGCTTAACAATATTATATGAAGAAAGAACTTCCATATTTCCAGAACCATTAAATCTAATCCAAGCTTGTGCTGCACCCTTTGCTGTTGGCATCATACTGTTATCAACATCAAATTTTACAGTTGTGCCACTACCAATATGCATAACTTCCTCGTCAGCATCTACATACTGAAAAGAAATTCCATGCATTCTATTAGTCATGGTTACGCCGCTAGCATTAATCCAATTATTTGGACCACCCATTCCCAAATTACCATTCATATTTCTATTACCGGTCAATTTAAGATACTGTGTGTGTGGATCGCCAAGAGTCAAGCCGGCTAGTCCATTATGCTGGATACCAGTAGAACCGGGGTAAGGCTCTATTTGAATACCATTATTTCCAACAACATTAGCAAATTGAACTCCAGATTCAACAATAAGAATACCACCATCGATATTTTGTGGATCTGAGTCATTTACCTTGACTCTAACATCTTTTACGAAGGGATGAGTTGCATCAAAATCACCACTAGCCACAATGTACTTTAATGACTCAATAATATCTAACATATTCTGTCTAACATCTCTAGCAGAGATAAGACCGGCATTATTGTCGGCTAGATCTGTTTGAATATTTGTGCGAATAATTTGATCACTTAAAACTGTCATTTTCTTCTCCTTTAGTATCTAAAATATCCACCCCTAAGATCGCTATCGCTATAATTTCTAGTAACAAAATCGCTTGCTGGACTGTATGGACCAAGAATTGCCTTGCCAGCTATACTGTTACCAGCGCGATAGTTCATCAAGGCTTGACTATATTTATCGTTTAAATCTTTGTATAATGTTAATAGAGTGCTAGAAACGCCACGTAAATCTATTGCTGATGGACCATCTTTAATAGATATTGCATTACCAGACTCTGTTCTTACTTCGCTTCCAATTATAAGACATGCTGATTTTAATGTCACAAGTGTGATAAAAGCATCATCTTTTGTATCTGTATCTGTTGGATCTGGAGATAAAGAACATTGCTCAATATTAATTGAGTATGTATTACCAAAATCGGTGTCCAACGTAATTAATTGTGCGGAAACAAGCACGGTTGTTTCTATACGTTTTAAGCTATATTTATAATTTGCTGGATCTAGATCATTGACTAGATACCTGACCATCGTTGATATTTGGCCTTGCCATGACATAGTTTTCTCTTTTATAGGTTACAGGACACTTGGAATGAATAAATATCCGTATAATACGTTCCACTTGGTAAAGATACTCTACCTTGTAGTTTGTACAACCCCGGTTCATCAAGGTCGCCAGCAACTGTATCATAGTATACTTTTCCATCGGTGCCATTGGTCAATAAAGTTCCAGATCTATAAATAACTGTATCGCTGGGCTTTTTAAATGTCATCGAAATAACAGAAGCATTAGAAATATTAACTATATCACCGCAATCTTTGATTGTAGCTAAAAATCTTGTTCCAATATCATTTACGTGTATTTCGCTGCACATGTTATCTCTTAAAGGTTATTTGAACTGTTTTTAGTATTGATAGAGTGCATTCTATTATTGTCATAATATTACAGTTTTGTTTTGTTCTATATTTAATGTGAATTCTATCTTTTTTAATATTGATGCTAAAATAGTTGAATTTCTGCTTATATTTAAGGTTATTTCAAAAACTTCTCCATTTCGATATATTATGTCAGAAGTACAGAATGGTAGTAGGCTGAAAATAAACATATTTTGCCCTGTAATCTCTATTTAGTTATACACCATAACTATAATGTTGATGATTCTATCCAAGTGCCTGTATTTTCGTCTATAACATAATTATCTCCGGGACAAGGTGGTATGAAAGCCCCTTCTGGAGAGTTAATATCATCTCTAAAAACAAAGCCTATACCAGCATAATTCATACGATATGGAGTTCCTCCACTAGTATGTTTTCCGTTAATGGTATTATAACTTGTTCGTTTACATTTTTGGCTCCGAAAATTTCCATAATATTCTTCCCAGTCAATATTATCTTCATTTTCGTTTTTACCAACTATAACTTCAGTAACAACATTGTTTTCATCTAAAAATGCGTAATGTGCCATATGGTTTTTCCTTATCAATTAAAAGTAACTGTTCCAGTTCCCGCTGTAATACTAATGACACGATCTGTTCCAGACATTGTAGAGGTGTATGTAAGACCAGCACTTATGGTAATTTGTGCTAATGACGCATTCCAACGAAGAACTACAATTCCGCTACCACCACTACCGCTACCTAGAAGTCCGGTAAAACCACCGCTTCCGCCACCCCCACCCCCAGTATTTGCTGTGCCATTCGTTGCAGCAGCAGTTGAGCCGCCACCAGTACCGCCTCCACCGCTTCCACCATTGCCACCAACTCCACTCGCCGTTTGCGTACCACCACCGCCGCCGCCAGCAAGCGTAGTAGCAGTTGCCATAATATTAGTGACTTTACCAGCGCCTCCATCTCCTCCATTTGTCGTACCACTAGCAACTCCTGCGGAACCCGCTCCTCCACCACCGCCGCCTCTTAGATTACCATTCCCAAGAGCGCCATTATTACCCTGTGTGCTAGAAAGAGTCAAGCCTTGATTTTGGCTTGCTACAAGAACTGTACCGGGACCACTTCCACCATATCTACCAGCGCCGTTTACATCTTGCCACCCACCACCAACGGCAACAATTGAATCAAATCGTGAAGGACTTCCTTGACTGCCAGTAGAGCTTGTTGCCCCACCAGCGCCAATGCTAACTGTGTATACAGATCCTAGCGAGATACCAAGTGTCTGTTCAAGCATACCACCAGCGCCGCCACCTCCGCGAGCAACGCCTGAAGCTGAAACTGTAGCAGGCGATCCACCTCCAGCAACAACAACTACTTGTAAAGGAAGTAATTTTCTTGCGTCAGCTACACCAGAAAATGGACCTTGTATTGGAGTTACAATTTGTCCACCTAACCCATAGATTCCCGGATTCATTATAAATCTGCTCCCAAAGCTGTAACATGAGTAGCTTGAGATACTGATGTTGTTACTCTAATTGACCATGACGCATTAGGAAGGATTAAATTATTGTAGGTTATAGAAACACGATTCTGTGCTAATGTGCTAGAACCCGTTACGGCTGTTACTGTTACTTCATCAAATAACCAATAATTTGATCCATCATATAAAAATATTCTAACAATAGCAGCACTACTTGTTGCTGCATTTTTAACTACTATTTCTGCTATTCTGGTTCCTGTGCTAGCTCCTGTAATCAATGATCCTACGTTCGTTGGTGACGTATAACTAGAATCGGCAGTAGCAATAGAAACTGCTCCTATTCTTGGTGTAACAGCAAATTGTGGACTAGTTGCCATAATATTCTCCTATATTCTATCTAAAGTTCGCCCATAAATAAAGATTAATTGTTGCTTGCGCATTGCCAGATAATTTATTATTAGAAATTGTGCCATCAATAATATCATTACCAGAATGAGTATGTGAACTTGGTGCATAGCTACCAGATGGTTGCTTCCCATCCAAGGCTGTTTGCAGCCCGCTTACATCTGCTATCAAGTGGTTGTGACTAAGGGCAGCGTAGCTACCAGATGGTTGCTTCCCATCCAAGGCTGTTTGCAGCCCGCTTACATCTGCTATCAAGTGGTTGTGACTAAGGGCAGCGTAGCTACCAGATGGTTGCTTCCCATCCAAGGCTGTTTGCAGCCCGCTTACATCTGCTATCAAGTGGTTGTGACTAAGGGCAGCGTAGCTACCAGATGGTTGCTT